TGAAGGGAAAAATCGTAAAGGAGAGAATAGTATAGCAATAGGAAATAATGCAGGAATAAATAATCAAGTAAAAAATAGTATAATTTTAAATGCGTCAGAACAAGAAGTTAATAGTATTAATGAAGGATTATATATAAATCCTATAAGGGGAAGTATGTATAATAATCCATTAAATTATAATCCAAAGACAAAGGAAATAACGGTGTTAACACAGAAAGAATTGTTAGAAATAAAAGATGTAAGTATAAATTCAGAAATGATATATAAATTAAAGCCAAAAAGTTATCTAACAAAAGAAAATAAATCAGAAGAGATAGGATATTTATTACAAGATGTATTAAAGATAAATAAAGAGTTTGTAAATTGTTATAATGGAGAAATAGTGAATATAAATTATAATGTGATAATAATGAGTTTGATAGAAGAGATAAGAAAATTGAAAGAAAAGATAGAAGAAAAATAATATTATAAATATAATAAAAATTTATAATATTATTTAGTAATTTTAGTGAAGGTAAAATTAGCAGCAATTTGCATTAAAGAAGTATCAACTGTAGACCCAGAAAATATAGAATCAGATGTTTTAGCAGAGTTAGGAGTAGAGTCAAAGTTAATGATATTTCCATACATATCAACAAGACGTATATGAAGGTTATAGTAACCAGGAGAAATAACAAGAATAGGAATGTTAGAAGTGGTAGAAAGAACTACAAAATTTGTATCAGAGTTAACAGAAACACCAGCAATAGGAATTTCAAAAAGAGTTTTAGTACGTTGATTAAGAGAAACAAAGTTTTGATTATTTGTAAAATAATTATTTACAACACTAATATCAATATTTCCATTATCATCTTCATTGTAAACTTCTAGATAAATATATCTAAAATCATTAATAGAACGAGTTCCTGGTAAAAATGAAGAAGTAATTCTTCTATTAGGAATAAGAAGCGAGTTTAATTTAAGATTATAATAAACTTTATCGTAGATAGTACCAGGAGAAAATTGAAGAGTATAATAAGCGTTTTGATTAGTTTCAGTAAAATAGATATAAGGACCGTAGTAAATACCAGGAGGTAAGTCTTGATTTAAAGCTTGAGAAGGATTAGTAATATTCATTTGATAAGCACCTGCAGAATAAGTTATAGAGTTTATAGTAATATAATTAATTTCAGTTCCAGTAGCATACATAAGATAATATCCAGTTGCAGAAGTATTAATAGAAGTTAGACCATAAAGAGCAGTGATAATAATAGGATTTGAAGGAGCAATAGTATTATTATAAGAGATGATACCAGGAAGTTCAGAAGGAGAGATACTTCCAGCCCATTCTGTACCTTGATAAGAAAGATTTTTTCTAACAATATTTTTAATATCAATAACTTGATTTAATATTAAAGTATCTTTAGAATTTTCAATAAAATTATGACGAATCGTAAAATTTTTATTGAGAGTTGTTGTATCAGCGATTTGAGTTGTAGTTCCAATATAACTATCAAATAAATTTCCTTGAATAAATAAATGATAATTGACAAGAGATTCTGGAGTAAAATTAAAAGTATCTTGTAAAATAATTTTAGAGTAAGATATTCCATTGACATCAGTATAAGTAGGATTATATAAATATTGAATAAAGAGACTGTTATAATTATTAGTAAAATAAGTATTTGTTCCAGTTGCTAAAGTTCCATCTTTATTATAAAGATTGATATATGTATTAGGAACAAGTGATTTTATATTAGGAAATATTCCTATTCTATTGCTAATTGAAAAACTTTTAATATCAGAAACTTCTACAGTCATATTAGGAGGAAATTCAATTCTATCACTATTTAAATATAATCCGTTCAAATCATAAGAATAAAATATTAATGATTGTTGTAATATAGGATCTATATTTGTGTAAGTAATTTGGTTTTCTATATTTGAAGAGTCAATTGATCGTAATTCATTTGTATTAGTAATACCTATTACTTTTATAGTTTTAAGAGAAGTTGCTTCGTCTATTGATAAATCATATAATCTGATATAAGAAGATTGTTGATTAGTAAATAGTTTACAACTAAATGATAATTTTCCAGCAGGAGTTATAGTTATAAGAGCGGAAGTTTCAGAACTTGTATTAGTTAAATTTAATATAGATGTAACCGGATTAGTATAAGGAGCTACACCACTAAGTTGTATATCATTTAATAACATGATAGGAGTGCTAAAATGAGTTACAAATGATATTAAATTTTTAGAGCTGATATAATTTAAACGTTCAAAATAAATATCAGAACTTCCATAAGATGGCATTAGCCAAACAAATTGTCCGTTTGTTGTAAGATCTATTTTACAAATAAATCCATTATAACTTGAATAATTACTTGTTACTTGATTTTTTAATATAAACTCATTTCCTCTGTATGTTTCAAGAATATATTTCCAACCACCTATTATATATATATAGTTTAACGTATTATCAATAATCATGTTATTAACGTTAATATCTAATCCTCGAGATGCTCCTATAGAATATCCTCCTCCAAATTGATCTAACCATTGAGAAATACCTTCTGCATTAATTTTTTCTAAGAATGAATTTCCAAGTAAAAGTCCCATAAGATAGCCTTGTTCTACTCTTATAAAATCTTGAGTAGGAGAATAATAAGTTGCTGCAAAATCTGGATTAGTCATATCATAAACTTTATAACAACAAGAATTAGGTGTTGTAGTAAGTAATTGATAAGGAGTTGAAATAACTAAAACAGCATAAACTTTTTGATTAAAATTTCCAATTTTTATATCAACACATCTTGCTCCAGTTACTCCAGTTACATCTATTGGAATAAGATTAGATCCAGGAACACTAGATATATTTGTATAATCTCTATAAGCAAAATAATTAGTAAAAAGAGTAGACTCATATGTTCCATCGAATACAGGAGTTTGAGTTTGATAACCGTATATTTTTCCACTTAATGGATTTTGAGATAATTTTAAAGGACCGATATTATTATTATAATTCCAAGGAGAATTTGTAAATGGCAATGTAGGTACAATATTTTGATTAGGTTGATAATTCCATCCTGGAATATATGAAGTTCCAGTTGGATTAGTAGGATTTGTAACATTCCAACAAGCTACATTACTATTTCCTATAGACCTTGAAAAAAGATAAATTGATGCATCAGGATATCTAAATATATCAAAAGATTGATAATGTCCTCCAAAATAATCTTGAACATAACTTGTATTATATGAAGTAATTGCTCCTGTAGGTCCGGTATTTGCGTTAGTTATATCTATAGAATAAACATTTGATAAAAATACTCCATCAGAATAATTATCTTGTAAATATTGAACAAAACACCAGTTTGTATTATTTGGATATTCTTGTTGTTTCATAGCAACAGGTTTCCAAGTAGCTCCAAAAACTATAGGACTTGTAGAAGGACCTGGTAATACCACATTTAAAGTTTGATATATTGTATCATTTACTACATTATAACATCTTAAAACATCACTTTGTAATAAAATATTACAACTTAAAATATTATTATATACAAATACATTCATATCCATAACAATATTTGGATATAGTCCTCCATAGACAATATATGTATAAGTAGAATGTAAAAAGTTAAAATTTAAATCCATTTTTGTTACAGCTAACCAAAAATGTCTTCCACCCGCTATAACAGGAGCAGGTGGTCCTGTTCTAAAAAATGCAATAAACACATAAATAAAGTCATTGTATCTAATTGTTTTAAAATTTGCTAAATTTTGCAAAGTAAAACTATAATTATTTAATAAATATGTATCTGGCGATGCATTTATAGCAGGAAATGAAGATGCAGCACTTACAATATTAGATATAGTACTGATATTGTCTATTATAATATTCTGTGAAACTAATGATACTATATTAATAGAATTATCTAATATAACTAAATCTAATCCAGGATAAACATTATTTGAAGTATCAATAGTTGATGTATTTGTATCATTTTTATAATATTGTTGACTGTTTAATACTGTATCTTTTAATAAAGGATCTGATATATAAAAATCTATTTTTCCAGAACTTCCAAAATCTTTTGTAACAAACCCAAATGTAACAGAAGTTGAATTATATTTTCCATATAAATCTGCAGAAATTATATTTGGAAATTGACTAGTAATTAAAATAGGAACTGTAGGAGTTGATACATTATAAACTGTTTTTTTACTATCAAAAATAAATGTCGCACCAAGATAATTTGGAATTATTTGACAAGGATTATACAATGCATTTAAATATGATAATGCTGTATAAGTTGGATAACTTAATAAAACAGTATTTGTACCATCTTCAAATCCTAATAATATATATAACTGTGAACTTACTTTATACATTTGTGGAATTGGTAAAGAACTTATCGAAGAAAAAGTCAAACTTGTAGATCTTGAATTCTCTGTTAATGTTAATGCACCTGATAAAGTATATACTATTACTGTTACTTTACTATATAAATCCCCTACCATTACATATAAAGTATTTCCATCTAAATACATTGATGGCTTTACGTAGTTACTTGAACTAATAAAATTACTATTAAAATTAAAAATATTATTTGTATTTAACAATGTTTGAAACCCTGCTCCTATATTAGTTAAATCTAGATAACTATATCTTAAACGAACTTGATTATAAAATGGAGCTGGTCCTGGAGATAATCCAGTATATTCTGGTGTAACACATATCATATAATTATTATATCGTATTGCATTTGAAAATTTAAAATTAGCATCTCCGCTATCATTAGCTGTCTGAATACCCCATGTAAATATTCCAGTAGTAATATCCATTCCACTTAATACAAAATCATATATTAAACCAGGAGTTCCTCTTGAAGCTGTTATTATATAATAATTTCCACTATATAATGTTCCAAATGAATTATTTCCAAACATAGGAAATATAGGATAAGCATAATCAGAATTTGGAAATGGCCCTGGAACTGTAGTTACTATATTATTATTAAGTTCTGTCAAACTACTTGTTCCTCCTCCTCTATCAAATCTTAAAGCTCTTATTTGGTATTCTCCACCAATATATAGAGGAGGAGGAATACTATAATATATTGCAATAAATTCAGTTGAAAATTGACTAAAAGGAGTTCCCCAACTATATACGTTATTACTAAAAGTATATGTTCCTGTAGAATACGTTAACGTAGGATTATATGGATTAATATTAGCAGATATATATAAATTTAAAGCAGTATCTATATTAAGATTAAATCTTCCACTTGGCATTGTGCTTTTTAAATCGCTATTACATGAATATAAATGATATCCCCAGCTATGACCATTTATAGTATAAACATCTCCTAATAAAGTAAATGCTGTAATTGCTAATATAGAATTATTATTAACAGGAAAACTTGTATCTTTTATTGTATAAAATGTTCCTGGAACACCTGAACCAGTATCTATTTTAATTTGCATTTGTATTGCACTATAATCAAAAGCAAAAAATATATTATTATTAACATCAACTTCAAATGAAGACCTATCAGTTATATTATTTACACCTAAAGCATAAATAATCCAATTAAATGTATAATTAGTTCCATCATAATCCATACATAATAAATATGGAACTATACCGTCTGTAGAATTAATTGTAACTGATATATAAATAGTTGAGTCATTATAAACTTCTAGATTATAAGATGCTACATTAGGTTCAGGAATTCCTAGACCACAGCATAAAATTTTATTTGTAGATACTCTTTTTACATTTGTTATTGTACCATTTTTAACTCGTAAATCTATTGTTTTAAAATCCGGATCAATTTGTAAAGGTGTAAAAAATGAGTCTTGTATATTTGGACCTGTTGGTACACCAAGAACTTGCGTACCTGTTGTAGTATCTTTAAATTTTACTGAAAAATCAGTTGGAAAAGGATATTTTTGATCGTCTCTAAACTCACTATCGATTGTCACATAATACGATGGTGTTGTCATCTTTTTTAATATTAAAATATATTATTTTAATATTAATTTAAATTATTTTTACTATCTCTCTTTATTATTCTTTAAGTATCGCTTTTTTAAAATATATACTTTCCTCAAATATACATTTTTAAAAATTTATATTGTTTATTTTAATATCATTATATATTAAAATAAACATAAATGTCTAACAATAATTCAGCATTTAGATATAATAATAAACAAAAACTTAACAACCCATTCAACGGATATCCTGATCCTGGTCCTTTTTTATCTTTAAATACTTTAGAAGTTGACTTTATCATATTAAATTCGGGAGCAACTGGTCCTTTTCCTACAGTAGGACCTCAAGGTTATCAAGGTTACCAAGGTTATCAAGGTTATCAAGGTTATCAAGGAGCAACCGGTTATCAAGGTTATCAAGGAGAAATTGGATATCAAGGAGCAACAGGTTATCAAGGTTATCAAGGTTATCAAGGATCTACTGGATTAGGTTATCAAGGTTATCAAGGAGCAACTGGTTATCAAGGATATCAAGGATATCAAGGTACTACTGGACTTGGTTATCAAGGTTATCAAGGAGAAAAAGGATTTCAGGGCAATAGAGGTTTTCAAGGATATCAAGGTTATCAAGGTTATCAAGGTTATCAAGGTTATCAAGGAGCAACTGGTTATCAAGGAGCAACTGGTTATCAAGGTTATCAAGGCGATACAGGAGCAACTGGTTATCAAGGCTATCAAGGCTATCAAGGATACCAAGGTTATCAGGGATATCAAGGTATAGCAGGAGCTGCTGCTTTTATAGGTTACCAAGGTTACCAAGGTTACCAAGGATCTACTGGGTTAGGTTATCAAGGTTATCAAGGAGCAACTGGTTATCAAGGTTATCAAGGTTATCAGGGATATCAAGGTTATCAGGGATATCAAGGAGATACAGGAGCAACTGGTTATCAAGGTTATCAAGGTTATCAAGGTTATCAAGGATATCAAGGTTATCAAGGTTATCAAGGTTATCAAGGTTATCAAGGATATCAAGGCTATCAAGGCTATCAAGGATACCAAGGTTATCAAGGATATCAAGGTGATACAGGAGCAACTGGTTATCAAGGTTATCAAGGTTATCAAGGTTATCAAGGAAGTACAGGAGTAACTGGATACCAAGGCTATCAAGGCTATCAAGGGGATACAGGAGCAACTGGTTATCAAGGCTATCAAGGTTATCAAGGTTATCAAGGAAGTACAGGAGCAACTGGATACCAAGGCTATCAAGGTGATACAGGAGCAACTGGTTATCAAGGCTATCAAGGTTATCAAGGTTATCAAGGTTATCAAGGCTATCAAGGCGATACAGGAGCAACTGGTTATCAAGGTTATCAAGGATATCAAGGATATCAAGGCTATCAAGGTGATACAGGAGCAACTGGTTATCAAGGCTATCAAGGTTATCAAGGTTATCAAGGTTATCAAGGCTATCAAGGCGATACAGGAGCAACTGGTTATCAAGGTTATCAAGGTTATCAAGGTTATCAAGGATATCAAGGTTATCAAGGCTATCAAGGCTATCAAGGTGATACAGGAGCAACTGGTTATCAAGGCTATCAAGGATATCAAGGCTATCAAGGTGATACAGGAGCAACTGGTTATCAAGGCTATCAAGGTTATCAAGGTTATCAAGGCTATCAAGGCTATCAAGGCTATCAAGGCGATACAGGAGCAACTGGTTATCAAGGTTATCAAGGTTATCAAGGTTATCAAGGTTATCAAGGCGACACAGGATCAACAGGATACCAAGGATATCAAGGATATCAAGGCGACACAGGATCAACAGGATACCAAGGATATCAAGGATATCAAGGATATCAAGGATATCAAGGATACCAAGGATATCAAGGTTATCAAGGCTATCAAGGATATCAAGGATATCAAGGATATCAAGGCTATCAAGGATATCAAGGATATCAAGGATATCAAGGTTATCAAGGATATCAAGGATATCAAGGTTATCAAGGCTATCAAGGCTATCAAGGCTATCAAGGCTATCAAGGCTATCAAGGTTATCAAGGCGACACTGGTCCAGTAGCAACAGGAACTTATTGGGGTGATTATTTATACTGGAATCCTTATACTTCTCAATGGGTTGTAGGAAGCGAAGATATCAATTTAGGAAGATATGCAGGACAAACCGGACAAGGAACTAACGCAATAGCATTGGGAATGCAAGCAGGAGAAATGAATCAAGGTACTGGCGCTGTAGCTATTGGATATCAAACCGCTCAAACTGGTCAAGGTGAACAATCTATTGCAATTGGAACAAGAGCAGGTCAAGGTTCTCAAGGTGGAAATACAGTTGCTATCGGTTATCAAGCAGGTCAAACTGCACAAGGTAATCTCTCTGTTGCTGTCGGTTATCTAGCAGGTCAACTCTCTCAAGGTATTGGTACTGTGGCTATTGGTCAAAGTGCGGCTACAGAATCTCAAGGTAATCAAGCTGTTGCAGTCGGTAGACAAGCAGGTGGATGGTTCCAAGGTCAAAATGCTGTTGCTATTGGTAACAATGCAGCTAACACAGCACAAGGTACTCAGGCAGTTGCTATTGGTAATCAAGCAGGTTTTGGTGGACAAGGTGAAAGAGCTGTTGCTATTGGTTTACAAGCTGGTTATTCAGTTCAAGCGACTGGTGCTATAGCTATCGGTTATCAAGCAGGAGCTACTATACAAGGAAGTGCAGCAATAGCAATAGGATATCAAGCAGGTAGAGGAACACAAGGAACAAACGCAATAGCAATAGGACTTGGTGCTGGTCAAACTCTACAAGGAATTAATTCTGTTGCTATTGGTACTTTTGCAGGTTCTTCTGGGCAATTCTCTGGAGCAGTTGCGATTGGAGGTAATGCTGGAATACAATTTCAAGGAACTAATTCTATTGCGATAGGAGCATTTGCAGGACAAACAAATCAAAGTGCTAATAGTATTATCTTAAATGCTTCTGGAAGTGTATTAAATTCTTCAAGTTCAGGTTTTTTTGTAAATCCTGTTAGACAACAATCAATAACTTATACTAATTCTATTCCATTATGTTATACAGGAACTACATCAGAAATCTATGCTAATACTGGAGCTACACTTTGGGGAATTAATAATACAGGTGCTTTTTATAATGGTAATATAATGGTAGGTGGTCATATATTACCAATGACAGGATTTAGTTATAGTTTAGGTTCAACAGGATTACCATGGAAAGATTTATATGTTTCAACAGGAACAATATATGTAGGAACAGGAACAATAAAAGGAAATGCTTCAGGTGATATTATTTCTAACGACGTTTGTTATGTAACAAATACAGGGAGAGTAGGAATTGGAATAAGTACACCAGCAAGCAAACTGGATGTAAGTGGGGATATTCGTTTAAGCAATGAAGTGTATCTAGAAAATGGTAAATACATACGATTTGCTCGCACCACAGGTGGACTATCAATACAAACTCTAGGAATTGAAAGTGGTACAGATAACGTAAGACTTCTGTCATCTGGTGATGTTAATGTCGTAAATGGTTCAGTTACTAATTTGATGACGATCAAGAATGCTGGTAATGTCGGTATTGGAACAACAACACCCGAAACAAAGTTAGATGTTGTGGGTAATAGTATTCAGTGTAGCAATCAAGGCAGATTTAAAGGTTGGTATTCAGGAGGTGCTGGTTCAGGTTTAGCAACAGAAATTGGCACATTATCAGGTGAAGGATATATAAATACTTATGATAGAACAGCAGGAACTTACGGACCTCTTAATCTTGTTGCTGGTCCAAGTGCTAATATAAAAATACTAACTAATGGTAATGTCGGTATTGGAACAACTGCTCCGACTCAAAGATTAGAAGTAGAGGGTAATATTTTAGCAACTACTAATAATTCTACATCAATAAGTATTTTATCATCAGGCGGACAAACAATTAGAGGCAATGGATGGACTACTAATTTAAATTTAGAATCAACAGCAAGTAGTGGTGTTATAAACTCTAATCAATTAGTTTTAAATGGTAGTAGTGGTAATGTTGGTATTAAAACAACTACACCAATCGCACCTCTTACACTTGCTACTATCAAACTTAATAATAACTTGGGAGCAATTGGTATAAATATCCAACCAACGACTACTGGGGTATCGGGGGATATAATACCATTGACTTTCACTGCTCTTGAAAATACAAACAGAGCAAGAGCAGGAATTGGAATGGTTGTTGGTAGTGATTGGGGGCAAGGTAATCTCGCATTTTACACAAGAAGTGGTAGTGATGGGACAGCATTGACATCAGCAGATGAAAAAATGAGAATAACAAGTAATGGTAATGTGGGTATTGGAACAACTGCTCCGACTCAAAAATTAGAGGTTGCTGGTGTTATTAAAACTACTGGTGATGGTATTATAATGAACCCGGGTTCTGGTGCTGGTTCTCTCGCTATAACAAGAGGAGGACAATTTACAAATAACGTTCAAGGTCTTACAGACCCTTATACTGATAATATAGGGAGTTTCGCCGGTGGAGGAGCACAAATAAATATGATGAAAAACGAGATGGCATTTTCAACTTATCCTCCTACAGCAACCGCAGGAACACCCATTACATTAACAGAAAGAATGAGGATTACATCAACAGGAGTAGGTATTGGAACATCAACACCTGCTTATCCTCTTGATGTGAATGGAAGTGCCAAGTTTACAACTATTCGTGATTCAGCAAACAGCGTTGGAACTGCAGGTCAAGTGTTATCTTCAAATGGTAGTGCTCTTTCTTGGATTGCTGCAGGGGGTTCATTACCGTGCGCTGTTGTGAGAGAAACCAAAACGGCCAATACAGATTCGGCTGTCACTTGGACAGCAGGAACTACTGGTGATCTGCAAAAGAGACAATTGAATGTTGTAGCCAATTCTGGAATGTCTGTTACAGTAAGTGGGTCCCCTAATTGGACATTCACCATTCCATCTGCAGGAACATACTTTTTTGAAGCTCGTGCAACCATTCGCACTCCTGGTTCTGATGGACAGACAGTATATGGAAAGCTGGTACTAAATAACAATACACTCGGATTAGGATCAGTCATTGTAGGCGATAGTCATACTCTGGGAAAGATTAGCACTTCTATTTTGGGTGACACTAACTGGACTCATCATTTAAGTGGGTTTTATACTATCACAGGATCTACTGTGTTTACTTTAGATCATATAATTAAATCACAATATATTGCTCCAACTGGAGGTTTGGCTTCAAATTTACTTGGCTACGATGAAGTATATAGTGTCGTAAATATTACCAAAATTGCTTAATTTAATTAGGCGCGTGAGTACAGATGGAAATCTCTACTCACACTGCCTAATTAACTTTGTACATTATTTAAAAACATAATTAAAAAATGATTTCCAAAAAGAGTCGTCGTAAAGGGCTTTTACATTCCGCTCCTACTACAGGACGGGCGGAGTAGCAACTTTAAATGGTGTGTTTACGAACACTGGTTCAAATGTTTATTCAATTCAACAAATAGTAGAGGAGGATTCAACACCAACATGTTAGGTTACAACGAAGTTTATGCAACAGTTGAAATAACGAAAATAGCTTAAATTAAAAAAGAAATGATAAAGACAATTAAATAAGCGAACTGAAGTAGTATATGAAAAACATTTAAATAAAGAAATGTATTAGAAAATACAAAGTAATTCAAAAAAAAATATGTATATTTAAAATTATATTTTAAATATATAAAACAATGGCAAATCTTGATAATACAATTTTCGATATGATATTTGAAAATTTTGTAGCTTATCCTAGTCTGGATAATCATACAGATGTAGTTTTTATGATTAATTGGAAAATGACAGCTTTATATATTGATCCAGATACTAAGAAGGAATATAAATCTTCATCTATAAGAATGACACAAGTTAGTACAAATGATATTACAAACTTTGTTCCATTCGATCAATTAACTAAAGAAATATGCACAGAATGGGTTTCTAGTGTAGAAAATATTCCAGATATTAAACAATCTATGTTAACAGATATTAATAATCAGATTACTCCTCCTCCTCCAACTATTGTTATTTTACCAGCTCCATTCCCTCAATAAATTTTTTATTAATTATAATTAATAAAAAATTTATAACTTTTGTATAAATAATCTATAACCTTTATTTAAGACTTTATATTGTCCTTCAATTTTTTCTAAAAATCTATTAACTCCTTCAAATGGAATTTCTAATACATTTCTATAACCAATATTATACATATAATCATCAATTCCCATAATACCTCCTTTCTTTAATAATTTCCAAGATAATATACAATCAACAAAACAATCAAGACATAGATGACTAGCATCAACATAAATAAAATCAAACCCCCATATAATATGAGAAACACCATTTTTATCTTTATGAGTAACAGGTGATTCTGCAATTAAATTTAATAAAATTTGACTAGAATCTCCTTTAAGAGCTTTAATTCTCTCTTTCATTCCTGCTTTTTCAATATTTTGATAAAATACTTGTTCTACATTTAATTGTTCTATATTTTTAAGAATATCAATATCTGTGTTTTCACGTGTTTTTTCGCTATAATTTTTCCATGAATCAATAGCATATGCAAATGAATTTGGTAAATATTTTAACATACCAATAAGAGACATTCCAGCAAAAGTTCCAACTTCTAATATGTTACAACGTTCATCTTTAAAAGTCATTAATATATCTTTGAATATTTGTTTAGCATTTTCATTTTTTGGAAGGTCTTGTAACCAATTATACATATCCATATAATTTAATTGTTCCATTTCTTTTAATATTTTTTCATCTTCAGATGTTTCAATGTTATTTAATGTTAAATTTTGATTATTTTCATATTTTAAAGAAGTATTAATAACTTGTAAATAATTTGTAATCAAATCATTTGCTCTATCTTTCCAAGAATGTGTTAAAGCCCATTCATAATTCTTTTGAATTAATCTTTTTGCTTTTTCACTATCAGGATTATCAAAATATTCACAAATTCTTCTAAATGCTTCTTGTTTCCATTCTGGAGTAGTTGCGTCACCTGGTATAACATCGCCTCTATCGCCAACAGTATTTTGTAATGCAGCTAAATCGTTACTAATAACATAAGTTTTTGTAGCAGCAGCTTCTAAAGCAGTAAGACAAAATGTTTCTTTAAATTTACAAGGATAAAACCATATATCAGTAGTTTTCCAATATTTTGCTAAAGTTTTCTTGTCCACCCATCCGTGATTTTTTATAGATTTACTATTTTTAAAAATAGTTCCTAATAACATTTTAATTTGCTCTACTTCTTGAGGATAGAATGTATTTACCCAATTATTATCTAAATCACAAAAGATATTTAATGTAGCATCAGGATAACGTTGAATTATTTCCGGCCACATATTTAATATAGTTAATAATCCACGATTTGGAAATGAAGAATAAATAAATGATCTTTTTACTTTCTTTTCATCTTTAGATGATTCGTTAACAATAAAATTTGTAAAATCAATGCCGTAATGAAATGGCTTAGTAATTTGTTTAAATTGTGGAAAAGTTTGTAAAAAATGATCTACGTGCCATTCACTTAAACAAAATATATTTTTAAGTTTTGGATGAATAGGGATAATATCTCCTGTTAATCCAAGGTCATGTAAAATAACATAAATATTTTCAACGTGACCTTCTATTGCCATAGGAATATATTCTGAATAACGACTAATCATACAATGAGTAATATATGTACTAGATACAATTTCAAAAAATTTTGATAAATGAATATATTTAACTCCTTCAAAAATTTCTTCTTGTTCGCAATTACAACATACAACAACTTCAAAATCAGTAAGTTGTTTAAGATATCTTGCCATTTCAATAATATAAGTTTCTGAACCACCTACTCCTGTTGTTACAATATTTTTTCCAGACCATTTATTAAATCCACCATCTGCAACAAAACAAAAGATTGGTTTTTCTGGAATAATTGGAGTTGGATTAACAGGATCCATTTTTAATAAAAATGAATAAATAGAATTCCAATTATTTATTATTTTTGCTTCAAAATCAAATTCAGGTAGAGATTTAACTGCTTTATGATTTACATTTGCTAAAAAGATTTCACATGCCTTTTTACCTGTTACAAAATCTTTAAATTGATATGCTAAGTTTGCAACAAATTTTGGTGCATAAAAGTAAGATAAAGTAGGTTTTAAGCTATATTGACGATGAACTGGAAATCCAATTTCTAGTGCTTTCTTAAAATATGGATAAGCAATATCTAATTTACCTTCTAAATAGTAATGAATTGCAATAAAATAAAATCCTTCAGGACGTTCTGGATCCCATTCGCAAACTAATTGATAATATCTTTCACATTCTTCCCAAGGTTTATTTAATTTATAATTATAAATACGAGTCATTTCAAAAAGAGCATCAATTTTTTCTTGATCGAATCCTTCAACAGGATGAAATGCACGTTTAAAAAAATATTCAGCTGCAAGCTCATGTTTTTCTAATAAATTATAAGTTTGAGCGATATAATAAAGATGTCTTGGGTCATCAGGATATTCTTCAATCATTCCAAAAAGACATTTTAAATCATATTCTTTTCTACTCATTGTTCTATTTTCCATATAATCTGCTCTCATATCAAATATCCAAGACCTTGTAGCAGGAATAACAACATTAGTATTATTATCTTTTTGAATAACTTCGTGAATTGTATAAATATAACGTAATTTGTTTTTTGATTTTGTGACACGATTTGAATAATATTCGGTATCATCACTTTTAATAAGTAAAGAATAAGAATCTGCAAATTGGTCTCCTCTTACTTCTTCTAAAAATCCTCTAAAATCTCCTTGAATAATATATGTATCATCTAACATAACATTATATTTACAGTTAGTTTCACAAAGGTCAAGACAACGATTTCTGCTTTCTCTAAAGTTAATAAAAGGTTCTTGATATAATTTACCTTTCTTTTTTCCTACTAAAGTTTTATTAATAATTTCAATTGTATTATCAGTACTTCCAGTATCAAGAATAGTCCATCTATCAATCCATTTCATATTATCTAATAATGTTTTTTCAAATAAATCACCTCCATTTTTAACCATGATACATAAATGAATTAAGTTATTATAATTAAAATTTTGACCTTCAAAATAATAATAAAAATGTTCTATAAAAGTTGGATGATTTTCTTCACTAACATATAAGTATTGGTTTGTTCCAGAAATATTAAATTTATGTTTATAAACATTTTCAAGAGATTTAATATCTTTAGCAATAATATATGGTTTATTTTTATTAATCATAAATAAAGTATGGATACCGATAATATCATCTTCAAATATTTTAATTACAGTATTGTTAGTAATCACATTTTTTGCAAAAGATAAATTTATATTATCATATTTTGAAATATTTTCTCTTACAATATTACTTTCATCTGAATCATTAATTGTTTCAATATACACTTGTTGAAACTTTTCTCTACAATTTATAGAATAAAATGAAGCATATTTTGAACCAATATAAATAAAACAAGGATTAGTTAAAGTTTCTCCAATATCATTAATAAGACCAATTTCACGTTCCATTTCGCCAACTTTTGGATAGATAATTAAATTATTATATTCTTCATGATGTAACTTTTTATAATCATCTTGATTAACAATATATTTATCTTTATTTAATTCTAATATTGTCATTTTAATGTATAATATAATTTTTTAAATAGTCATCTATAGTTTAAACATATTTATTCATTAATAATAATATAAAGACATATTATTTTTTTAATAATATGTCTTATAAATACAATTTATCAGTATGTGTTTGTGTTAAAAATGAAGCAAAATATATTAATGAATTTTTACAACATTATGTAACCCAAGGTGTAGAACATTTTTATATTATTAATAATAAAAGTAGTGACAATATTGTAGAAATATTAAATAATCATAAATACAAAGAGTTAATAACATTATTTGAAGATGATCGTGAAATAGAGATGTATTCTACTTATAATGGAAAATATATACAAAAAAAAATATTTGATGATTATTTTTTACCAATTATAACAAAAGAAACAAAATGGGCTATTATTGTAGATGCCGATGAATTTATGTATGGGAAAAATGGATATACTATTAAAACATATTTATCAACTGTTTCTGAAGATATTGGAACAATTTATGTAATATGGAATATATTTCTTCCAATGAAAAATTCAAATAATGAAATAACAGAACATTTTACAATTCATCATAATAACAAACGATTAAATCTTGATTTAATAAAAGAACAACATGCATGTATTCAATTTATAAATAACTTTGGAAAATCAATTATAAAAACATCTATGATAAATTCTAATATGGGATTATGGATGCATAGACAATTTAATTTTGGAAAAACAATAACAAATTACGGACAAGTTAACGATAGTTATATTTCTGATAATTTTAATACACATGAACTATCAGAAGAAGCTTTTAATAAAGTAGATATTACATTAAATCATTATCCTATTAGAGATGTAGAAGATTACGAAAAAAGAAAATCTCATCTACAATATGAAAGTAAATTTGTATTTAGTAATGGTTTAATTTTAATGAATGAATTAGATGAAAAATATATCATAGAAGATAATTCAATTATAAATTAAAACGTTTTTTATAATCTCTAATACTATCTCTTAATGATGGTTTATTCCATAACACCCAACGACTTAATGCACCTGGTGTTTTAGGAGATTTCCAATTTTCTCTTTTACGGTGTCTTGATAAATATCTTTTCATTCTATCTGAATCTTTATGTTTAGTATAATCACTCATTCCGGCTGCTCCGAAATCAGTATGAGTTCCGTCGCTAAAATGAGCTCTTAATTTTTTACCTTTAATAGGAGAGCGAGTAATCTTTGAAAGTTTTAAACGACCCTGGGTCTTTTTTAATCCACGAGATTTTTTACCTTTAGAAGAACGTTTACTACGTTTAAATGATTTTTTTGAAGGCATTTAATATAATATACAGAAAAATATATTTTATTTTAATTATCAAAATAAAATATTACATTATCCAATGTTCCTTTACATCTTTATATATAATGACAGCTGAATTTGTAAAAATTATATCTCCAATCATATACTCAAACTTATCTGATGTTTTTAATGGAATTTTAAAAGGATCTACGCAATTATCTCCTCCAACATCAGCTCTCCATTTACTTAAATATTTTGTAAAATTATAAAATGGTTCTAATTTATCTCTAATACAAATTACATCTTCTATTACATACATTACTTTGTTATTTAATAAAGGAAATAATGTTGTAAATGAAGTCCAAATATCATCAAATGCATGACTACCATCATCTAATATAATATCAAATCCTTCATATTTATTATTAATATATTTTAAAAAATCTATATCACTTTGACTTCCAATTTCAACAAATATTTTATTATCTTTATTTTCAAACATTTTAGTATAAGGCATAATATCAATTCCAACAACTGCTTTACAATTATAAAAATATTCTCTCATTGCTTTTATACTTTCACCTTGAAAAATTCCAATTTCTAAATAATTAATTGGTTTATCTCTAAAATCTTTAAAATACCGTTCATAAAAACGTCCATAATTATGAAAACTTTCATTTTTGTCTGTGTTATATTTATTTAATACTTCAGTTAACGTTGACATTTATTTAATTATATTTAATTTTTAAATCAATAAATTAAATAACTTACTAAACCAAATACAAAACTTCCCCATAATGCATCTTTAATTGCATAATCCCATTGATATTCGGTAAATACTGCTTTATTTGTAAAATCATATGTCATGTACATTAAAAATCCCATTAGTGCACCATTCTTAAACGCTTCAGTTTTACTTTTAGATAATGGATGAATAAACTTAATATAAGCTAATGGTGCAAATAAATAAAACATTAAAGCACCTGTCATATTAACGTTAAAAGGAGTTTTTTGAATTCTTTCATATTGAATTTTATGAAATGACTGAGTAATCCATAGTAAATCAATTAAAAATAATAAAATAATAAACTTAATATACATTTATAATATATAAATAAATAATATATTTTTTTTAATAAATAAACACGATAATTTTAACAATATTTTTATATTAATATAAAAGTCATTAACAAAACATATATTATAACAGATTTAAGAATGTATTTTCCAGAAATAAAAATGCATGATACATCTTTTATTTCTGGAAAATATTTTGCCGAATTATATGGAGGTAATCAAAAAATTGTTTTAGATATAGGCGGAAAAGCAATTGGAGGTGGAAGTTTACGTAAATGTTTTGAAGATTTAAATATGAAATATGTTTGTGTTGATATGGAAGCTCATCCTACAGTAGATATTGTAGTAAAACCAACAGAAAAACTTCCTTTTGAAGATGAATCAATTGATTTAATTATATCATCATCGTGTTTTGAACATGATCCTTGTTTTTGGATGACTTTCAAAGATTTGTGTAGAGTAATTAAAAAAGATGGTTATATTTATATGAGTGCTCCTTCAAATGGTCCTTATCATAAATACCCTGGAGATAATTGGAGATTTTATGGAGATGCAGGACAAGCATTAGCATATTGGTCTGGTATTCAAGTATCAAATGGAGAGGTACATCCAGTAAAAGTAGAAGAAACATTTTTTATATTACCTAAATCAGACGTTTGGACTGATTTTGTATGTGTTTGGAAAAGAGTAGATGAAAAAGAAACAGATATAGTATTACCAGATAAGTTAAAATTTAAAAATGGTATTTTAAAAAATAAATTAACAAATGAAGGATATCAATGTGCTTGTATGAAATAACATATAGTTTAATAAAATTACAGAGTAATCAATATTAAATTAATTAAGAATAATAAACATTTATATTATTTAAATAAAAATAATATAAATATACAAAATATATTTTATTAATGAACTCTACTGTTCTAATACATATATATAACGAAGAATATTTATTACCATTTTGGCTTAATCATCATAAAAATATATTTAATCATGGAATTATAATAGATTATAGAAGTACTGATAAAAGTATAGAAATATATAAACAAATATGTCCTAATTGGGACATTATTATTTCTCGTAATTTATATTTTACTGCAATCGACGTCGATCAAGAAATAATGGAAATAGAAGAAAAAATAAATGGTATAAAAATTGCATTAAATGTAACTGAATTTATATTTTGTAAAAAATCATTAAATAATATTTTTAAAAATATCGATAAAGATATGTGGTTAGAAATTAATTTTGTAAGTCCTCAAACTATAATTGAAACTTATCCTGAAAATATAAACGACTTATTTTCATCATTATTAAATGAAAATGTATTGTTTAATGATTGTAGAGTTAGATATATACATAATTCAATAAATGGAAAATATAGTCCAGGAAGACATGAAGTTCAAACAAATAATAAATTAAAAACAACAGATATTCAAGGAATTTGGCTAGGATATTTTCCATTAAATATTCATACATTAAAAAGAAATTTAAATAAACTTAATTTATATAATAAAATGCACGATACAGCTTTAGCATCTGGAAATTTTTTTGCAGAATTATATGGACAAAAAAATTATACTGTTTTAGATATAGGTGGAAAAGATGTCAATGGAACATTAAGAAAATTTTTTGAAAAGTTAGATATGTTATATATTTGTGTAGACATGGAAGAAGATAAAAGTGTAGATATTGTTGTAAAACCAAATGAAAAACTTCCTTTTGAAACTGGCTCTGTTGATTTAGTTGTATCTTCTTCTTGTTTTGAACATGATCCTTGTTTTTGGATGACTTTCAAAGAAATTTCTAGAGTTTTAAAAAAAAATGGTTATCTTTATATGAGTGCACCATCTGACGGTCCTTATCATAAACATCCAGGAGATAATTGGAGATTTTATGGAGATGCAGGACAAGCATTAGCATATTGGTCTGGAATACAAATATCAAATGAAGAAATATATCCAATGAAAGTAGAAGAAACGTTTTTTATACAACCAAAATATGATATATGGAGAGATTTTGTATGTATTTGGAAACGAGTTGATGAAAAACAAACAGATATAATATTGACAGATAAGTTAAAATTTGATAATGGAAAATTAAGAGAAAAATTAACAAAAGAAGGATATCAATGTGCTTATATGATTTAATTAAAAATTAAAAATTAAATATTTTATTACAATAATAATAAAATATGATCGCCCAATTTTTTTTTAAATTAGCCGTCCATCTTAAGTTGTATCATTGGAACACTGAAAGTTATGCTAGACACATTGCTTCTGGTACTTTATTTGACGGCGTTATTTTAGCTATGGATAATTTTATAGAAGTTTATCAAGGTCGTTATGGTAAAATTTTTACTCACGTTGAAATGAATATAGATGCTCCCAATGATACTCAAATCGTTAAAATATTAAATGAAGCAAAAACATTTTTTATTGGTTTAACTGATGAACTTAACGCAGAAACTGACACAGATTTATTAAATCTTAGAGATGATGTTTTATCACAAATTAATAAAACTCTTTATTTATTTACTTTTAAATAATCTTGGAACATTTAGGAAATAATTTGTAAAAGTAAAAAATAAAAACACAGGCATAAATAAATCTGGTATAGTAGGTGTTATTTTTTTATCTTCTATCTTCTCTACTAAAAAGATTGTAGTATTAATAAAACGTAAAAATATAAAAAAGAGTAAAATATAAATTTGTTTCTTTGTTAATAACTTATCTTCATAACTTATAAATACTAACATAAAATAAAATATAATTTTACCAATTGTACTCAATATAACCAACCTTTGATTTATATTTAATTGTGTAATATCATTAATAGATGATTTTTCTATAGTGGTTGGAATAAGCGATGATAATAATAATATTAAAATTTTATGAGCTCCTGATAAATTTGATAATAAAACACAAAATCTAAATGTAATCAATATAATAAATAAATAATCAGTCATCTTTTAATATTATTAAATAAAATAATAATATTAACTTTTTTAATCTTTCAACATACACTTTCTACATCTTGGTTCATATACGTCGCTTTCTCCTATTACAATAATATCTGTATCTTTTGTTAAACGTTTTGTAAATGGAGCTTCACATCCACATTTTACACAAGTTGATTGTAAATGAATAATTTTATCTGCCACAGCAAATAACTCATTCATTGCTTTAAAAGGTTTCATAGTATAATCACTATTTAATCCAGCACAAATTATATTATAACCTTCAAAAGCAAGAGAATCAACAGTTTGTGCGATGTCGTTAAAAAATTGTGCTTCGTCTATAATAATAGTATCAATATCTTTTAATGTTTTTATTTTAGAATAAATTTCGCTAACATTCGAACAAGTTAAATGATTTTTTCCTTTTGAAATAACTTTATCGTGAGTCGCAATACCATCTTTAACATAACGATTATCAAATGTATGATTAACCGTTAAATAATTTTTTTTAGCAATATTTAACCGACGTTCGTAATTAATAAGCATAGAAGATTTACCAGAAAACATAGGACCACAAATAACAGTAATCATTTTTATATGTTATATATAAAAATAATTTTCTATAAATCAATTTTATTTTTTACCTTTAAAAACAATTGAATAACGTTTTTTCCTATCATATGTTTTTCCTTGATAACCATCATTTAAACGATTGGCTATACCTCTTTGCCAAATAAATTGAGGGTCTGTAATAACAAATACAGAACGTCTTGGTAACCATATTTGATACATTTTATTTGTAATACTATTTTTTAAAGTAAACAAAATATCAGACCCCATATTTATTACACTAGTTATACCATCTTGTTTATAATATCTTTTATCTTCATTTATAAATTTCATTCCTTCGCCTGGATTCAAAATACCATATTCATAATCATTAAAATATTTTTCTTTATTAACTTGTTCGCTAAATAAATTACCAATACAAAATGAAGCACTTCTTAAACGTTGTTTATCTTCTGGAGATTTACTATCCATTAATTTGATTAAATGTTTTTCAGTATCTTCATCAATTACATCAAATCGTAATTGAAAAACTTCAGGAATTTCATTTAAATCATAGTTTATATTATTATAAGTAATAATATTACCACAAACTTCTCTATAAGGATGAACTTCAACAGACATTTTATAATTAACTATTGAAAAATAATTTAAATTTCAATTTATATTTTTTTAACATTTCTTTGGCATAAATCCATAAAATTCTATATTATTATTTTTATTATACACAGCACAAGTCATTAACTCTTGTTTTAAAACATATGGAGAACACATCGCATCGTATTCATTAAAATTATACATTACTTTTGCATTTACATCTTTTCCATTTACTTTCTTTGTTTCACCTAAATTATAATATCCATATCCATTATCACATACAGGTTCTTCTGACCCTATATAAGATAATTTAGTAGATGGAAAATATGAACCCATAGGAGTAGGTACATCTACAGGAATATTTGGTTTTTGAAATACTACTAAAGGATTATCAAGTCCTTCAGTACTTACAAATGCAAACATTTCAGAATTTTTTAAACTTAATACAAGTAATAAAATAACAAGTATTATAATTATATTCATACAGTTCATTTTATTTATTATAAAGAAAAATAAAATGATTTTTTTACTATATTATTTTTACAAATCATAGAGATGTCTAACTTTTCACAAGATATTACTAATACTATTAAATCTTCTTTGAGTAAATATGAATCTAATATTTTTGATGATTTATGTTTACTATTTAAAACATACGTAGATAAGCCTTGTAATAACATCGCTCAATTAAAAAAACGCACAGAAAAATCAAAAGGTACTTGCTTTGAAATATTTTGTATGATGTATCTTAAACAAAAAGGTTACGAATGTTGGATGTTAAAAGATCTTCCTGATGATTTAAGAATTTCATTTAATCTTGGAAAACAAGATGTTGGTATTGATTTAATTGCTAAAAAAAATAATGAGTATTATCCAGTTCAATGTAAGTTTAGAAAACCTACAAAAGATTTTAAAGGAAGACAAGTTCATCGTGTTACTTGGAGAGAACTATCTACTTTTTTAAGTTTATGCGAAAGAACAGGAGGAAATATTGGTTGGAAAAAACATATTATAATGACTAACGCAGATTATTGTTGTTGGAAAGGAAAGAAAGGTGAAAAAGATTTTACAGTTGGTAAAAAAACTTTTTTCAATCTTCAACGTTCATTTTGGTATGAAATGGTATATGGAAAACAAGAAGAAATAAAAGAAGAAATAAAAGAAGAAAAACAAAATCCAAGAGAACTTCGTCAAGCTTGGCTAGATAAAATAACAAATACTCATTAAAGTTAATTTAATAAGTATTATTTAAAGAAATAATGAAGTTATAGAAAATGTCAGATGAAATAGTATCTACTCCAGTTATAGAAGAAGTGTCTATTAATAAATTATTTACTATGGCAGTTGAACTTGTTAAACGTAATCCTTTAATTACATTTTTAGTAATTTGTTTGATATGTGTTATTATTTATTATTTTATAAATGTTAGACCTTTTAAAGGCTCTTCGTTCACCCATGACCATGAACATTATCATCATGTCCAGCCTCAAAAATCTAAACAACAAATTGAGAGAGAATTAATGGAACAGCATATGATGCAACAACAAGCTCAAATACAACAACAAGCTCAAATACAACAACAAGCTCAAATACAACAACAACCTCAAATGCAACAACAACCTCAAATGCAACAACAAGCTCAAATGCAACAACAACCTCAAATGATGATAACTAGAAATGAAACTAGACAATTGCCAAATGATTTAATACAAAATCCATTAGAACAAGTTAAACAACCTGTAAAAGTATTAACTGATACATCAGAAGATGATTTATATGATGTTATAAATGACGATGGAATGGAATTAGATACTAAAGCAAGAAAACAAATGTAATTTAAAGTTTATATATTAATAAAATAAATGGATAACATTCAAGATTCTCATGTTAAAAATGTGATTCAAAAATATTCTGAAAGAAGTCAAGTTGGTTTATTAAAATATGGAACAACTCTTGAACGAACTGATTTAACAAATCTTCAATGGCTTCAGCATCTTCAAGAAGAACTTATGGATGCAACTTTATATATCGAACGTATTATGAGTGATATTAAAAAAGTTAAAGCTACATATGATGCTTAAAATTCATTATTAAAAATAATTAATAATGAATTTATTTTCTTAATTTTTTACATTTTAACGAACGTCTAAACTTTTTAGATTTACAATATCTTTTAAGATTAGATTTCTTAGATAAATCCATACGTCCTTTTGATTTTCTTTGAACGTGTCCTCTTCTACTTAAATATCTTTTACAAATAGAATGAGACTTATATTTTTTCATACTACATTTTTTATGCTTTTCAGCTAATGAAGTATAAGCTAAAGGATGTCTTTTACTTCTTGACTTACTACGTCTACTTTTAGATTTTGCCATTTATATTCTAGAAATAAAAAAAATTATTCAATATAAATATTAACACGACATAACGGACAATTTTTCTTTTGTTTTAACCAATCATCTAAACATTCTTTATGAAAATTATGATTACAAGTTAAATTATATATCATATCATCGTGATAACTTTCTAAACATATAGAACAAATACATTCTTTACAATTATCAGTATGATTATCACACCAGTAATATTCTGAGGTTAATTTAGTCCATTTATCAAAATTATAAAGATAAACAAGAATACCACTACAAACCATAAATTCTAAAGCTATCGGACCAATATATAGTACATCTTTTGTAGTTTCATAACAATAAGAGGAAAATCCAATAGCGGTTAATTCTACTAAAAATTTAATAGATATACAAATAATAGTTGATATTCTTATATGCTTATGACCGACTAACATAGAAAATAAAATTTTTATACAACCAAATACCATTATAATTAAAAAATTATCAGTTGATTTATTAGCAATAGCCATTAATACCATATATATTACATCAAATATAAAACCACCATATATGGTTAAATCTATTATGAATCTAAAACAAGAATACATTTTTAAGATGTTTTAGATTTCAAATTTATTTAAAAAGTCAATTAATAATTAATTTTATAAAAACAGAATGTTAAACTCTTATTATTACCATTCAATATGAGTTTTTCAGGAATAATATCAAAAAATCTTGACAATCCTATTGTAATGTTAATAGACTATACAGAAAGTACATTTCAAGTAAAATCAAAATATATGAAAATAAGTTCTATGAAACATTATACCATAGTCAATCAAAATAAAACTACATATGTATTATACGATGGAAATATTCCAAAAGATATATTTAACTTTGACATTAATGAAGTAATTAAAAAATTAAATGGAAAAAAATATTGCATTGCAATTATTCAATGTATAGATGACAGTCCAACAGATGTATATTTATTATTGGACAAAAGTAATACATACAAATTATCATATCATATTGATAAAGAAAAAATATTATTTACAACTTATAATGGATATGAAGAGTTACCTGAAGGATATTATATAAAGGTCACTTTAAATAAAGAAATAGAAGTAGAAAAATATATGTTTTCAATATGTGAGTAAATAATTGTTAATAATAATAATTATTTACATAGTTTTTGCGATTCCTTCAGCTTTTGCATAAAGTTCATCAGCACGTTTTCCAAGTTTATTCATAGTTTCAATAATCTTATTTTTTGCTGGACCTTTAGGCATATTAGCAGCTTTTCTTCCTAAAGCGTTATATGCAGCTCTTAATTTTTCAACTTGTTCATAAAGTTTTCTAAGTTCTTGTTTCTTAGGGTCTTTATCATCTTTGTCATAACAAGGTTTAGACCACATAGCACATTGACCAATCCAAGTTTTACTTCCTGCTAATTTTGCAGAAAGGTCAGTAGGACAACCTCCTTTACCCCAATCAAATGGAAGGGTTGAACAAGCATTTTTATCTTTTATATGAGAAGCACAATCATCACAAGTTACAGCAAAGCATTCTCTTTGTTGCATAAAGAATAATACAATAAGAATTGCAATAATAATTAACAAAGCATCCATTTATGTTTATTATTAAAAAAAAGAAAAAATTATATAATAAAAAAAGATTTGTTATATAATAAAAATGGTATTTACATATTTTAAACCAAAGAAACAAGTTATATCTCAAACAAAAAAAATTTGTAAAAAAGATAGTGTTCCTATTAATCAAATTTTTTCTTTAGTAAATGAAATATATAGTAAAAAAGATACAACTGGATTAACTGACAGTGAAAAATATAGAGATTTCGGAGAAATGATTATAACAGCACAAGGAAAAAGAGAAGACATTCTTTTCTCTTATTATGTATTAGGAAATGAAGAAGATGAAAATATAATTTTAGAAGCAAGAGATGAAAATTTATTTCTTTGTTTTAATTGTGATATTTGTGCGATAGATAAAGCAGATTCGGTGGGTATTTATAGTCAATCAAAATTACAAGTATTAAAAAATGTAGTTGATGAACTTTGTAGTGATATTACAACAGAAACAGGAGTTGAATTACGTTTGACACCAAATGCTACAATTTATTTACCAGGACATTTATTAGTATCAACAAGAACGCATATTCCAAATTATAATACATTTCTTACATTTAGTGTTTTTCAAGCATATTTTTTATTAATTAAAAAATTTTATGAAGAAGGAATAGAAGTAAATTGTTTGTGGAATGGAAGAACGGGAAGTGAGTTATATCATTCACATTGTCATTTAACAGATTATAAAATTCCAGTTGTAGAATACGTAAAAACAAAATTTAAAAGACTTTCTCAAGATCCTATTAATATTGAAACTGTAAACTTTAGAAATATAAATAATACAAAACGTGATTATATCATAGTCCAAAGTACTGACATAAAAATATTACATTCTTATTGTAGTAAGTTTATAATGAATTCTCAAGTGTTTATGACCGATAAATTTAAGAAAATGGATAATGTAGCAGTAACTGGTAATTTTGTATTAATAAATCATGAAGGACAAATATATTATGTTATAATTTTTTCATTAGTAAATAAAAATAAACGTTATGTTCCTATTGACAAAAGTAACGGAGTATTTTGTGTTCCAAGTACAAGTCAAATAATGATATTACCCGAACAAATAGAATTAGTAAAAAATAATCAAGATAAGATTATTACATACATCAATAATAATTTGTTTTACACTTTAGATGATATAGATTTTACAGATTTTACAAATATTTATATAGATAATACAGAATACACAGAAGAACAATTTGCAAAAGAAATTATTGGATTTCATAAATATTTATTAAATCCTAAGTTTACACTTTCTAAAGTTCCCAAATTTTTATTAAAAGCAGAAGTATTACAATATATTCTTGGTAAAGGATTTAATTTAAACAATGAAATAACAGCTGATAATTTTATGAAAATTTTAATTGAATATGATTGTTTTAAGTCTAAAAAACAATGTAATGAAGTTCAGTTTGGATTTTTTAAAACAATATTAACTTGTGTATTTTTAACATATCGTAAAACATTAATTGTAAATGATGATATTGTAACAAATCCAAAAGTATTTAATTTATTTGAAATAGCAAAGAAAGCAAGTTTATTTAAATATTCAGAATTTATTCGTCCAGTAGATATTACACAATGTACTTGGTTAAGGGGTGATTATTTAAACAATTTATTAACAGAAACAATTGGAGACGTAATATTATATACTCCTATAGAAGAGATTGATAAAGTTGTTTTGCCAAATAATGTTCGAATTGGAGATGCAAGTGCATTTGGATATAATTTAGCAGCTAATTTAAAGTTTATTAAAAATTTTGAAGTGTTAGTAAAAATTCAATCTTTAAAAACAGTAGAAAGAGAATTATCATTTAAACACGAAAATGAAGCTGGAAAACTTGTAAATACAATAAGAAAGAAATGTTTAAATTTTATGTTAACATTTGGACGATATATTTGTGATGCAGAGTTGCCAGATGAAAATAGTCCAAATTATAATATGTGTGATGGAAATAATAATATAGGATATTTATTTGTCGAATTTATTAAACCATCAGTTACATTACAAAGTTTTATACGTCAAGATGATAATCTTGCTAACGTTTATAGTTGTATGTCTCAAGTATTAAGTTCAGTTATGTTTGCCAATCATTATTTTGGTTTTACACATTATGATCTTCATTTAGGAAACATATTAGTTGTACCAGTAAACTCTTGTATGTCTCAAGATGTGATGGTTGTAAATTATCATATAGATGGTAAAGTATTAAAAAATGTTTGTTATCAAGGTTATCCTGTGATTATAGATTATGGGAGAACATATGTAAATGGAATGAAATCTGATAAAATATATTATAACAAAGGATTAATTCATTATTATGGAGTAACATCATATAAAAGTAATAAGATATTTGATTTATGGACTTTATTTGTTAATTTTTTATTTAATATTTGTGCATTCAAACCAGAGTTTATTTTAAGAAATAATATCTCTACAAATTTAGATATAGTATCAGCAGAAGGTATTGAAACATATATTAAGATAATGTTAGAACATTATTATTTCTTTTTTACTCAATCAGGTAAAAAGATAACAGAATTTAAAACATATATACAAGAACAAGTTGAAGATTTATATAATGAAATTGAAAATGTTTGTAATATAACGATTATTCAGCCAAATACAATGTCTAATAAAGATAAATTTATTTTAACTAAAAAATTATTTAAAAAAGGATTATTTAGAAATGTTTATGCAAAGTTAGGACATGAATATGTATGGAATATTCCTGAACGTTTTTCTCAATCAGTTGATGCAGATAGTTTAATAAATGATTTACAAGATTTAATTATAGAATCAAATATAAATATTAAGAGAGAGTTAGAACAAGAACAAGGATATGATTTTTCAAAGATAGAAATATTTGAAATAAAATAATTTTTTTTATTATTTATTTAATAAAAAGATGTCAAAGTTAACACAAGAAGAATTAAAAAATCTTCAACAATTAGTTGATAAATGGTCTCCTATAATCTATCATCATCCAGATGAAAAATATTATCCAGTATCTATTGAATGGTTAATGGCAAATTCTGCATTAATTGATTTTTCAGACCCTAAAAATGCTCAAAGTATTTCTCCAATTACCAATCAAGATATTTATAATCTTGCAAAAAAACATAATTTTGAAACAAAAACTGACGGTAGTATTTTATTTGCATTTGGCAATGAACTTCATAGAGGAGAACATCCAACTCGTAATATTCCTTGTTATGTATTAGTAAAACAAGTTGGTGATAAACTTCATCTGATATATATTTATCTTTATGCATATAACGGAGAGTATCCAATTTTAGGTTTATTAAATGCAGGTCAACATCCTGCTGATATTGAACATATGACTTTAGAAATGACTTCACGAGGAGAATTAATTCGTGTTATGTATAGTGCACATGGTACAAAAGATGGAAGATGGATTGCAGCAGAACAAGTTCCAATGGAAGATGGTAAAATTGTTGCATATATGGCATTAAACGGACATGGTTTATATCCAAAAGAAGGTATTGCTTTTAGATTAGGAGGTTTAGCAAACGATTATTTAGGAAAAGGTGCAAAATGGTCACCAAAACCTCAATTAATATTTTTACCAAATGATCCTAACTTTGACGTTGACACAATAGGTTGGGTTGCTTTTAATGGACGTCTTGGAGGAGATGCAAGACCAGGTAACACTGATGGCATTGCACCTTTACTTGATAAAGGTTGGATTAGAGGAACTGATATTTTAGATGAAAGTCAATTAAATCCTCCAATTATATTTTCTCCTACCGTTGGAAATATACTGATTAACGTTAAAAATATATTAGTATTTGTAATTGTATATTTTATTATTTATAAAATTTTACAGTTAAACGACCAGTATTTATTTTCACCAAAAGATGGACGATATACCTGGAAAGAACATTCTGCTACAATTGCAATCTTTATTATTTTGTTTGTAATTGTTAGAGAAGTTGCAAAAAGAATTGCTAAAAAGTTTGTTCCGTCATAAAAATAATTTTTTTTATTTTTTTATTTACATTAAATAAAAAAATGTTAACTGCTTGCACAATGTATTTATATTATAATAGACATAGATTAGACAGACAACAAAGACAACAAGCTACTAGTATGGGTGGTTTGCTTCTTTTAGCACTTGCATTATTTGCAGCATACTTAAGTTGGACTTGTAATACTAAACAAGGTATTCAAGGAGGTATGAGAGTAGTTTATGCAGCTGGTGCATTTGTAGATAACTTTACTTATCTTTTGAACTATTACTTATTCCAAAGAAATACTGCATTAACTTGTAAGTAAATAATTTTTTTTATTATTTTATAAATAAAATAATAAAATGACCTTTAATGATTTTTTAAAAAATCCAACAGTTTATGTGTTAAGTAAGACAATCAAAGTATTAAACAAAAATGATGAAACTTCTACACAACGTATATTAAATGTTATAAATAATTATGGAAAAACAACTGAAAGATTTTATCCAAAAAATAGTGATTTAGAATATTTACCATTGATAATTGGTTTAATTGCAGCATACATTAGTTGGAATTGTAATAGTAGAAAAGGATATACATTATTAGAAAAGATAATATTTAGTTTCTTTGCATTTATATTTGGAGGAGTTTATTTGTTGTATTATTTTTTAGTAAGATATGATGAATGTAAATAAAAAATAATTTTTTTTTCTTTTTTTTATATAAAAACACATAATGTCTCAAGATTTAATTTCTAAAGAAAACATGTCTATGCTTTGCAAGGTATCTGTAGTCCTCGCTGCTATCGGTGCTATAAATTGGTATACTGCATCAATGGGAACTAATTTAGTTGCTATGGTTGCTGGAAGTTCTAAAGTTGAACGTTTCATCTATCTTTTAGTCGGTATTGCTGGTGTTGTCGTTTTATACTGTTTCTTCAATGATATGGTTGTTATTCGTCAAAGAATGTACTAAACATTTTATTTAATTTTTATAAATAAAATGTTAACTTAACTATGAAAACAACGATATTTACATACATCTATCACCTCGTCAAATATACCTGTATTTGCTTGATGTAATGTAAACATTACTAATTTATTATCCATTCTTTCTTTAATCATTTCTACAATTTCTTCTACTAACTCTGGATGAAGTGATGCTAAACATTCATCTAATAATATTATATTACATTTTGATGACTTATTAAATGCTAAAAAGAATGCTAAACTTACACGGTCATATTCACCTCCACTTAATCCATCTAATGGAACGATCTCTCCGTCTTTTATAATTTGAATATCAATCATTGCTTTTTTATCTCCATCTTTAGTTTGTTTAAATGTAGTTAATGATACAGTAAAATTATCACCAAAAAATGCACTAATAAATTCTTCAAGTTCTTCATTAATGTTTTGAATTGTTTGTGACAGAGATAAACTTTCAGCTTCTCCTATGATTTTAATAAATTCTTCAGCTTTTGCTAAAGCTCTTACACAAATACTTTCTTCATTTTTTATTTCATTAAATCTTGTTAATATTTCATACTTTTGACAGTAGTTTTCTATCTCTTTTTGATACTTTTTTATTTTATCATCTCGCTTTTGCATCTTTTCTATGTTACTTTCAGTCTTATCTATACTTTCTTTTATCTCTTCAATTTCTTTATTTAATTTTATAATATCTTCTGTTTGTGTATTTTGTATAAAATCTTTACACTCTTTTATGCTAGTTTCTATGGTATATATTTCTTTTATTAATTTTTCTAATTGTTTCTTAGTCTTTTCTATATTATTTAATTTTGTATAATTTTCTAAAATAAGATGTTCGTATTCTTCAACAGGAGCTGGACGATAATCTATAACATCTTCTTTTAATTCTTCATATTCTCGTTTTGCTTTTAAAAGATTATCACGTTTTTTTGCTAAATGAAGAGGAAGAACATCTGGTTTTAATGTTTTTATTTTATCTATTTTTTCAAAATCTTTTTTATACATTGATAGTTTAGCCGAAGAACTGATATCTTGTTCTAATTTTTGTCTTATATCTTTTGTATCTATTAATTCTATATCTTTATATTCTTCTAATCGTTCTTTATACTGAGTTAATTTTGTATGTTTTTGTTTTTCTTCATTTGCTTTTGTTTGTAAATCTTTTAATCTGTCATTTTCAAGTTTGATGTTAGTTTTTATTAATTTAATTTTTTGTTCTTTTTCATCTCTTTCTTTCTTTAATTCTTCAACATTAATATTATGTTCTTTTATCGTATTGTTATAAATCATTAATCCTGTTTTACATTTTGGACAATTATGACGATGTGTTTCTCCTTCTTTCATCATCTTTATTATATTTTTATAAAGTTCTTCTTCTTTTCCTAATTCTATCTTTATTTCATTTATTTTATCATATAAATCTGTGTCAAATTCTATTTCGTCTAAATCTTCTATTTCATTGTTTATATTTTTTAATAATGTTTTTATATTACTTGTATATTCTACAAGTTCAGATGTTTTTATCTCTTTTAATAATGTATTTAGTTTATTGTTATTTTCAATCTGTTTGTTAAATTGTTTTCTTTGTTCTTCTGTCAATAAATACTTATTGCATTCTTCAATATTTTTTGTTAAACTTTCTAATTGTTCTTTTATTTTTTTTCCTTCAATATCAATCATTGAATCATACTCATCTTTTGCATGTTTAAATAAAGTTTTTAACCGGATTAGATTAATGATTTTATCATAATTTTTATTTTCTTCTTTTATTTCTTCTATTTCTTCTTCGTCTGGAATATTGATATTAGAATGTTCTTTAACAAGTTCATTTAGTCTAACTTCAAAATGCGTTAATAAATTTTGTTTAGAAGATATTGTTTCTATTAATTTTTCTTGTTGATGTAATTCTTTTGTTTTGTCTTCTAATTTTTGTCGTTTATCTTTTATTTGTTTTTTAAACTTTTCCATCTTTGTTTCTTCTTCTTTTCTAAACTCTTCAAAATTTAATCCTTTTGTGTCTAATTTTAATTCTGGTTTTATTAATTCTATATTATCATCTATATTAAATTTTTTACATTGTTCTTGAATTAAACGTCTTTCAGTTGACTTTGAATTTAATTTATCTTTTCTATTTCTAATGGCTTCTTTTACTCTTTTTCTAAGATTTTCTATATCAAAGTCTTTGATAGATAAAGATTGTAAAAATGCAGCACGTTCATTATTGTTCATTAAAAAAAATTTATCTGAATGTTTTTGTGTCATATAACCAGTTAGTTCAAAATTATCTCCAAATATTTCTTTAATTTTATGTTGAGCTGTTTCTCCGTCATATGTTGCATTTGTTTCTGTGTTTTTAAATAAAAAATATGATGGATTTTTTCTACGTGTTATTATATATTGTTTATATTGAAAGGTAACTTCGCATTTTTTTTCACCATATGTTATAACCTTTGATTCGTTATCATATAAAACAAAATTAATGGCTTTAAAGATAGTAGTTTTTCCAATACCACTTGTTCCCCATAAAAGGATGGTTCCATTATCAGGAAATTCAAATGTTACTTTTTTATAACACCGAAAGTTAGTTAAAGTCAATATCATAATTATAATATAATTAACTTTAAAGTTTAACTTGAAAATTCAATTTATAATATTTTTATGAAATATTATAAATGTTAATTAAGCATATTTTTTTTCTCTAAATTTTTTGTCTGAAAAATCTGTTTTATAATCATAACAATCTTCATGTTCAATAATACTAGTTGAACGATTACTAGAATTATCAAAATGTCTTTTAAAAATTCTTTGAGGAGTTCCAGTAGGAATTGTTAATGTAATTACTTCATGAGTAAAAATATAACTATCAGAATCATTTTTACGATATACTTTTAAATAAGATGTATAATGTTTAAAATCAGGAATATTTAGATACATCCAAGTGTAATACCAAAAAGCTTCTTGTTTTGATGTAAAAATTTGATTATCTGCTTCACCTATATAGTTTAGTTTGTCTTCATCTTCATCAATATAAAATATATAAAGTTCATCCATTTTATAAATGAACTGGTAAAAGTTTAGATAATATTTTATTTATAAAATATTTATCAGTTGATTTGATAGGTTTAATAGTTGTAAATTTGATATTAGATTTTTTAAGTTTAAATTTACAGATGGGACAAATAATATGTTTATGATATAATAAGCTCCATTTTTTAACACAATTGTTATGAGCCCAATGACCGCATTTTAAAGGAGTAGTTTGATTAAGAGATTCATAACAAATAGGACAATCTTCTGGTTTAGAATAGAAAGATTGAGTTGGAGAATTCATATGTATAATTAAATAAGAAAAAAAAATATTTTAAATTATTTTATTAATAAAATTATAAATGAATTTGAAAGAAAATATATTAACTTTTGTTCCTGCTGCTGTATTATTAGGGTCTGGTTTTTTACCAATATATGGTTTATTACAGCCTATTGTTACTTTTTTTATATTATATATTATTACAATGATAGTAGCAAAAACTAGATGTAAAAATATGTCAGTAAAAGATATATCAAAGAAAAGTTTAGCGCCATTGAGTTATTATATAGCTTTAACTATGTTAGCAATACTTGGAGTATTTGTTCCATTTGGTCTTATTGGTGGAGTTGATATGTTATTTAATAATATATTTGCATGGATTGTTATTGGTTATCTTTATAAAATTACATTTAATAAAATATTTAGTTGTTAAAATAATATATTTATAATAAATAAATGAGTGACAGTTATATTTCTGATTTAGGCGCAAGATCATATGGTAGCAAAGATGGTATGATTACATATAGTGCCAATCGTAATAAGTTTCAGACATTAATTACACAAAAAAAGAAAAGTTCTCGTATGGCATATGCTACAATGACTGATTTAGATATTTTTTTAGAGTCATTAAAAAAGGTGAAAGGTATGACAGATATGTTATATTCAAAGATTGAAGATATTGCAAGAAATATAAATGAATTATATCCAAATACAATTAAATATAGAAGTGCAGCAGGTATAGTTTATGGTTATAAATATTTTTTAATAGAAATATCAGCAAGAAAAGATAAAGAATTATATAAAGAATTATTTGAAGAAGCTGATAAAAATAATGTTTCAAAATTTGACGTAGTAAGATATTATAGATATTTAACAAGTGTAATTGGAATAGAAACTGAATAAAATATTTTTTTTATTTATTTAATATAAATAAAAAAGATGCAGTCGCAGTTAAATGTATATGGAAATATTTTAGAAAAATGTTCTATGAATCCGTTGACAGGTTGGTATAGAACGGGATATTGTCAAACAGATGATGATGATTATGGGACTCATGTAGTATGCGGTAGAGTTAGTAATGAATTTTTAAAATTTACAAAAAGTAGAGGAAATGATTTGACAAAGATATTAAAAGAAGGAGATTTTTGGTGTTTGTGTGCATTAAGATGGTTAGAGGCATATAAGTATGATAATAGAATAGCACCGAGAATAAAATTAGAAAGTACAAATATAAAAGTTTTAGAATATATTTCACTAGAGGTGTTAGAAAAATATAAGATATAAATAAAAAAAATAAAAAGTATAATAGAGGGTTAAAAAAAAATAAAGAAAATGTTTGAATCTTTAAGTCTTTAAAATATTAAATTCAAGAAAGAAAAAATAAAATTTATATTTTTTTCTTTCTTATATAATAAAACATAAACAATGTCTTCTAACACTTCTTCATCTAACTTAACAGCAGGTTTTGTTGATTTGGCTACTTATGATGAGCCTGAAAAGTATATGTACGGTGGTGACAATGCTTTGACTTACTTCGTCAAGAAGGTCAGAAAGTCAACTTGGTTCACTGTTGCTCCAACTGTTTTATCTACTTCTGGTGGTAATGCAGGATTCGGTCAATCTTGGTCATGGAAGATTTCTCGTGCTGGTGACTACTTATTAAGAACTTGGTTAAGAGTTCAATTACCAGCTGTTTCTTTATCTCAAAATGCTCCTTTAGCTAACGGTTGGGATAAAGCTAACTGCTCTCTTCGTTGGACTAGAAACTTAGCACACAACTTGATTAAGGAAATTAACATTTCTTTTAACGATTTAGTTGCTGAGCGTATGGATTCATACTATCTTGACTTCTGGGCAGCATTTACTGTTCCAGCAGGTAAGAGAAACGGTTACAACAACATGGTTGGTAACTATGCTGAATTAACTGATCCATTATCAGTTTTCGGACCTGCAGGTGCACAAAACTTACCAGCAGTTATTTTGAACTTGCCACTTCCATTCTTTTATGCTCGTGATACTGGTATTGCTTTACCAACTGCTGCTATTCCATACAATGATATGGTTCACTATATTACCTTCAGAGATATTCCTGAGACTTTGATTTTGGATAACTGGGCAATCGGTCAATCTGCACCTTGTCAACGTTCTTACTTGAACGAGACTAATCCACAAGTTAACTGTGATATGTGGGCTGAATATGCTATTGTTTCTAACATTGAACGTGCTCAAATGGGTAAGGCTCCAAGAGATATTCTTATGGAACAAGTTCAAACTGCTTCTAAGCAAACTTTCAATGCATCCGCACAAATCAGTCAATCATTTGATATTCGTTTCGCACACTCTATCAAGGCTTTATTCTTCGCTATTAGAAACAGAACTAATGCTGCAGAACAATCTAACTATACTTCTGCTTCTCCAGTTCCTGGTCCAGTTGGTGTTAACTTCACTCCAGCTTTATCTGGTGATCCAATTTTCCAAACCTCTTTGGTTTATGAAAACACTGCTCGTTTAGTCAATATGGGTTCTGATTATTTCTCTCTCATTGTTCCATATTACGCTGCAGTTTCTATTCCAATTGAAACTGGTTATCATATGTTGTCATACACTCTTGATTTGGTTTCTACCAATCCTATGGGTTCTACCAACTATGGTAAGTTAACTAACGTTTCCTTACAATTCACCCCATCTCAAGATGCTATTGATGCTACTGCTGGTCTTGACCCTCAAGGTGGTGCTCCAGTTGCTCAACAATACGAAACCGTCATCTGCGGTCTCAATCACAACATTGTTCGTATTGCGGGGGGCGCCCTTGGATTTCCGATCTTGTAAGTCGTTTTCGGCTTTCAGATATTTTGGATGTTTATGCGATGGTGCGTTCTACTTTCCCAAATTTAAGCTTAAAGATTTATATTTTAATTATAAAAATATAAATCTTCATAAAATGAATTCTTCATTAAATTATTATATTGAAAAACTAACAAAAGATATTGAAACTTATACTATTAACACTATGTCTTTTAAAGAACAAAAGCAAGCTGAACTTCATAACGAAATTAATGCTTATTTTAAAGATAAAGGTTATATCTTATTAAAATCTCTTAAAGATATTACAGCAAAACGTCAGCCTTTACATTATACATGTTGCTGTGGAACTGAAAAACATAAAGCTTTTAAAGAAATTTTAAGAAGAAACTGCAGAGAATGTAATAACCAAAAATTAACTAAAGTTTCTGATGACTTTTCTGTATGTCCTAAAGATATTATTGGAGAAAAATGGGCACAGATAGAAGGAGGATTTATTTCTGATAAAGGTCGTGCTTGTAATACATTTGGAAAACTTTTAACAATAGAAGAAAGAGGAAGATATTATTTAAATGGAAAATTACAATATATTACTATTTTAATGGCTAATGCGTTTAAAATTCCTAACTATGAATTATTAGAGGGAAAAGAAAGTAAATATATTGTAAGAAATAAATGTCTATCTTCTTTAATTCCTACTTTAAAAGATATTTATATTGGAACTAGAGAAGAAGTTGGAAAAGAGAATGGACAGTTATCTAGAAAATCTGACGAGTTTAAAGAAAAAATGCAAATGGACCTTGTAAAACATCTTGAAAAATTTAAATATAAAACACTAGAAGAATTACCTAACTATTTAATATTTGAAGATGGAAATATTTATAATAATAATAAAGGCTCAGGAAATAATAGATTTTTAACTTTTTCTAAGACTTCTAAAAAATTTAAATCTAAACAATATTATTTATTATGCACCGAAGAAAATAAACAATATGTTCATCGTTTAGTTTGTTACGCATTTCATCCTATTGATAGAAAAACTAAATTAAAAGATTATGATGATCTTCAAGTTAATCATATTGATGGTAACACTTTAAACAATCATAAAGATAACTTAGAATGGAGTACTAAAAGTCAAAATATGCAACACGCTTATGATACTGGTTTAAATAAAAAAGTTAGAGCTGTTATTCAATATGATTTAGAAAATAATTTTATAGCAGAATTTGAAAGTATTGCTAAGGCAGCAAGAGAAACTAAATTTGCAGAACATCAGATTAGAGAAGTAGCAAAAGGTAGAGCAAAACCAACAGAGTATCTTTGGAAGTATAAAGATGAAAGTAAGAATGAAGAATTTAGTAAAAAGTATGCTTCAAAATTGAAAAATAATAAGCGAAAGATAGAAATGGAAGAAGAAGTTGAATTAGTATTTGAAGATTGATAATAAAGTTAATAATTTTTATATTTTATTTTGATAAAATATAAAAAATCTTTGTAATATAATAATAAAGATGACAATAAAAAAATATTCTCACGAAAGAAAGAGAAATAATAAGAGAGATATAAATTATGCACCAGAAGATGTTGCTGAAGAAGAAGATGAAGATAATATAGAAGATTTGGAAATAGATCAATTAAAAACAGTAACTTATATAGACGGGTCTAATCCATATAAATCTTTTAAACTTAATTATATTAAAATAATAACTCAAATAAATAATTTTAGAGAAATAACAAAAGAAGAAAATACAAATATATTAAACGTAAAAATTAATCCACCTAAACCAATGAATTTAGATATAGTTACTATATTAAATACTGAATTGCGTTTAATGACTGTAAGACAAGGTGATAAACAGATAAATATGTATAAAGGGTCTTCTTCAAAACAAATTACTCCTACATTAAAAACAAAGATTAATGAATTTTTTGATAAATATATGGGAACAAATGTTACAGAAAATATACAAATTAAGCCTGATAATATTAAAAATATTATTCCAATGAGAATTACGCCTAGTGCTGTAAGTAATTTTTATAATAGTTTAGTTCATTCTTATAGTGTAGATATTAAACAAAAAGATTTAAATAGAAGACCTATTTTTAAACCATTTGATGAGATATTTAGTTTAGACGATATAGATTTACTTTTATCATTTGGATTAGAGATTGGAAAAAAATATTTATTTAAGATACCTACTAAAGTTTCTAATGATAAAATATATATTGTTATAAAAGAGTTTATAAACAAAAATTATGGGTTTTACGAGCCTTTATTTAAATGGTTTGATAATAATGACTATGATTATAGATTACCAATTTTATTGTTTATAGATAGTTATCACGATTTTAGTAAAAAAGCAACAGGTGGAAAAGATAAAATATTACAAACACAAATTAACAAAATATTAAATCTACAGGATAAGTCAACTATTATGGATTATTATACAAATAAAATGTTTGAAAATACAAGTGAAGAAAAATTTCCAGATAATACTATTTTAACAGGGTTAAATTTATTAACAGATTCAAATAGAAGAAAAATATTTAATATATTAAAAAATTTTGTAGATAAAATTAAAGGACAAGCATTTGAAAAAACATTTTTATATTTATATATGTATTATTTTTATATAAGAACAAATATAGATGGAAATGTTGATGAAAAAATAGAATATTTTAGAAATAATTATACATATAACGTTCAAGGTACTCAAAGACAAAAAATTAAAGTTAACAGATATACACAAGACTTTTTAATGAGAAACGAAAGTTATAGATTAGGAAATACCCCAAAACATTTTGCAGTAGAAGATTCTTCAAAATATGTATATATACCGGCTGCCTTAATGGATGCAAATAAAGCAACATCATCAAAAAATCCAAAAGATTATACAACAGAAAAACCAGTAGTAAATTATAATATAGGAAATATGAACTTAATATATATGTTTAATAATGATTTATGTAACTTAACAGTATCAGGAACTATGGGAAATCCTGCTAATCCTAGTTTTCAATTATATGCAGAACAAACTTGTAAAGGAGATAAAATACCAATTAATTTTGACGAAGACATAGATAGTTATGAAAAAGAAAATTCTACTACTATGTCTAAGAAAAATTTATATGAAACAATAGATCAATTAAGAGAAATAGAAAATACATTAAAAAATAGATTTAATGTAAAAAATACAAAGAACTTAAGTACTAATTTTATAAAATTTTCAAATGGAAGCGACGGTATATCAAGAGGAGATGTTCTTTCATTAATATTAACCTTTTCTGATAATTTAACAAGAAATAAAATGAATATACAAATAGTAGATAGATTATTATCATTAAAACGTTTAGGAGATTTCGGACAAATTGAAAATTGTAAAAAGTTAGATATTCCTCTTTTTACTCAAGATTCTATGGAAAATTTATTAGCAATTGTCAACTGCACACAAACTATATTTGGAAATAATCCTTCTTATATTTATTACAATGGTTCAGGAATAAATTCTAATCCAAATTTAACTAATAGTTTATTAGATAGAAATTCAAAATGTAATATTATAACAACTAACGTACAATTACAAACAACAAATTATGAACCAGAATACGAAGAAGATAATTTAGATGATTTTAGAGAATATAAAACTTTATTTAATAAAGTAAAAAACTCTACTTTTAATACAAATCTAGCAAACTGGCTCAAAGAAAGATTTTCCCAAATTTTTATAAATAATAAGTATCCTACAAAGATTTGTTTGTCTGGAATAAATGAACCAAATATAAATTTAAAATATTGTAGTGAATTTGATAAAGAAATTATAACTAAAGTATTAAATAATTATTTGAAATTTTTAATAAAAGTAGATACATTAGCACAAGACAATAATATAGATATTTTCGGATTATATTTGTTTATAAAATATGATTTATATGATCTAATAAATACTTATACAAGCGGATATAGAAAATCTAATAATACAAAATATGCAACTGCTAAAATACTTGAAATTGTTCTTAAACAAATATTATATGATTTAGATAATATGTGCAATAATATCCAAATGAACGATAACGAAAATTGTAAAAATATAGAAGATTATTTAAATGATTTTAAAAAAGAGTTTAAACAAGATATTAAAAAAGAATTACAATATGATTATGATGAAGATGAATTAAACGAACAAGTAAATAGATATTATAACAACGAAAACAAATATTATAAAAACATATATGATAAACAATTTAGTAAAAGTATATTACGCGATAAAAGAAAAGATGATATAACGGATACTAATATTGTTAATATTAAAAGAAGTAGAAAACAAAAAATTAATATACGTAGAAAATCTTCTCGTGATAATCTTAGAAAACATCAACGATAATAACACTCACTACACTCTTCTTTTTTATCATGCTCTTTACACACTAAAAACCACTTTAAACATTTATTACAATATCTCATTTCACATGGCTCTTCGTATCCCATAAAGGCTTCACAACGACCATCACAACAATCGTAATTACAAACTGTTTCATGAAACTCTACATAATGCTTTTGACAAACATTATATTTTTTATGATGTATACAAAGTTTTGTCTCTTCAGAACAAACGTAACATTTAGTTGTTTTTATTGTTCGTTGTTTTTCACAAATATAACAACTCATTTTCTATTATAGTTTAATTAAAGCTTTAATTAAATTATATAACAAATGTCTCATTATGATACTTTAGGAGTTTCTAAAGATGCCTCGTCAGACGACATCAAAAAAGCGTACAGAAAACTTGCCCTTCAACATCACCCTGATAAAGGCGGAAACGAAGAAATATTTAAAAAGATTTCAGAAGCTTACGATATTCTCTCTGATGAAGATAAACGAAGACAATATGATATGTCATCTTCAAATCCATTTGGACAACAATCATTTAATCCTTTTGATATGTTTCAAAATATGAATATTAATATTAATCCATCAACTCCTCAAGAAGTTAAACTATCTGATACTCAGTTTACTTTACCTATTCATTTAGAAGATTCTATTCGTGGTATTCATAAACGCATACCTATTACATATACTACGAAATGCGATTGTGTAAAATTTTGTTCACAGTGCAATGGTTATGGATGTAAAATACTTAGACAACAAATTGCATTTTTTGTTACAAATATAAAACAAGAATGTAATAATTGTAGCGGAAGAGGTATTATATCAAATGGAAATTGTGAAAAATGTGAAAATACATTATCAAAAGAAGTTACAGAAACATTAGATATAATGATTCCTGCAGGTGTTCCTGAAAATTGGACAATGAGAATTCCAGGAAAAGGAACAGTTCCGATGAGAAGAAATGAAATACAAGGCGATTTAATAGTTAATATAAGTATAATGGAACATCCATTAATAAAAAAAGATGGAAATAATTTGATATACAATTATAACATAAAATTAAAAGATATGCTTACAGGAGTTAAATTACACATTAATAAATTTGGAGATAATCTTGTAGCAAATATAAATTCAAAGCATTTGAAAGATAAAGAAGTTATTATTAAAGGAAAAGGAATTACATGGCAAAATCATACAGGAGATTTTATTGTCAAATTAAATATAAACTATGAGTTAAAAGAGTTATCAGAGGAAGAATTAAAGTTATTACAAGAGACATTTGAGAAGATAGGATGGTAAATTATAATACTAATTTATATTCGAGTGGAATTCTAATTACATTTATATTTTTTATATTAAGATAATGTCTTAATATAGTTTCAGGATGAAATACACAACCATTATCTAACATTTGTTTTAATTCTTCATATAAAGATAGATATATTTTCATAGAGTCATATGTTCCAAATGCCAATTGGTCGTTTAATCCTCCCCACCAATCATTTCCTTCTGGTATATATATTGTATTTTCATTTAATTGATTAAACCATTGAAAATTTAAGTTTTTATTTAATATAGTTTCTGTTCTATAAGATATGACTAAATCATAAGAAGTGGGTGTGGTGTTTATAAAGGTTTCAAGTAATTTAAATACTCTTAATCTATTAATAAACATACACATCGTGTTATGACCTTGATAATGGCAATATTTTGGATATTTTGTATGATCGAAGTAAGTTATAGGTTCATTTATCATAAGTTTTGGTTTAAATATTTTTTTAAATGATTCTAAATCTTCATTTAGGTCTGGACTATGACTTAAGAAAAAGTCAATTTCATTATTATCGTTTATTTTAATATATTTTAAAATATTGTAATAACATCTTTCAAATTGTTGTATACGACCAGAAAATAAAATAGCTATTCTCATTTTTTATAACTTAAATGTATTATTTTAAATTATAAAAATGAACATAATAATATTAGCTGGAGGAAAAGGAACTAGAGTTTCTATGTTTGATAAGCCAAAACCATTGATTAATATATTTGATAAACCGATTATATTTTATTTAATAGATAACCTCAAAATAACTACTAAAGATAATGTATTTATATTTTACAATCATAACTTAGATAGTTATAGCTTTTCAGAGATTATTAAAAATAAATATCCTTATATTAATTTAATAACGATAAACACAGATACAAGAGGACCTGCAGAAACGTTATATTTAGGATTAAATAAAATTATTAATCAATATGTTGGCAAGACTATGATATTTGATTGTGATTCATTTTATTTAGATAATGTAGTTGATATGTTTAGAAATTGCGAAACAAATATGGTAACATATAGAACCGACCCTCACGAAAAACCAATATATTCTTATTTAGAATTAGAAAATAATAATGTAATACAAATAGCTGAAAAAATAAAAATATCAAATAATATAAATAATGGTTGTTATTGTTTTATAGATATCAATACATTATATAATTATTCATATAAAATAATTAATAATGTAATAGATTCTGAACCGTATATGTCTTGTATTGTATCGGAAATGTTAAAAGATAATGAAAAATTTTCAGGTTATGAATTATCTAATTTTTATTCATTAGGTACATTAGAAGAGATTAATAAATACAAAGACAACACAACCATATTTTTATTTGATTTAGATGGAACTTTAGTAAATACAGATGAAGTTTATTTTAATGTATGGAAAACGATATTAGAAAAATATAATATGGTATTAACAAAAGATATATATTATAAATATATATTAGGTAATAATGATTTGTATGTAAAAACAAGTTTAATGTTAAACGATAATATAACTTATATTTCAGAATTAAAAGATTCGTTATTTTTATCTCAAATTTGTAATATAACGTTAATAGAAGGAGTTTGTAAATTATTAACTGACATAAAATTAAATGGTCATAGAATTAGTGTTGTTACAAACTGTAATCGTAGAACTGCAATTTCTATATTAAAATATTTTAATCTTGATGTTTTTATAGATTATGTTATAAGTTCAGATGATTGTTCTCAATCAAAACCTTATCCAGAGCCATATAATAATGCGATTAAAAAATATAATGTTTTATCTGATAAGGTAATTATATTTGAAGATTCAAAAACTGGAATTCAAAGTGCAAAATCTGTATTTCCAAAATGTTTAGTTGGAATAACAAGCACTTATGACAAAAATACATTAAATAATTATGGAGTTGATATTATTATTGATAATTATCTTCATGATATAACATATTTTATTAATTTTAAAAAACATGAAATTAACAATATTAAACAATATATAATTAACTCATTACCAGAATATTATATTAAAGATGTTAAAATAAATAATATCAAACTAAAAGGAGGATATATTTCAGATGTTTTAAAGATAAAATTACATACAGAATTTAATGAATATAATTGTGTATTAAAATTAGAAAATAAACAAGAAACAAATCTATCAAAAATGGCAAATAAATTAGGTTTATACGAAAGAGAATATTACTTTTATAAAAATATTTCAAAATATATAAACGTAAATATTCCAAGTTGTTTTGGAATAATTCAAGATAATAATTTAAATGATATAGGAGTATTATTACAAGATTTATATGAAGAAAAATATACAATTAATCTAAATTTAAATAAAGAAAATATTGATGTTTCTTTAAAGGTGATAAATGATATGACAAAATTTCATCTTCGATTTTGGAACAAAGATTTAAAAACTATTTTTACAAAATTAAATAAACATAACGATTCTATGTTTAATCCTACTTGGAATAATTTTTTAATAGATTCTTGGCCTATATTTTATCAACGTTGGAATGGTATTTTAACAAAAAATCAATTAGAAATTGGGTATAATATATTATTAGATTTTCAAAATATCCAAAATAGATTATCTAATAATAATTTAACATTAATACATGGAGATATAAAATCTCCTAATATTTTTTATGATAAAAATTATAGTCCATATTTTTTAGATTGGCAATATATTGCAATAGGTAAAGGAGTTCAAGATTTAATATTTTTTATTATCGAAAGCTTTGAAGTTGATAATATTATAAAATTTTATAATTTATTTATAAATTATTATTATATTAAAATAAATGAACACATTACCGACTATACAATGCAAGAATATAAACAAGATATAAAAGATTCTATTTGTTATTTTCCATTTTTTGTTGCTATTTGGTTTGGAACAGTATCCCCTGATGAATTGATTGATAAAAATTTTCCTTTTTTCTTTATTAAAAAATTATTTGTTATTTTAGAAGTATACGATAAAGTATAAATTATTTTTTCTTTTTAAACGATTTGTTAAATTCTTTCCATACTTTATTTCCTTCTTTAATTCCTTTGGTAGGATGAGCGTGAAAACGACTTCTCTGTTCCATTGTTAATCCAATTTGACGCATATGTGCAAATGTTATTTTTTTATTTTTATATAAACTTCTTAAACGTTTTACACTTTTCTTTGCTTCATCTCTACTTCTAAATCGCAATCCGTGAACAGTTCCTTTTGGATTTTCATCAGTAAACAAATCAGAGTGATGTTCGGGTTTTTCACCTTTATATTTACGAGGAACTCTTGGAGTACCACGACCACGAGATTTTTTTAAACGGTTTAAACGACGTTTAAATAATGGAGAATTTCCTGGCATTATATTATTTATTAATATAAATAATATAAAAAATATTTTACATATGTCCATCTAATCCAACAAATTCATTACTACGAGGATAAGTTTCATTCATTCTATTATTAATAAATGTACTTTGAGCTTGTTGTAAATCATTTACATACATATTACTATATTGATCGATAGTAGTAACAGATGGTAAATTTGTAATTCTATTCCATTCAGAGCCGTCAGACCATGTTATTTTATCATCGTTTACTAATTTTCCAAATAATCCATTACCATAAGTAATAAGACCTTTCATAGAAAGACCACCTTTCATTTGAACGGTATCTGCGACATATTTATATCCAGATGAATAGAAACGGAAAACTAGTTGATATGGATAATCAGTATTAACAAAAGGTTTTGGTGAATATAAATAAATTCCATAGACAGTATCAGTTGATGGACCGATCCAATAAGTGTTATCTAATTTCTGTGAAATTTGTTCTAATGATTGCATTCTTTTTAAAATAAACTAAATAAAATTCTTTTTTAATTTTTTTTCTTTTCATAATTTAAAATAATATAAATATGCCATCTAAAAAATCTCATAAGAAGAAGTTGCCAACCGCTTTGAAGCGTATGGCTGCTATTGCTAAGAAATTATCCCGCTCTGGCAAGTACAGAGGTAACTTAATGAAGGCTGCTGCTAAGGAATATAGAAAGACCTTCGGTAAGAAGTCTTCTAGAAAGTCTAAGAGATCTTCTAAGAAGTCTAAGAGATCTAAGCGTTCTAAGAAGTCCAAGAGATCTAAGCGTTCTAAGAAGTCTAAGAGATCTAAGAAGTCTAAGAGACACTCCAAGAGACATTCTAAGAAACACTCTTCTCGTTCTCACTCTAAGAAGTCTAAGAAGTCTAAGCGTTCTAAGAAGTCCAAGAGATCTAAGCGTTCTAAGAAGTCTAAGAGATCTAAGCGTTCTAAGAAGTCCAAGAGATCTAAGCGTTCTAAGAAGTCCAAGAAATCTAAGCGTTCTAAGAAGTCTAAGAAGTCTAAGAAGTCTAAGCGTTCTAAGAAGTCCAAGAGATCTAAGCGTTCTAAGAAGTCTAAGAGATCTAAGCGTTCTAAGAAGTCTAAGAAGTCCAAGAAGTCCAAGAGATCTAAGAAGTCTAAGAGACATTCTAAGAAGCATTAAATTAAATGTTTATAAAGTTAATTTAACTAATAATTATAATAGTTAAATTAAAAAGAATAAAAATAACAGCTTAAAAAAGTTTTTTTTATTTTTTTCTTTTGTTTATAAATAAAAATATAAATGGCTAAACATTCTAAAAGAAAGCATTCTAAGAAGCATTCTAAGAAGCACTCAAGAAAGGGTTCTAGAAAGGGTTCCAGAAAGGGTTCCAGAAAGGGTTCCAGAAAGGGTTCCAAGAAGGTATCTAAGAAGTCTAAGAGAAAATCTGGTCGTGTCAAGAAGGATGCATCTAATCCTTGTTCATTAAGAAACAAGGCACAATGTGGAGGTGATCCAAACTGTCATTACGTCAAGAGACGTGGTTGCTCTCGTAGAAGCGGAGCAGCAAAAATGAAACAATTTTACGAAGGTCCTATGATGCCTGCTGATATGATGTAATTAAAAATATATTAATTAATTATTTTAATTAATATATAAATAAAAGATGTGTGAAAAAGAATATATATTAAGCAAAGATACATTAAACACAATTTATGAACATGTATTCGAATCAGAAACAGAATTATGTTCTTATTTAGAATTAAAAAGTGGTAAAGAATTAAAAATTATAGTAGATTTATTACAAGAAGGAGATGTAACAACAGGTAGAAAAACTTGTAAAAATAAAGGGAAAAGTTCTGGATTTTTATATCATTCTCATCCTTTTTCATCAAGGTCTTATCCAAGTACAGAAGATATTGTAAAAGTATTAAAGTATGATTTTAAAGTAAGTATAATAGCAACCAGATGGGGAATATATACAATAAAAAATCCAATTAAACAAAAAATAAAGGAAGATGAAGTAGATTATTATTTAAAAAAAATATTAAAGAATGTAGATGTAATTGGAAGAATGGAAAATAAAAAAGGTTTTTTAGCAGAAAAATATTTAAACCCAGAAGACTTTAAGGGAGATTTTCATTCAAAATATTATATAAAAACATTAACAGATGATGAGATAAAAATAATAAGAGATGAATTAGAAAACATACATAGATTTACAAAATTAACACTTAATTTTTGTCCTTGGAGTTATTTATTACGATAATTTCATTCGTTTAATTTGATTAGTTAATACATACATACTAGTCTTTTTTATAAAAATTTTATAATAATATCTAGTAGTTCCTTTTGGAGGTTGATAGTTCATTTCTTTTTCAACAAAACCATATTTTGTAATTAATTTTGTCATATTTTTCATACTATAATAATCGTCAGTATAGTTGTGTAAAAAATCAAGACTTTCTTTATCTGAAGTACACATTTCTCTAAGAGAATGGTCTAAATCAATTAGTGTTCTGGTAGAAATACTATCGCAATCGTGTTCTCTAATTAATAAAATACCATCTTCTTTTAGTACACGATTAATTTCTTTCAAAGTCATATCCATATGTTTGATATGATGAAATACTTGGAAAGCAGAAATTAAATTCAACGAATTATCTTCAAAAGGTAATAGAGAAGTAGTAAGGTAACGTAGAGTAACATTTTTTTGATATTCAGATACGTTTTCAGTGCTAAACCAAGATTTAACATCAGAAACAAAAACTTGTTCTTTATTTAATTTTAAATATTTAGCGAGAGCGACAGTTAATTCTCCATTAGCTCCTCCAAAATCTAAATATTTAAATTCTGGAGTAATATTTAATAAACTAAAAAATCCAAATGCATTTAAGTCTTTAATACGTTGTGCACCTCTATCAAAAGATGTATTTGGATTATTCATTTCATGAATACTTCTTAATTTTCTATATACAATTATATCGTTTCCAATAGTAGCATCTTTTAATATATTGTCAATTGTATTATAAATATATTTTTTATCTCTCGACCAATAAAATATGATTTTCGCAATAAGGTCTTGAAGGTCTTTTTTCTTATTGTACAAATTAATTAATGCATAAAATTGTGTTAAAGTATATTGAGGATAATAAATAGAGGTTGAAAGAGGAGCTACTTTTGGAATTGGTAAATTATAATTTATATATTGATTAACATCATTATTTTCTAAACCTTTAAGATAAATTTGACCGTAAGGACTAGAAAGCATTTGCATATTAAAATAATAAGGTTTTAAGATATATTCTAAAGTTTCTATTGCAACATAATAATAAAAATTTGTAATTTCTACTTTAGTTGTTTTAATGCCAAGAGATTTTAAAGTGCTATAGAAACAATCTAAATAAAATCCTGATAAACTTGCTTTGATAAATTTATTAATTATTTCAGTAGAAGCTTTTTGTTTATGTTCTGAAGTAATTACATTGTATGGAAATTTATAAAATGACGTATGATAAAAAAAATCTATTTGTTTATACAAAGGTTCTAATTGAGTTAATAATTCTTTAATTAAAGTTTCATCGTAATTTTTATTTTCTTTTGTGATGGTATAATTTGAACCGCATAAATTAGCGTATTCAAGAAGTATTTGACTATTAAATGTTTCATTTATTTTGTTATATTTAATAAATTGATAAGGTTCATAAGTAGTTTTTATAATATATTTTTCATACATATTATATTTCATTTTTATCATGTTAGCTCCAGAGTATTTAAAAAATTCTTCTAAAGACATAAATTGGTCTAATACGACATTATTTTTTATAATATCAAAATCGTCTTTTTCTAAGGCTTTTTTCATAAGTTCGTTAAAAGATTTATTTCCTACTATATCAGTAAAAAATTCACCATTTTCTTCGTTATCTTTATATAACATAAATAAACCAAACATATATATTAAACGGTCATTATATATAGATAAATTATTATTAGTATAAGCAATATTGTCAATGACATAAGAAGGGGTTTCTTTAAAAGAAAATAATAAACGTTTTGAATTAATTGTTAATAGATTATCAAAGTCAACAGATACAATATCAATTCTGTTGTTATTATCAATCATATATTGATTAACAAATTTATCATCAGTTATAAAATATTGGACTTTAGAAGGGTCAAATGAAAGTTTATATAAAAATTTAAAATAATGACAAGTAAGTAAATAAGAAAAAAACATTTTTAAACTAAATGTTAATTCTTCTTCAAACCCAGGATATTCTTCTATTATTTTTCCATCTTTTATGATAGAAGTTTTATAATATTCTTGAGATTTTGTTCCGGTGTGTCTTGCAACAGAAAGACAATAAGGAGTTTTATTAGAAAGAATATCTTGAACGATAGAACAAAAATTTTCTTTCTCAATTCCTATAGTGTTTTTATAATTAATAAATTGATAATTCTCGTATAATTTTAATAATGACATTTTAACTATAGTCTTTTGATATAATTATAATAAAATAATCATTTCATAAAATATTTTATAAAGTTAACTTTTATAAAATATTTAATTATCTAATAACTGTATCATTTGATCGAAGTTTGGAAAATACTTTTCAAACTTTTTTACTACACCTCCAATCTCTTTACATATTTTACATCTTGCTGTAGAATGGTTTTCAATTGATTTCATGCTATCTACTAAATCAATATAAATTGGACTTACATCATCTCTTCTAAAAATTCTACCAATATACTGCATAAATTGAGCTTTAACATCTCCTCCAGCAATCAACATATCAAGTTTTGGATGATCGAATCCAACTCCGCCTTTAGAGAAGGTGGCAATTAATATTCTGCAATTATAGTTACAAAATTTATCACTTCCCATAAACACGTCAACGTCTTCTTTATAATATGTTAATATTTCTTTTAATATAGTAGCATGTTCTTTACGATTAACTAAAACTAAAATATTACGTTTAGAAAAATATCTACAAAGATTTACAATTAATTGATTTCTTTCTTTATCTTTTGCTTGACTTTCTAAAACACTTCCCCAATCTAACATTCCTACAATATTTTGTTTAGCATCTGGTTCAAATCCTGTTTTTATTTTATAAGCATTAAAAGATTTATTCATATTTTTAACAATCATATCAGGACCTACATATAATTCTAAAATTCTATCTAAACCATCAGGACGAATTGGAGTAGCACTAAGACCAATAAGATATTTAGGAAAAAGATAATGAAGAGCTTTAGAGAAAGTAGTGGTACAAATTGTATGAATTTCGTCTACAACAACAGTACCAAAAGGAAGAAAATAATTTCTATCTTTTTTAGGGATATTAATAACGTTAGCAATCATAATGTCAACATCTCTTGATTCGCCTTTTTTGCCAAGGATACAGTAGGTTGCTTCAGGAAGATATTTTTTGATAGCTAAAATCCATTGTTCTAGAATAATACTTCTATGACATAATACAATTGCTTTTAATTTCATTTTAGAGAGTAGATAAAGAGTATAAATAGTTTTTCCAAATCCAGTATGAAGAGATAATATAACACTTTTTGTTTTGTTTAAAGTGTCTAGAGTTTCTTGTCTAATATCTTTCTGACGTTGAAGAAGTTCACCGTTAAATTCAATATCAATTTTTTTATGTTCGTATAAAGAGATTTTAGGGACAGATGATTCTAGATGTTGAAAATAATAACTAAAAGGAATGCATGCAGCTTCAATGTTAGTTTGTCCTGATTTAAAAGTAAATGCATCATAACATTCTATAACGATTTTTTTAGCAGGAAGATTAAATCCTTTATAAACTTTAGTATCATTAGAAGTCGGTTTGACAATAAGGTCTGTATATAATTGTTTTTTTTGAATATTAGAGAGAGTTTTTATATCAACTAATACGCTCATATTGTATAATAAAAAATATAATAAAAAGTAAAAAATCAATTTTAATTAAAATTGATTTTTTTTATTAATATAAAACAAAGGATAAACTATATTTTTATATAAAGGTTGACTTAGAATAATAATATTGAAAAGATATGATAAAAGATAGAATTGATAATATATAAATTAATGGTATTGAAAGTGTTTAAATAAACGTATGAAAAAAGTATAATAAATGTTTTTTTGAAAGTATTTTCTTTTTATTTTTTTATTTTTTTCTTTATAATAATTAAAAACTATGTCATTCTATCAAACTAACAATTCATCTATTGTCCGATTTTCAGTTACTCCAAAAAAGGCTGTTGCTCCTTTCTCTAATATGAAGAGAATTGCTGCTATTTCTTCAGTTGGTGCTGGTTACTCTGGTTATTATACTGGTGCTGTAGCTGGTACTATTGGTGTTGCAAACAAGAGCTTTTTACTTACTCCAGAACAAATTCAAAATGGTGCTTTAATTATCAATCCAACTGGTACTTGGGTTAGTGGTACTACTAATCCATATGCTCATTATACTTTGCCATCTGCTTTTGCTTTACAAGAATTCTTAGGTGGTCGTGGTGCTTTCAATATTGATAGTCAAATTACTGGTGCAAATGATTTCTTTGTCTTAAATGTTTATAACCTTGCTACTTGTACTGGTGTTATTCACGCTTATACTGATGGTACTAATCAAAAAACTATTACTCAAGCTACCGTTCAAAATGATGCTGTTCTTACTCCAGTTTTAATAGAATTTACTGGTGTTAATAGTTCATATGCTAGTGTTAATGGTGTTGCAAACTATGTTTCTTATACCATTTATTAAATAAAATAATTGATAAAAAATATAATTTAATTATTATTTTCTTTATAATAATTAAAAACTATGTCATTCTATCAAACAACTAATGCTCCTATTTTAAGATTTCGTACCCAACAAAGAAAAACTGTTGCTCCATTTGAACGTTTAGATCGTGTAGTTCAAATTCAAAATATCGGACAAGGTTACTCTGGTTATTATACTGGTGCTGTAGCTGGTACTGTTGGTGTTGCAAACAAGAGTTTCTTACTTACTCCTGAACAACTTCAAAATGGTGCTTTAATTATTAGTCCAACTGGTTCTACTACTGGTATTAATCCATATGCGTTCTATACTTTACCATCTGCTTTTGCTTTACAAGAATATCTTGGTGGTCGTTTTGCATTTAATATGCTTGCAAATCAAACTACTCAACAAACTACTGGTGCAAATGATTTCTTTTTATTAAACGTTTATAACGTTGCTAATTGTACTGGTGTTTTTGTTTCATATGATAATCAATCACAAAAGATTATTCGACCTGCACCTATTTTTAATGATGCCGCACTTACTCCAGTTTTAATTCAATTTAATGGTGTTAATAGTACTTATGCTACTACTAATGGTGTTGCAAACTATGTTTCTTATACTCTTTATTAAATCATTAAAAAAAATTAATTATTATTTTCTTTATAATAATTAAAAACTATGTCATTTTATCAAACAACTAATGCTTCTATCGTAAGATTTCGTACTATTCCAAGAAAAACTGTTGCTCCATTTGAACGTTTAGATCGTGTAGTTCAAATTCAAAATATTGGAGCTGGTACTGCTGCTCATTATACAGGTACTAATAATAATGGTGTTCGTTCAACTTATAATAATAGTTGGATGTTAAATCCAGAACAACTTCAAAATGGTGCAGTTATAATTGCACCTACATCTTTAGGTGTTAATGGTTATTATACGTTACCATCACCTTATCTTTTGCAAGAATATCTTGGTGGTCGTTTTGCATTTAATATGCTTGCAAATCAAACTACTCAGCAAAATACTGGTGCAAATGATTTCTTTTTATTAAATGTTTATAATCTTGGACCAAGCGATGCTATATTCGTTGCATACGATAATCAATCTCAAAAACCAATTGCAGCACCATCTATTCCAAATGATGCAAGACTTACTCCAGTTTTAATCCAATTTAATAATGTTAATAGCACTTATGCTACTGTTAATGGAACTCAAAATACTGTCAGTTATACAGTTTATTAAAAAAATATTAAAGTAAAATTTTAATTATTATTTATTTTTTTCTTTATAATAATTAAAAACTATGTCATTCTATCAAACTAACAATTCTTCTATTATTAGATTTAATGTCCACGATCCTAACAGAAAGGTTATTGCACCTTTCCAGACTCTGGCTAGAGTAGTTCAAATGCAAAAAATTGGACAAGGTTACTCTGGTTATTATACTGGTGCTGTAGCTGGTACTGTTGGTGTTCTAAACAAGAGTTTCTTACTTACTCCTGAACAACTTCAAAATGGTGCTTTAATTATTAGTCCAACTGGGTCTACTACTGGTATTAACCCATATGCGTTCTATACTTTACCATCTGCTTTTGCTTTACAAGAATATCTTGGTGGTCGTGGTGCCTTTAATATGCTTGCAAATCAAACTACTCAACAAAATACTGGTGCAAATGATTATTTTATTTTGAATGTTTATAACGTTGCTGATTGTACTGGTGTTTTTGTTGCATATGATAATCAATCACAAAAGATTATTCAACCTGCACCTATTTTTAATGATGCTGCTTTAACTCCAGTTTTAGTTCAATTTAATGGTGTTAATAGTACTTATGCTACTGTTAATGGTGTTGCAAACTATGTTTCTTATACTCTTTATTAAACTTATAAATTTTTATTTTTTAATTATAAAAATAAAAATTAAATTTTAGGACAATAATTATAATCAAGTGGTTTTTTAGAGTCAAAATAACCCATTTGTTCTGCTTTATTTAATAATTGTTTAAAATTATTTTTAAATTCGTCTCCTTTATGTTCCATGTCAACGCTTTCACTAAAAGCATGTGCGAGTTCATGTAGAGCTACATACATTAACATATTATAATCATAATATTTTCCATCTTTATCTTTTAAACATAGATAAACCATTTTTTTGTCTTCAGTGAAACTTTCATTTGAAGCGTTAAAAATTAAATGTTGTGCACGAGGATCAATTTTTATTAAATCATTTCTAAGTTTAGAGATGAAAGGGTCGTCGTAAGAATAAACTCTATTTACACACAAAGTAACTAATACAACTAATAAAAAAGAAAAGATTAAAATATAATGGTCTGAATTTAAATATCGCATTTATAATTAATTAAATAATTTTTTTTGTTTTTTTTCTCTTATTTATCATAAATGAGTCAAAATATTTTACCACTCGGTCTTGCTTTATTGGCAGGTTCTTTTTTAATGTTTACTAACTCTAAATCTAAAAGAGAAGGTTTTAGAGCAGATGAAATTGTTACTGGTGGTCCAGCTAGTGCAAATTCAGTAGGTCCAGGTCAACAAGGTATTATGGCAGGTCCTAGTAACTATCCATCTATTCCTTCTGTAAGAAGTGATGTTAATGGTACTATTCAATCCGCTATGAGAGCTACTGCTCCAGGTCAAATGTCTGCTTCTGGTGCTTCTTTTACTAATGGAAGTGGTTCTCCAGTTGATTACAAGTCTATTGGTTCATATACTCAAAATACTTTATTAAGAAATAATTTATTAACTTCCGATCAAGTTACTCAAGCTTTAAAGGATGTTTATGGAGGTAAAACTCCTCAATTACAATCAGCTCAAGATTTATTACCTATGCCTGATATGAAATATTCTTCTACTATTGACCCAACTAACCCACAAAACTTTATCTATGATAGAACTCTTTTCGCTCGTTTAAAGAGACGTTATGGTAACGGTGTTGACTTTATTCGTGGTGATATTGATATTAAGCCAGAATATAGAGGATGGTTTGATATCCGTCCACCTTCCGATGTCGATTTGGTCCAAGGTTACTTCGACAAGTATATCGATATCGAACAACAAACCGCAATTCAAGATTCTATCTTCACCAGAAATACTCCTATCTCTGCTATCGAAGAAGGAAAAGTCAATCCTTGGGGAAAGACTTACTTACTTCCTGGTGTCGACAATCAAACTTCATCACGTTTTGGAGGTTTATAAATATATTTCACAATTTAAATTTAATAAAATAATTTAAATTGTTTATTCTTGATCTTCTTCCATTATTAATGTTTCTTTTTCTTCAATTTCATCGTCTGTATCAGTTTCTTCTTCTGTTTCTTCTTTTGGTTCCTCTGGTTCATATGAACGATTTTTCTTATGAGAATTCTTTTTATGTGATTTCTTTTTATGTGATTTCTTTGCAGAACGTTTTGCTTTTCTATGTTTCAACTTTTTTTCTTCTCTACTTCTTGTTCTACTTTTTGACTTACTCTTTGATTTAGTTTTATTTTTCTTTTGAGAACGTTTTTTACTTACTTTCTTACCAGCAGATTTAGACTTTGATTTAGTTTTATTTTTCTTTTGAGAACGTTTTGATTTTTTTCCTCTACTCTTTTTCTTTCCAGCAGATTTAGACTTTGATTTAGTTTTATTTTTCTTTTGAGAACGTTTTACAGTCTTTTTCTTTGGACTACGAGATGGTTTATAAACCATTTTCTTCTCTTGTTTTTCAGAGTCATCTAATTGCCATTTGCAAATACCATTTTTATCTACAATAGAATTATAAAGTTTTCCATCGTTTCCTCTTCTTCTTTCTCCGCAACATTTATTAGCAGGATACGCAGGGGAATTACGGTCAGAATATTTTTTAGTGTGTTGTTTTACACAGTCAGACATATTTTATTAATACTATAATAAAATATTTTTAATAATTTTTTTCATATAAACATAAAATTAACATCCTAATACATTTCTTGCATTAGTCCATCTATTTAGTCTATCATCTAACCCGTTATAACCTCCATTGATTGTTCTTGTCAACTTCTTAAAACTATCAGTAGTTCCATCACAAAAACGATTAAGATTATTTACAGTCCAAAACCATACTGCAGAATTAAATCCATGACTTGGTAAAACTAATAATTCTGGTTTACTTATAAAATCATTTTTAAAATAATCGCTAACTCGTTTATAATTAGATCTTCCAGTAACTTGAATTGCTCCTCTTCCTTTATATTTTACACCATCTCCTTTTTGACAATTTCCTAAATCTATACATCTTCCTTCATAAGCTTCTCCCGATGCTAATTCTTCAAAATATAATAAATCAACAGATTCGTGTCCTACTTGTGCAGCAAAAGCAGCCGTAATAGCGCATTGTCTATTATTATCAATTTGACTAATTAAAATACCAAGTGCTTTGTTAAACCACGGATATAATACATTAGTACGGTCAGAGCTAACAGACTTAAAAATATTTCTAAATTGGTCTCTTGTTAAATACATATTAGTAATTGGAGGAATACCTGTTTGGTCTGGAACACAACACTTTCCAGAACCAGAACATAGACCATTATAAACCCCACCTTGACAAGATGAATAAGGAATACATTGACCTTGTAAAGTGGTAATCTTAGTTTGACAAGTAGAAGCAGTTAAATTTAACGAAGATGCTTGTGCTAAAGCAACTAAAAATAAAATACCGAACATACTTGTTTATATATGAAAATTATTTGTTTAAACTATTTAATTATTTTAAACAAGTTTACTTTGGTTGACAGCCTTTACCTTTTACTTTTTTATAACTAGGAGGACATCTGATATTACTTCTTGAAGAACCTTTCTTTGACTTTTTGCCAGATTTCTTTGCAGAACGTTTACCACTTCTTTTTTTAGATTGTTTAGATCCACGTTTAGAAGATTTTACGCAACCAGCGTGATGACCTTTAGCACGAGAGCGACGAAAGCCTGGTGGACATTTAATATTAGACATGTTTATTATATAATAATAAAAAAAATTATTATATAAAAAATTAACTTTTTAATACATCATTTCAAAATCTTCTTCGTCATCTTTTATTATATCTTTAGGAGCTGATATATTTTTAGGTCCCCAAGGATCTAATAAAATACGCATAATATCTCTTGAACTAACTGTATGTTTAATTTTCTTTTTGTTAGCAATATCAATTTGTTCTTTAGAATATTTAGTTAATAATTTTCTGTCTTGTTCGCTTAAAGACAAAGGTCCTTGACTATCATCTTTAGAATAAAGATGTACGATACCAGTACCTGAGCGAATTTGCTTACCAACACAAACAGAGGCAGATGCTCCTTCTAATGCATCAATTTCTCCATATAAAGCAGCTTGAATAACATTATCAAAAGGTTGTTCGAAACAAATTTTAGCAAGAGGTCCAACTTGTTTTCTGTCAATACCGTAACGAGAAACAGAAGTAATTTTTCCATTAGTAGTCATACTGGCAGTTAAAAGATCTAAGTGACGTTTATTAAGATTAGGAAGATTTTTAAAAAATTCTTCTTCTAAAAAGTTTTTAGCAGCATCTATACCATACACTTCATATACATCCCATACATTATTACTTTTACATTTATAAGGGATAACTATAGGATGATTGATAATTTCTCTAAAATTACTACCTTTAGTAGTGACTGACCATTCTTCATTGCTTTCTTCTGAAAAATAACATTCTTCAATTCCATATATACCAGAAATAGGACATTCGTAAATTAAAGGAATAACAACGTCTTTAATAAAAAAATATATTTTATTATCATCATTTATTAAAAATAAAAATCCACCTTGAAGTTCTTCTGTATTTTTTGTTTGTTTTTTCTTAATAATATTAAGAGGATTATCAATGTTATTGCTTACCCAAATATCAATTATACCAGTAGTATCAGGATAAAAAACAACAGAAACTGTATCTTCTATACTGTTTTTAGAGTTATTAGAAAGAGCAAGTTTAATACACCCTGCAATATAAGATAATGATTTTTTTATTCTAAAAATATGTTCTAATGATAATGTTAATCTTATTCTCCAATCATATTGAATAAAAGACGAATCATAAAAAATTTTAAAAAAGTTATGATATTTATTTTCAAAGTCGGTAGCAGGAGGTCTATATTCTATTTTTAATTCTTTTACAATAGATTTAATATTATAATATATAAATTCTTTATCGCAAATTTCTTTTACACTATATAGGTCTTTTACATTTACAAATTCAGAATTTAAATAAATAATACAACTAGGAGTTTTAATGTCTTTGCTTGCGTTTAATAATTCTTTTAATCTAGGAACACCAGTTGTTAAATTAGCTTTACCTATACCTGCAGAGTGAAAACTGTTAAGAGATGCTTGAGTATTTTGTTCTCCTATAGATGACGCAGCAATACAACCGATACTTTCACCAGGATGTAAAAAAGATGATTCATATGCATTTTTAATTTGTTCTTTTAATAAAGGGATAATTTGAGGATAAACTAAAGTTTTTTTTAATTGTTTTTTAATATTATTTATAAGATTAAAAGTGATAGCTTCTGCTACTTCTCTTTCATATAATTTATTAGGGGCAATAACAGAGCAAATATCAGAGATTTCATCAGAAGTTAGTTCGCGTTTTATCATTTTGATATTTTTAAGATGTTATACCTTGAAATTATAAAATATAAATCATTTTATTTTTTATATATTTAAAAACTCATTATTAATTTTTTAAATGGATACTAATCTTAATTATTCACATTTCACACAGACAAAAAAAGAAATTTATGACCTTTTAAATGGCGTAAAGACTTTGAATAGCGCCAAGAGAAAAATGGAAGCTTTATCAAAAAAAATAAATTACATTCATCTGTTTTCTAAACAAGGTGTACAAGGTCTTGCTGGTCATCTTGAAGTAAAAAAAACAAAAACTCCATTCGTATTTAAAGTTAGCGTAGAATTAGACAAAAGTGTAGAACATGAAAATAGTGTATTAGAATCATTAAATACAATTAAATCTTTTTGTCCTAATTTTATTGGAGTTTATACTATGCAAGAGTTACCTGTTAGTCGTTTATTTATCTTAGAAAATAAAGAAGATAGCGATTCTGAAGAAGATGGTTCTGAAGAAGATGATTCTGAAGAAGATGATTCTGAAGAAGAATATAGTGAACCAAATTCAAGAGACGATGAAAAATCTAATGAAAAATCATCATCAGAATCGTCTGGAAGTGAATCTGAAGAAATAGATTTAGAAAATTTAAATTTATTTACTTTTGACAATGAGTATAGCTTAAATAATGTATTGTTTTTAGAATATATTAGTAATATGAGTTTAAAACACGTTATAAGATATTCTGATAAACAAGTATTATATTCTCAAATTTTATCATTGTTATGTGGGTTATATATGGCACAAAAACATCTTCGTTTTACACATTATGATTTACATATTGATAATGTAATGTTAAAAAAAATAGAAGATAATGCAGTGTTTGTTTATAATTTAGGAAGTGATGCATTTATTATTCCAACCTTTGGTATATATCCTGTTATAATTGATATGGGAAGTAGTTATTGTCAACATTTAGAAGACCAAAGTATGAAGTCAAGTCCAAGTCATTATGATAAAGGATTACAACCAACATTTTATGATAATTTTAATGATGTTCATCATTTTTTGTTAAGTTTATTTAATGAAATAGAACAAGATAATGAAGAATATTATTTTTTAAGTACTCGTTTAATGTGGTTATTTAGACATTTACCATTATTACGAAAGAAAGGTTGGAAGATGTTACCAGTTGACGTAATTAGAAATGTTAGGAAGTTTATTAAGATGCTTTGTCCTGAACTTTATAAATTATCTAGTTATCATGATATGGACAAAGATTTTATTGAAGTATTGTCTTATGGTATTAAGTTACCTTGGAAAGAAGAATTAGATAGCGATATTCTTAAAGAATATCCAAATGATAATATAGAAGATACAATAGTAGATGGATTGAAAAAATATTTTGTAGAGTTTTTTACAGAATTTCAGAAGTTTGATGAGATAGAAGATTTTGAAGATCCATATGATTTATTATATGTATTAAAAGAGATAGTAGATTTAGTATATTTACATTCTAAAAGTATTACAAAAAATATAGATAAATATTTAGTAAAAAGATTATATAATGAATTGAAGACTAGATTATTGTGTTGTTTACCAGATATACCAGAAGATATAGATTTTGGAAAGTTATTTTATAATTGTAAGATGTCAATTAGTATAATAAGAACAATGTATTATAGAGAAGTTATTCCAAATATAGAAAAGATAAATGAATGTTATTCAAAGATGGAAGTAAAGAGTGTATTAGATTTTATTAAGTTTATAAAGAGAAATACATCTGTAAGATATGTATATAATAAACAGACTGTATTGTATATATGGGATAGTGTAAATAAAAGTTCTAAGAGATTAATGTTAAATAGTTTAATGAAGAACGATGAGGTAGAAAAGTTAAATGATTTACATCCAACGATGTCAGAATATAAAATATTAAATTTATTAAAATTGAAAAAGTAAATGTAAAAGTTTTTTTTATATAATTATATATAAAAAAAGATGAGTTGTTTGTTAAATGGAAATTGTTGTGAAGAAAAAACAGATACCGTCTGGTTTGAAGACTTTACAAAACTATTTTGTTCATTATCTCCAATACCACATGGTAATTTAACCTCAGCAGAAAGAATAAATGCAGTTACAAGATTTATATTATATATATTTTTATTAATGCTGTCTTCCAATTATAAATTTAAATTTCAATTTTTAATAATAAGTTTAATATTTATTTTCTTACTAAATAAATTAGCAAAAGAAAATAAAATGACAGAAAATTATGCATTTTTATCTCCTCCTAATAATAATAATATGAATTACGATACACTTTCTGAAAAAGGTATTCGTGCAAGACATAGCGATTTAGTTCTTACTAATATGCCTCGTCTTGCCTCTTATACTGATTATAAAGGTAGCGATTTACAATCATTTTTAGATGAAAATGGTAATTTGTTACCAGACCAAGTAATTAAAGAAAAATTACATTATCAACAAATGCAACAAAAAATGCCAATGTGGTCTAATAATGACTCTAATAATTATAGAGGAGATTCAAGATTAGCAATCAAATCTGATGATTTTAATTTTGAAGGAGGTCAACGTGTTAATAACGCTGGTATTCAATTTTATTCATTAAATCAAGGTGTTAACCGTAGAACTATGGTAGAACCTATCATTACTCCTCGTGCATACGATTTAGAATATTGGGGTAAAACTTCTACTAATATTGATAGAATTAATAGACGTAATTATACTGATATTACCGAAGATGAATTATTTAGACAAGGTGGTCCAGTAGGTGGTTTAGGAGTAGAACAGCAATATGTTCCTAGAGTAAAAGGTGCAGTAGAACCAATGAATGCTATAGGAGATAAATCATATGATGGTTATTATGGTGCTGATGAATTTTATTACGGACAAGAATCAAAAAGAGATTATGACCATAATATTGCACCAATTTATTCTCCAGAATTAAATAGAGATGCTACGATTAAACCAATATATAATCCTGGTAATGTATCAAAATTAGAAGAAATTACAAGAGATTCAAATTATTTATTTAATAAAAATAATAAAAAAAATAATATCCATAATATAGATAAAGAACAAATGATGAACTCGTTTAACACAAATCAATATAGCGATTTGACCGTAAAACCAACAAATAATGATAATGTTCCTGCTAATATTTTAATGATTGATAAAGATCCAAATTATGAAAATTGGTATGGCAAAAAACGTCAACCTGAAAAACCAAGACGTATTAAGGAAGGATTTGACTTTATGCCTCTTAATTCTTCTCAAAATGTTTCTGAAACTTTTGGTTCATTAGGTAAAACTACTCCTGTCGGACAAGATTATAAATTACTTTCAAGAGTTCCTGAAGGAACTGTTCTTCCAAAAGTTACTCCTGTAACCGAACAAATGTTAAACGCAAGTCCTACTTATGTTTATAACAAAAACTTTTTTGAAGATCCTTCTAGACGTATGTTCTTACAAGACATCCAACCAAAAATTTATTCTTGGGCTGTAGAACAAACTCCAATCAACTCTAATATCGGTATTTCTTATAATCCTCAAATTCCTCCTAGAGTTTTAGACCAAGTTTATAGCGCAGAAGGTCAACAAGGTGCTTATCCATTATATTCTAGAATTGACCCTCAACTTGTTAGAACCGATGGTACTGCAGGACAACTTGCTAACAATCCTACAAGAACTGATTGGTCTGCTAATTATAGTAACTGGGTTCCTCCTCCAGGAACTATTAACTTTGAAAATATTTATGATCCTCGTTTTACTTCATATGGTGACCCTTATAGAAGTTATTCTGATATTAACTTAGGTCAAGTTCAATATTACTACTCTGATGTTGACGCATATACTATGCCAAATTTTATTTCTAGAAGTAACGTTGACTTTATGGAATATAGAACTCCTCAAAACCAAATTTGGCCTGAATATGAACGTACTGCATCTGCTGACCAAGTTAAACCTTATGTTGAAAGTCAATATGCTGCTGATAATCTATTTTTTAGAGAAGATTTAATGGAACATCAGATGAGCAAACGTAATCGTGAATTATGGCAACTTCGTCAAGCACCATTGACTCGTGCTGCTCATAGTAATATGCCATTTGGTCCTACTTAAATTTAAAATTTTTATTAATCATATTATTAATAAAAATTAACTTTATAAAGATGCTGGATGAATAATTTCCGGATTATACTTTACTTGTGGTTTATAAAAAAGTTTGAAAAGTAAACATATCAATATTATCACTAAAAAAACTTCTATAACATTCATTTTTATTTTATAATAAAGATTTTATTCAAATATTAAAATATCTTCTTCGCTAATATCTTCTTTATCATACACTATATGTTCATAAAAACTTATTAAATATCTATCATTTGTATTTCTTACTATTTGATCTAAATGTTCACTAAAATCATCTGATATTACATTCGGTCTGTCCTCTGTTAAATCATTTAACTTTTCTACTGTCTTTGTCTTAAAAACTATATTTTTTACATTTTCTAACTCTGATAACTCTTTAAATATCTGTGACTTTTTTAATGCTTTAAATTCTTCTACTGCATCTCCTTTCAATGCTATCTTATATTCTATTCCATCTTTTAACATCTCTTTTACTTCTTCAATATTATTTATATCAACATACAAAATCTTCTTTCGTTTTATTTCTAAATAAACATCTTCTATCTTTATTTCACCCTTTATTATATTTATTAAACAAAGACTTTTATCACTTCCTTCTCCATATGAATGCTGTAAACTACTTCCTGTATAATATAAATTCTTTTTTACCTTTTGTTTATCATGAATATGTCCGCTAATTAATAATGGATATTCATCTTCCCATTCTTCAACTTCTTGTGCAACAATTGCTCCCATCTTTGCTCCATTTAATGTTTGATGTCCAAAAATTAGTTTACTATCTTTCCAATCAGGAATTAAATTAAGTGCTTCTATAAATCTTCCTTCTGGAACATAAGGACACATTGTTATAAAAATATCATCTGAAAGATTATGTTTTGTAGGATAATCTACAACAGTTATTGTTCCCCATTCTTTTAAGATATTTAACCAATGATTTGTAGTTAAAAATATAGAATTAGATGTAGCATCGTGATTTCCAACTAATACAAATGAATTTCTTTCTAAAGAAACTAACATTTTAAAGAAATCAACAGCAGCATTTAGAGCATCTGTATGAAGTTTTTCATGAGTATGTAAAATGTCTCCTAAAACAATGATTGTATCAATATCAAAATTACTTTCTAAATATTTTTTAAGTTCTTCAGTAAAATCTTTAGTTTCTTGAATATTATCAGTTCTAAAATGTGGATCTCCGATTGCTAATATCTTCATTTTTATAATTATATTAATAATTTATAATTATAAAATCATTTTACTTTATTTAAAATCTATAATGTCTTCTAACCATCTTATGCTTATATAATCTATATTTAAGTCTCATTGCTGGTACTGCTTCAAGTTCTTGCAATATTTCTTGATATTTATCGCTTAAAATCTTAAAGATTTCTTCATATTTTGCTTTATCTTCTTTAGAATCTTTATGCTTATCTGGATGAACTTTAACAGATGCTCTTCTAAATACTGATGCAAGTGAACGTTTATTTCTAGTAGCATTGTCTAAATCTGAAAACTTACCTCCTAAAATTTCATGAGCCATTTGAGAGAATGACATTAATAAATATTTCATTCTTTGTTCTTCTCTAATTCTCTCTAATCTATCTTCTGCTGCTCTTTCAGCTGCTTCCATTTCTTCTCTTGCTTTTTCACGTTCTCTTTCTTCAGCTTCCATTCTATCTTGTTCTGCCTTTCTTGCAGCTTCTGCTTCTCTTTCTGCTTGTCTTGCTGCTTCAGCTTCTGCCTCAGCTTTTGCTGCTTGTTCTGCTGCTTCTCTCTTTGCTGCTTCTGCTCTTGCTTCAGCTTCAGCTGCTTCTTGTTTCTTTGCTTCAGCCTCTTCTGCTGCTCTTTTTGCTTCAGCCTCTTCTCTAGCTGCTTCTGCTGCAGGAATACTTCCGGCTTCTGCTCTTGCTTCAGCTTGTTCTGCTCTTTCTGCTGCAGCTTCAGCCTTAGCTTCAGCTCTATCAGCTTCTGCTTGTGCATCTTGAGCCTTTTCTTCAGCTTTATCTGCTGCCTTTTCTGTTAACAATGCTACTTTTTCAGCTTCTACTGCCTTTTGATGAGCTTCTTCAGCCTTACCTACAATTTCACAGTAAAATCTTCTTGATTTTTTACCATCTTTAGTCTTATAATAAACTCTTTTAGAACCTTTAGGACAGTTCTTTCTACAAGACTTTTTATTTTTTTTATAACCAGTAATAGAACATCTACTTCCAGCTTTCTTAGAACATCTCTTTTTAGAACCTTTTCTATTTACTCTAGAACCTTTAGGACAAGATTTTCTACATTGTTTAGAGCGTTTAGTGCGACCTAAACTACACTTTCTACCCTTTGATTTTTTTTTATGACTTGGCATTATATTTTAAATATAAGATTAGAAAAAAAAATAATTTAATAATTATCTTCATTAAATTATTTAGTTAACTTTTTTTATTTATTCTTGTAAATCTTCTTTATAAATACACGATACAATCTTTTCCTTATCATTTGTAGTAACTTTATTTCCGTGTCCTGTAACTGATTTTCTATTCATGTACGAATTATATAAATATAATACTCTAGCAGGTGGTAAAGTATGAATGTATAAACTAACTTTTTCTTGTGTAACAATATCTTGTTTTTCACTATTAATAAAATTTTCATGAAGTTCTTTCATAATATAAAATTGTTCTTGAGGAGCGATTGCAACTTGTTTTCTAACGTATCTATTTCTATATTTTCTATAAATATTAATGCAAATATCTTGCATAACTTGATGAAAGTTAATAAAATCTTCTCTCTTTTCCGGATAAAGATTAAAGAAATATTCAACATTCTTTGGATCGCCAGCCTGTTGAAGTTCAATGTATCTATACAAAACATTTGGCTGATTACCTCTCAACAGTGCATAAAAGATGTAATCGTCCTTTAAAATCTTAACACTTTCTAAAGTATTAGAATTGATAAAAACATATCCTTGAGTTTTTGTAATATCTACTTCAGATATCATTTGACTAACATCTTGTAATGTCCTTGGTTTAAGAGACGTAAATTCATTGCTATAAATATAGATAGAATCATCTTCTCTATTGATATCACAAATAAATTGTAAACGAGGTCCATTATCTGCTACGCAGACAATTCTGTTTCCAATATAATTTCTTAATAAACAAACATAAATGCGTTTCTTATCAAGTAAATTTCTACATTTTTCAATATCATTTTCTTCAAAATGATGTCTAAGTGCAATATCAAATAATTCTCCAAAAGACTTATCACAACCCCATTTACTAGAATATGCATCAATCTTTTTATGAGTTGAAACATACCATTTATCATTATAATAAAAGGTGCGAACCAAACAACCTTCTAATGCAGGCATGCACACAACATCAGAATTAGAAAGCATAGGTTCTAAGTATTTTGTAAGATTTTCAGTGTCATTTGCTCCGAATTCTGGAGTAAATCCAAAACTCTTACAAACAACTTCTCCAGTTTCATCACACTTAATAATACCACGACATTCTTTAATATTATTTTCAGATAATACAGTAGCATCAGTGTAATGATAACAACTAAGACCATCAAGACGGTCTACAACTTCAATAGAGTCTTCAAAATTAAGCTTAAGTTCAGATGACATTTAGAACAGATTTCTACGGGTTATATATAAATTATAAATCTTTAAACTTATAATTTAATTTTTATGGGTCATTGACAAGATATAATCAAAAATTTTAATTACATTATTTGGATTGTATAGTTTATAACCTGTAAATGTCATATCTACTTTTGGCGGATTATTAAAAATATCAATTAAGTCTTCTTTTGTTTCATATAGAATAGCTTTGTCTCCAAGCATATCTAAATGTGCTCTATTTTGTCCTTTAGCATATGTAATTACAGGTTTATTTCTAATTGCAAATTCTCCACAACATAGTCCAAATGTTTCTCCTAGATTTTGTGCATGAATCATATAATCGCAAGTATTAATAAATTTAGTTTTCTCTTGTAAATCTACAGTACAAGGAAGATATTTAATATTTGGCATATCATAATTAAACTGAATAGTATTCATAAATACAAAATAAATATTAGGATTAGAAGTAGCTACTTCTATAATTGCTTCTTTTACAAATTCAATATTAAAACTATCTAAGCCACCGTGTCTACCAATAACTAATGCATCTTTTGGAATATTTAATTGTTCTCTTAAATCATCGTTTATATCAGGAAGATAGACCATATGAGGAAATACAAATACTTTAGTGTTATATCTAATATTTAATGCATTTGATATAGTACAATAAAAATCTCCTTGAGGACCAAGAGGTTCAAATACAGCATGTTTAATAGTTTTACAATTTTTCCAAATATTTTTATTTTCAAATTGATAAGTATCTTCATACATACCGTGAGTAAGAGTATGAAAATAATCAATATTATATTCATCAATAATTTTAGTAATATCATTAATAGAATCTAACTCAAACATTTGAAATCTGGCTTGAAATTTTGAAAAAGAATTTTTAACATTCGGATACCACCCAAGAGCCGTTTGAGTCTTGTCTGAAAAATAAGCAATATAAGATTTGTTTCCAAGGATAGTTTCATTAAAATGTGCATAGTCATAAATCGCAACTTCTGTTCCTCTTTCAAAAAAATGTCTAACAAAAAAAACAATATTCTTCATTTACTTAATTAAAAAATATTTTTTTAGACTATCTTTATATTAAATGCAGTCTTCAAGTGATGAAAAAGAAATTATTCAAGGTTTATTACCAAATGAACGTTTCAAAATTATATTAATATTAGTCGTTGCTATATCTTTTATAGAATGCTACGCCCAATATAATTTGAGAAATGGTAGAAAAAATAATGATAAAAATTGTTTAATAATTAGTGCATTGTTATACGGTTTTATTTGTTTTTTATTATATACTTGTTATAAATATGATGGAATGGGACATGTTAATTTAATGTGGAGTTGTGTGTCAATTACACTTGCTTATATGGTTGGATATATAGTGTTTAATGAACATATAAATAAATATGGAATAATGGCAATTGGTTTTGCATTATTAGCAATTTATTTTAGTCATTTAAATGATGAAAATCCTTCAAAATAAATATTTTTATTAAGATTAAACTTAATAAAAATATAGTTAACTTTACTTTAATTACTTTTTACTAGTCTTTGATTTAGACTTTGACTTAGATACTTCTTTCTTTTTCTTATCTTCGTCATCTGATAAATTTAATTCATCATTGACTTCTTGAGTAGGAACGCTAAATTCTTCATCCATATCTTTTACAGATTCTTCTTTTTCTTCTACTTGTGAAATTTCTTCTTCTAAATCTTGCATATCAAATGATTCTTCCTTAAAAGTAGAACAATTAGTAAAAGATAAAAACTTATTTTCAGTATTTCTTTCATTAGGCTTAAATGCACCTTCTAAAATCTTGATTTGAACCTTGATATCTTTTCCAACAAAGATAGATTCAATCTTAATAACACATCTTAAAGAACCACCTTTAGAAAGGTATTGATTTAATTCCATTTGAATTGGCTTTCCATCTTTACCAACAACATCATCCTTATAAATCTTAGTATAGACCTTACCAGGAATTTCATTTCCATCTTTATCAACTTTAGCCTTAGCATAAATAAGCTTGACATTTAAGACAGGCTTATCCATTTGATATTCTTCAGTAGATTTATCTTTGATAAATGATATAGTACTCATTTTTTTAAGGTCAGAACGGTCTAATCCTGACTTTTTACATTTTCTTTGAACGTCTTTTTGTAAGAGATGATCTTTACATTTTTCAACAATATTATTAATAGTTTCAAAGATTGCTAATTGTTCTTCACTTTGACCGGAAACATCATGTAAAATAAGACCAGCACCATATCCAGTAAGAGCCTTAGTTTGTTGGTCTAAACTTTCCTTAATACCATAAGTAGAAAGTTTAGGTAAAGCAAAGATTAAGTCACCGTCAGTCTTATTCTTGTTTTTAACATAAATATGAACGCGAGCAGTAGGGATAGTAGAGCCAGGTAAACTTCCTAAAACTGGTTCATCAAAACAAACTTTAGAAACATCGAAGTTGTTATAGTCAGATAATTGAGTAGTTGCAGAGCGGTTAATAGATTTAGCGGACATTTTCAAGTTCAAATATTATAGCTTATTACCTTTCGGTTTTATTTTATATTTCAAATCTTTAAATTAAAATTAAAAAATCAATTTATGTTTTTTTATTTTAACTTTTTTCTTTCCTTTTAGATAAAAATGAATGTGAACTTGATTATATTATTAGCTGTCCTTTTATCCATCCCTTATTTTTGTAGAACTGATATGGAAAAGGTTCCTTTACTAGTATTTTTGGCTATTCTTTTAATCTTTATGAAAGCCAAAGAAACTTTCGCCATGTATGATGTAGCTGACATTCCTGAAGGAAATTATATGGTAGAAACTTTAAAAGGTAAAAAATTAATGAGTACCGCTGTCACCCCTATTTTATGCGATGACTTTTTATTTGGAAATAGTGCTTTACTTCCTTCTAAGAAAGAAGATGGTTGGAGATTAAAGAAAGTTACTAAAGGCGTATACATGTTTTTTAAACCAACAATTGAAGAATGTTTATATGTAGGTAATTCAGGCGAATTAAGAGCATTTGCTCCAATTGCTTGTCCTAAACAAAATTTATGTGGTCTTGAGAAACTTAACTATCAAGGTGAACTTGATAATCAAAACGATTTCCGTTCTTATTTTAGAATTGTTAATGCAGATAGTGGGTTCTACATTATCAGCAATCATAATGACAAATATATTTGTATTAATGAATCGGGAATTGGTTTAGTTGATAAACCAACTGATAATTGTATTTTTAAATTTAACCAATTTTAATTTTTATTCTTTTATATTATTAAGAATGTTTGATAAACTTAATAATATAAAACATATTAAAGACAATAATACAACTTATATTAACCATATGAAACATGCTTTTACTTTAAGTTTAAAAGCTGGAATTGCATCTATTGTTTTATTTATTCATGCATTTATTCCTTCTTTATTTGAAAAAACAGGCACAAATATCCTTAAAACTATCGTTATTAAAGATTTATAATAATTTTATTATATTTATAATAAAATTAACTTATTCAAATGTTATTTCTGGTTCTTTTTCACATTCATTTATCATCTTTTCCAGACGATTTGAATTTATATTAATATTATGTATACTAATAAATTCTTCTAATGCATCTCTATCTATTAATTTGTGTTTTTTAATTTTTGCTTTTTCATAATCTTTATTAAATAATGTACGAATATGCTTATATTCAAACTTTGTTAAATCATATTTTTTCATTTTTTCTTGTTTTAATATTTCTTCAATACTTTTATATTCTTTTAATAACTCTGATGCTTTAGCTGGTCCAATTCCTTTTATTTTTGATTTTTTATTATAATCACATCCAATTAAGATTGAAAAATCAACAAATTGTTCGTAAGTCATTTCCATTGATTCTAATAAATCTTTTAATTTAATTGACATAATAGTTCCAGTTGAAGGTTCATATGTTAATACAGTAATAGGACACCCATGTGCAAAACAATCTGTATCACAACTTATTACAGCAGAACCAAATCCTTTTCTACAAAGATAAGCACACATTGATTCAGCTTCATCTGGAGATTGTAAAAATGGAATTCCTAAAATATTTAATAATTCTTTTACTAATTCCATTTCTTTAGCACCCATATAAAAAGTAGTTCGTTGTAAAGAAAATAAATAATTTTCAATATCAGTTATATCGTTATCAGTGATTGTTAAATCATCTCCAATATCAAATAATAAAGTTTTTAATTTTGTAGACTTATTTTTATTTTGTAAATCTTTAATTATATCTTGTAAAAGTTTAGTTTGTTCTTCTGTTAATGTTTTTTCTTTGTATGCTTCTACTGCACTTTCTATATTTTTTATTTTATCTTTTGCTTTTTGCCTTTTTTCTTTTCTATCTTCTAATTCTTCCTTCTTTTCATCAGGAGGTTTTCCATCAAAAACAGGAACAACATGAACTTTATAAGACTTTAGAGATAAAAACATTTGAAATATACAGCCAAGCCATCTCGAAGATTGATTTCCAAAAATACTGATATATTTATAAATATAAGATGATACATCCATAAATATACGCTGATGGCTATAGAGTGTTATGTGTTCGTTTATAATGACGTCAGAATGTTCTTTTTTAACATATGCAAGAAATCCATCTAAACCCATTTTTAATTATAATTTAAATGTTTAGTTTTATATTATTAATTAACTTTTAAAATCACTTTTAAATGACTTTAAATTTATCTTTTTTATATGAAACTTCTCAAGTAGCACTAGAAGAAGCTCATATTGAAATTAAAGAATTAACTCAAAAATGTAACTCTTATGAAAGTAAAATTAAAGATTTAGAAGAAAAAATAGAAGAATTAGAATCTGACAAAGAATATTATACTTTTTTATATGAAAAAGAACCTGAAGAAATAGAAGAAGATACAGAAAATACAGAAACTGATATAGAAACTGATATTGAATATGCTTCTTCAGATATTAGAAAAGAAGTAGAAAATGACATTGAAAAAGAAGATAAATTAATTAACTTAGGACTTGAAATTAGTCGTTTACAGTTTGAAATTTCAGAATTATTTCATTTATTAAAAAAAGATCTTACAGATATAGAATACGAACGTTATAAAACAGAAAAACGTTCTTACTATAAACTTATAGAAGTATTACATTCTATTTATAAAGGTTCTAATAAATTAGATATTTTTGATATTTTAATAAAAATTATTAAAAAAGAAAAAAGAGTTTATGAATGCGACGCTGAACTCTCAAATTTACAATAAATTAATTATAATTAATAAATTATAATTAACTTTTAAAATATAGCAGAATAACATACTATATCATATGCGTTTAAAAAATCTTCAGGAATATAATCTTCATTTACTATATATCGGATTAAATCAGAATTATATAATTCTGTGTAAACTAATTCATACAAATTAGAATGTATATTATGTATCATATCTTGACGTTCATTTTCGTGAATTTGTTCTGAAAATTCTAAAAACTTATTATCAATCTCTTCTTTATCTTTTATATTTTCTTTATAAAAATCTTTAGATTTATTCTTTAATTCAGGTGGACTTTGGTCGTGTATTATTTTTAATATATTTATCAAAATATCTCTTTCTTTATCACTTATTAAAGGTGCGTTTTTTTGAAATTTTTTAATACATTTTAAATTTTCATCATCAAATCGTTTTTTATGAATCAAATATAAACACTTTGAATAAGTTATTAATACATTATCATAATTACTCATTTTAGATACTATATCGGTAAAAGATATTGAAAAATTCATTTTATTATTTTTAATTAAAATAATAAAAATTTAACTTTTAATTTATTTATTCATCTAACTCAGCCTCGTTAACATCTGGCTTAATGAAGTGATTCTTCAAGTATTGTTGAAGTCTAAAATAAGTCAATGGTAAAGCCTTACCATCTTCACCCTTAGGCGCAGTAGAAGCATCATACTTCAATAATGCCTTCAACTTAGGATCACAGTTAATATTTCTCTTATTAGCAGGATCATTCAAAGCATGCTTTGCAATATAATCACAAATCTCCTTAGTAACTTGAGTTCTAGAATATTCCTTATTAACATCCCATCCTAAGAACTTTGCCATTTCTGGAGTAATCTTAACTGGCTTCAAGAAACCAGATGAAGTATTATTCTTTCTATTTTGATTCTTCTTAAACTTGGTAAGCTTATTACCATCCTTATGGAGTTGTCTAAAGACCTTATGAAGAGTTCTTAAAAGTCTAATACCCTTAGACTTTGGCTTTTGGTCGGAGTCTCTAAGCTTTCCAATTTCAGCTAAAAGTAATTCAGAGAACTTGGTACAGTCGGTATCAAAAGATTCCTTAGTGACAACTCTCTTAGCTCTTGGACCAGATTGTTGCTTATCAGCTTCTTCTGATGGCTCAGGAGATTCTTCTCTCTTCTCAGCCTTCTTTCTTGGAGTCTTTGCTGGTGCAGGAGTTTCAACTGGCTTTTCAACTGGCTTCTTTTCAGTCTTCTTAGACTCAGACTTCTTTGCTGGAGCATCACTCTTCTTAGAAGTAGATGCCTTCTTGGTTTCAGTCTTAGCAGGAGCAGATTCTTGAACGGGAGTTTCAGTTTTAGTAGATTTCTTAGATGGAGCCATTTTACTTGGTTTGTTTTTATATATTATAAACTTTTCTTTAAACCTCTTTAATTGTATAATTTTTTATTATTTTTTCATCTAGAAATTAACCTCTTTTAAGTTTTTATATCAAAAAAATTATTATTTTTTTTATTTTTTTCTCTTATTTGTAATCTTAATTTTTCTCTGAAACTAAATTTTTTAATTAAATTATTAATTAAAAAATTATTATTTTAATACTTCATCTCCTATCAAAAACTCTTTTAATTCATCTATTGTTAACTTGTCAAATAAAGGAAATATTCCTCCCTCTTTTATTTCATATATATATTCATATATACTTTCTACCTCTTTTATTTTTTCTCTTAATAAAAATTCTTCTTCTGAAACATCTTCATCAGAAAAATATAAATAATCATAATCTTCTTCACTCATTATATCTCTTTAATAACTCTGATTGATTATTATTTAATGTTGTATTATCTAATGCAAACCAAACAATATCCTCGTAATCTATACCGCTAAAATTTTGTCTTATTCTATTATATATTTGTTGTAAAGTATATCTATGTTCTCTCTCAAAATATTTATATGTTTTTAATTGTAATTTATAATTTGACGAATACAATTTCTTACTATTTAACATTTAATTTAACATTAAAGTTTATTTATAAATTAAATATTTATTTCTTAACCTTCTTTTTCTTTTCTTTTACTTGAATTAATTCCGGCTGCTTTACTTCAATAGAAATAGGAATTTCTTCTTCTTGTTTTTGTTCTTCTACTATCTCAATTACTGGTTCAATATTTGAATTTTCAAGCATATTTAATTCTTCATTTACATCTGTTACATCATCTACATTCTGTATCTTTTCTTCTTGACGATGATTATCTATATTTAACGTTGGAACTATATTTTCTATACTTACATTATTCTGAGAATTATTAATAATATGACTTTCTTGAACATCATATTGGTCTTCATCTTCCATTGAAAGTGGAGTTATATTTATCTTTTGTTTTCTTTGAATTGGAACTTGTTTATTTCTCATTAAAAAATCAATTGATTTACTAATTCCTGCAAAATTCTTCTCTATAAATTCTTGTTGTTTAATCATCACATTTTGTATATCTTCAATCTCTTGTCTAAGATTCTTTATCTGTTTATTTAAATAAAGAAAAACACCACCAATCACTACGACCTCTCCTGCTAAATGAATTATCTTTTGCTGATCCATTATAGACAAATATTATTTGTTTATAATTTTTATTCTCTTAAAGCTATAAATTTAAATTTTAACTCCGGCACACTTTGCTATTTTATCTAATGCGGCACGATCTGCCATTCTTACTTTACTTTGTGCTGTAGTAGTAGGTTTCTTTATTAATATATTTGTCAATGTATTTACTATACTATCTAAACTCTTTCTCTCTACAGGAATCAATTTTTCTTTTATTTCTTCTTTTGGTTCTTCTATCTTTGAAAATCCTTCTATCTTATCTTTTATCATCTCAATTAAATCATCTCTTCCTTTCACCTTTATTAATTTATTATTAATCTTCACTTCAGTATATTCTTTACTTTCTACACATTGTTTATTATCCACATCACATACCATATCATCTTTACACTCTAAATCATCTATCATTTCATCTAAACTATCATATTTATCTTTTACCGCACAAGGTGTTTCTCTTTCTTTTCTTAATCTTTCTTCCTCTTCTCTATTCTTTCTTTCTTCTTTTTCTTTCCTCTTTTTTTCTTTTGCTTCTTTTCTTAATCTCTCTTCTTCTTCAACCCTCTTTATCTCTTCTTCCTCCTCTCTTAATCTTTCTTCTTCTTCTCTCTTTCTTTTTTCTTCTTTATCTTTTTTCTTTCTTTCTTTTTCTTCCTTCTTTCTTTCTTCTTCAACTAACTCTTCTTTTTCTGTTTCAATAGACTTTAATCTTTTATCAATAATATTAATTAAATTATCTACAGAAGCAATTGAACCAATAATTTGTTTATTTAATAAATCAATTGGTTTTTTAGCATATTTAATACATTTACCTTTATCAACATCACATACACTTCCAACAGGACAAGTCAAATCACTTTCAGCAATCTTCAAATCAAATTTTTCATCTTTTATCCAATCTTTTATTTGAAAGCATAATCCAGAATATTCTTCTTCTTCTGCTTTCATCTCTTCTAACTTCTTTTTAATATCTTCTAACTCTTTTTTCTTTTCATTTAATTCTTTATTTAAATTATTAATAATATCAGAAGAACTTATAGAACTTTCATCTAATCTATCTTGTAGTTCTTTCTTTGCTTTATTTAATTTTTCTATTTCTTTTTCTGTTTTATTATTTTTATCTTCTAATTTTTCAATAATCTTTTCAAGGTCAGATACCTTGCGTTTCTCAGACAAAAGATTATTTTGTGTAGATTCTAATTTTTCTCTTAGTTTAATTACATCTTGTTTTGCTTTATTTAATTCTTCAATATCTTCGTCATTTTTTGATGGTTTCTTTTCTAATCTTTCAATTAATTGTTCTAGTTCTTCAATTCGTTTAGACGTTTCTAAGTTCTTTTGTTTTGCATTTTTATATTTATCTTTTTGTCTTTCTAAATCATCTTTTAGTTCATTTACTTCTTCTTCTTTTGCTTCATATCCTTTCATTAAATCAGAAACATCTCTAGCAATATTTTTTAATATATAAGCAAACATCTCTTCTTTATTAGTTGTCTTAGGTACCTCCCAGTTTTTATCTCTGATATATTTTCTTAATTCTTCAATTGTTATTATTTCTTCTTCTTTTGGTTCAGCTCTTGCTTTTGGAGATGGACTTCTTGCTCTTCCAAGGGCTGCTTTTTTTAATGTTTCTACTGCTTGATTATATTTTTCAATAGATACATTTTTTGATTTTTTACCACCTGATTCTTCTGAAGCATTTTCAGCAAAAATTCTTTTTAATATTGTTTTTGGAAGTTCAGGGTCAACGTCAGGATATTTTGATAACATTGAAGTTCTAAAGACTGAGATTGAAAGATTTGGAAATGATTTACGAAAGTAAATAATCGCTTCTGCTTCAATAATATCATCTAATGTTAATTCTTTCTCATCTTCATCGTCAGAAATAGAACCTCTTCTTTGACCTCTTGGTTTAGGTTCTGCTTCTTTTAAATAAGGAAGTTCTGGTTTTGGTGGAACTTCTAATTCTGGATTAAAATATTTCATCAAAGCAGCTTGATGATATTCAATAACTTCATTTCTTTTTTGTTCTCTTTGATTAGCAGGTACTAAATCTATTTGTCTTTTTATTATTTCAGCTTGATTAACAATTTTTTCACAATTTTCTGCTTTAGTTCCTAATCTGTCTCCAGCTTTAATAACTGTTACAGCTTTTTTAACAACAACAGAAGCAGTTGAATCAGCAGAACATTGTGATCTAGCAATATTCATATCGTTTGGGTCTCTACCAAAAAAATTTTTCCATGGAAATTTACTTGGTTCATCAGTTTTTTGTCTTGGCATTTTGTTATTACTAAAAGAAAAAAAATACTATTTAAATCACTTTACTATATCTTTTTATATAAAATTTACAAAAAATATCAATTTACTTTTTTAATAAACTTAAAGTTATTTTTTATTTGTTATAAATGTCCTCTACTACCGCTCAAAGAGAATTCAAATGTTATCAAAATGAAAATTTTAAATTTAAAAATACTTCTCTATTTACTTCTCTTAAAGTTAAAAAAATCAAAGGTGCTGTTATCTCTATCATAATTAACGGTATAACATTTTCTTCTACTAAAGATACTAACAAATATATCATATTTGACACTACAGATATTAGAAATCATTGTAGAGAAGTATTAGGATTAACCGAAGAAGAAAATAATTATATAAGATTAGAACAAACCTTTATGTATAATTCATTAAACGCATTATCTCATTATAAAAACATCTCTCTTGATATTTTAGATAACGCTATCTTCTCTGAAGACTTAGAAATTCGTTTTATTGTTGAAATTAAAAATCCGCCTTTAACAATTGAAGTATGCGAAACATATATTGTTAGTGATATTCATAGAGATACATATCAAAATTAAAAAGTATTAAAATTTTTAAAAATTAAAAGTTTTAAAAATTATTTTTTCAAAAATCTTTCATCATATATTTTATTTCCAAGATATAAATTATAAATTAATGTTATTACTATTAATGTTCCAAATACTCTATGTCCATTTAACCACATAGACCTTGTTAACCAACTTCCTTCATCTTTTACATATCTTCTTACTATAATAGCCCATCCTATATTTAATAAAAGTAATATTACTAATAATATTCCTACAAGTCCATGTCTAGTAGATAAAGAATGAATATTTTTTTCGCCTTCTAAATCTTTAGCATAAAGACTAATGGATATTCCTATGAAAGCAAGTAATAATACAGTTAACATGATGTGTTTGTGGTATGTATACCAATTTTTACCAATTTTACTTCTAAATATAGCGAATGTCATACCAATTGGCAATAAAATATAAAAAGTAATAATCATAATATATTTATGAATTGTAAAAAGTTTTTCAGAGTTCATGAATTTTATAATTATAAAATTATAAAATTAATTTTTATACAATTCCATGTTTTCTCATTTTTTTTGCAACACTCTTAGAATAACTCACCCATTTACCTCTTTTACTACCTTTTCGTCTGTTTTCTTCTCTTCTTTCTTTAGCTGATAGACTTTCTCTAACAACTTTTGGTAAATATCTTCCTTTGTGTTTTTTAGGATTACTTCCTCTAACATATCCCCATTTTTCTTTAGACCATTTAGTAAGACTGTTACAAGGATCTTTTTTGCCAATATATCTTCCACCGCGTTTTTTATACATTGCTACAGCAAGTTGACTTTTTCTAGCAGACCATTTTCCTGGTTTTCCACCTTTAGAACCGCGTTTAACAACAGATTTAACTTGTTCCCAAAGTTTTGGATTAGTTCGTTTGGCAGATGTAGGTTTACAACGACGTTTACCTTTTGCCCAAGGAGAACGTTTAAATGATTTCTTAGTCATTTATAATTATGTTAGAAAAATAATAAAAAGATGAAACATTTAAAATTTATTTTTTTTTCTTTTTAACTTAATAAAATAGTAAATATGTCAGGACTTTATCAATTCGGTAATGTAAGCCCACTCTATACTGATGCTGGCTGCCCAACTCAATGTTTCAGTAACAATGAATATGCAGGTTTATCTGATTATTATGGTGCTGTTCCAATCCCACCATCTACTGCAGTTCGTATCTATAATACTCCATTATCTGTTAATCCAAGTACTTATCAAATTCAAACTCCAGCTAAGTTAACTGAAGAACAAGTTCAACAAGCTGTTGCTTCTGCTAATGCAGCTAAAGCTGTTGCAGACCAAGAAGTCGCAAATGCTGAAGCTTTATTGAATCAATTTATTAGAATGAGACGTAATTAATTTTTTGAATAATATACGTTAAAGATTTTATTCATTTATCTATAATTAAATGAATAGATATAGCGATAAAGAACTTGATTTAACTGATAATGAAGGGGATTATAAAACTTTTAAATCGTCTAAATTTCATAAACGTAACAAATTTAATAAACATAGTAGAAGTCGTAGTAGAAGCAGAGACGACACCGAAGCAGAACAAGATGATTTTGAATACAATGATGATCCTGAAGAATTAGTTTATGTCAAAGAATTTAATATGAATGATATGCTTCCTAGAACAGTAGAAGACAAAGGAACTAAAATTGTGGTTATCGGTAAGCCCGGATGTTTTGCTCCAGGAACTAAAGTTTTAATGTATGATGGAAGTATTAAAAATGTAGAAGATGTAAAAATTGGAGATGTTTTAATGGGAGATGATAACACAGAAAGAAATGTATTAGAGTTATATCACGATTTTGAAGAAATGTTTGATATAATTCCTAATAAAGGAGAGACTTATACAGTTAATAGAAAACACGATTTAGTATTAGTTTGTACTGGATATAATAATATTAAAAAAGGAGAACAAGTTATTATTTCTGTAGACGAATATCTTAAGAAATCTGATACTTGGAAAAGACGATTTAAATTAATCAGAAGTAGTGGTATAGAATGGACTAATAAAGAAGTAAGTATTGATCCTTATTTATTAGGATTATGGCTTGGAGACGGAACTTCTGCTACATCTGAAATAACTAATATTGATGAAGAAGTATTAGAATTTTGTAAAAATTATGCAAATATTAATAATTTAAGATTTGATAAGAAATCTAAAAATTCTAAGTATTCGTATAGATTTTCTGCTATAGACAAAGAACATCGTAATGAATTATTAAAATCTTTGAAAGAATATAATTTAATAAAAAATAAGCATATTCCTTTTGATTATAAAGTAAATGATAGAGAAAGTAGACTTCAATTATTAGCAGGTATTATTGATACTGATGGATATTTAGACCAAAGAACTAATAATTACGATATTATTTTAAAGTCTGAAACATTATTAGATGATATTATATTCATTGCACGTTCTTTAGGATTTTCTGCTAATAAAAAAGTTTGTGAAAAATCTTGTGTTTATAAAGGTGAAATAAGAACTGGTACTTACTATCGTTGTTGTATCTATGGTTATGGTGTTGAAGATATTCCTTGTAAAATTTTAAGAAAACAGATTATTGACAATAGCAATAGAAATAAAAATAACTTAGTAAGTGGATTTACAGTTGTTTCTAAAGGACAAGGTGAATATTTTGGTTTTAGTTTAGATAAAAATAGATTATTTTTATTAGCTTCATTTGATATTGTAAAAAATACTGGTAAATCGAGCTTAATTCAAGATATCGTGGCTCACAAAGCCCATATTATTCCAGTATCACAAGTATTTTCAGGCACCGAAGAAAGTAATCATTTTTATAGTGAAAAAATGCCTCCTATCACTATTTTTAACAAACTTGATATGGGTGCTATAAAAAATTTTGTTGAACGTCAAGATCAAGCTAAAAAATTCTTAAAAAATCCTTGGGCTCTACAAATTATTGACGATTGTACTGATAATCCTAAAATCTTAAGAGACCCTGTATTTCAAGCTTATTATAAAAACGGTAGACATTGGAAAATGCTTCATATTTTAAGTTTACAATATTGTTTAGATGTTTCACCTGCAATTAGAACTTGTATTGATTATACTTTTATATTAAAAGAAGGTAGTAAAATAACAAGAGAAAAATTATGGAAAAATTATGGAAGTTGTATTGAAGATTTTGCAGATTTTTGTCAATTAATGGACCAACTTACTAATGACTTTACAGCATTAGTTATTAACAATCGTTCAACAAGTAATAAATTAGAAGATTGTGTATTTTATTATAAAGCTGACCTTTCTAGAATACCTATTAATTGGAAATTTGGTGCTGGTAGTTTTTGGCAATTTAATCACGATAGATTAAATCAAAATTTTGTTGAAAGTTTTTATTAATTTCTTTTTTAAAACATTATCTTTTATAACTATAAAAAATAATGTCTGAACGTCCTTGTGGTATAAAACCCACAGCTAAAAATAACGCATACACCAAAAATGAACTTATTAAAATAGCACAACAACTTGGTATTAGTTATGACCTTGCAAAATCTATGTCTATCAAAGAACTTTGCGATCTTGCTGGAATTGATACTTCTATAAGAGTCAAACATACTCCTGAAAACGAATGCAAATTTACCCCTAAAAATAAATTAATTCAAAAATATATTGATAAATTAACAAACCAAGGTATTTCTCAAGAACAAGCTGAAGAAATGTCAAAAGATTATCTTTGTGATATTATTTTTGACCTTCAAGCTAATCTTGTTGTCCCTGAAGATTTTGATGAAAAATCTTGCAGTTTATATGATACTGATATGTTAAAACGTATTGCTAGAAAACTTGGACTTGAATATCAATCTAGTATCACTAAAGAAGAACTTTGCAGAATGATTCGCGTTGAATATTTTATTAAAAAAAATGATATTAAATTTGACAATTCTAAAAATGCTGCTTGGAAAGACCTTGCTAAAGGAGATTATAAATGTTTACTTCCGCCAAATGAAGAAATTAAACTTGAAAAACACCAAGAAGATATAGCTCGTCATATGCTTACTCATAGAGGTTTAATTGCAGTTCATTCTGTAGGTAGTGGTAAAACTTTGTCTGCTGTCACTGCTATTAACTGTGTACTTGGAAAATATCCTAATCTAAAAGTTGTCATTATCACTCCATTAAGTTTAAAACAAAATTTTAAAGATGAAATGGAAAAATTTGGATTAAATTTAGATGATATCAATGTAGCTTCTAAAGTTCGTATTTTTTCTTATGAAGGTTTTGCTGTTTATTTTTCAAAACATCCTAATGAATGTAAAAATACATTTTTAATCGTTGATGAAGCTCATAATGTAAGGTCTGAAGTTAAACTTTCAACTGAAAATAAAATTGCTAAAGGCAGTAGAGCCTATTATATTATGAAATGTGCGGCAAGTGCTTTTAAAGTATTATTATTAACTGCTACTCCTATTGTTAATCGTCCTTTTGATATTCGTAATCTTATAATGATGGTAGACGGCATTGAACCAGAACAATCAAAAAATTTTAAATTTTTTAAACAAGTATTAAGTAACAAAGCATTAATTGAAGATCAATTAAAATGTAAAGTTAGTGTTTTTTCAATTGACCTTAAAAATAATCCTGATTATCCTAAACGTATTGATATGCCTATTGAATATATCACCATGGACAGTGATTATTATAATAAATATAGACAAATTGAATTAAATCAAATGGAAAATTCACATTATATTGACCTTGTAGGTAACTCTGAAATGTTTTATACATCTTTAAGAAGGTCTGTTAATGCACTTGATGCTGAATTTAGTCCAAAAGTTAATGCTATTGTTGATTTTATATTAAACGAAGCAAAAGCTGGAAGAAAAAGTGTTGTATATAGTAATTGGAAAGCTGCTGGTATGAATCTTCTTAGAAAAAGATTAGACCAAAAAGGTATTAAAAATTTATATGGTTATATTAGCGGTGATCTCACTGAAGACCAAAGAAAATTATTCAAAGATAAAATTAATAGTGGTGTTACTAAAATTTTATTAATTTCTAAAGCAGGAGGCGAAGGTCTTAATCTTAAAGAAATTAGAAATGTGATTCTTATGGAAAGTAATTGGAACGCAGCAATGGATGAACAAATTATTGGAAGAGCAATTAGAAAATTTTCACATAAAAATCTTCCAATAGAAGACCAAAATGTACGAGTTTATAGATATATTATGAAAAAACCAGCATCAATGGTTTCTCCTGATGAATTAAGAAGTATTGATGAAGTATTATATGAACTTGCTTATGAGAAAAAACAACCTATTATTAACGAATTTATTGAAATTATGAAAGATGCTTCAATTGAAAAAAATAATTGTGGCTGTGCTAACGATTCTGGTATTGGATGCGAAACATCTGGATTAGCTGAAAGAATTAAAAAAGAAAAAACACCAGAAGAAAAACAACGTGAAGAAGAAGAAAAACAAAAACGTAAAGAAGAACTTGATAAAATTATTTCTGATAGTAAATTTATTTACACTGCTCCAGATAATATGACTTCTTTAGCATTAGATATTACTGAAGCAGGTATGGCTACATTTAAAAAATTATCTGGCATTAAAGGTGATGTCATTAGAAGAAGACAACTTGAAATAGAAGATTCAGATGATGAAGAAGAAAAATTTGAAGAAATTAAATTAAAACAACCAAAGAAACGTAAACATGTTTGGGATGATGAAGAAGATAGTTATATTGAAGGAAATAGTCCAGCTCTAGACCCTGATGAAGAAGAATTAGATGAAAATGAAAATATAGAAGCAGAATTAATTGAATCTTCTCAAGAAGCCGCACTAGAAGATTCTGAAGAAGAAAGTTATACTATAAAATCTAAAAAGAAACCTAAGAAAGAAGAAGATGAAAGTTATACTATAAAATCTAAAAAGAAACCTAAGAAAGAAGAAGATGAAAGTTATACTATAAAATCTAAAAAGAAACCTAAGAAAGAAGAAGATGAAAGTTATACTATAAAATCTAAAAAGAAACCTAAGAAATCAAAATATGATTTTGAAGAAGAAGAACGAAAAGAAAAAGAAGAAAGAAAACGTAACATAGAAGAAATGGAAAAAGCATTAGATGAATTAGGAGGACCTGTACCTGAAGAAGAATTGAGAGATTATCTAAACCAATTTGCTAGTGAATCAGAATCTGAAATAGATATAGACGAATATATTAGACAAGCTGAAAAAGAATTTGAATCAGAGTCTGAAAGTGATAGAAGTGAAGTAAAAGTTGATTCTGGAAGTGACTCAGAATATGCTGAGCTTGAAGACGAAGATGATTAAATAATTTATTTTAAATATTAAAAAATAAATTATTCACTAATATCCATATAATATATTTTTCCATCATCATCTCTTTGTCTTATAAATTTTGTATCAGGAAGTAATAGTACTTCTTCTTCTCCTTCTACTTCACTTATTGGTTCAATATATAATGCAGATGTTCCTTCTGGAACTGTAATAATTTTTAAACAGCATCCTGTTTCTTTTTTAGTAAATGTCAGTGCAATTCTTTTACTTAAACTAGTTGAAACAATATTTGGAGATGAATACTCATTTGTTCCTTGTATTACAAAATAAGCATCTTCAGTTCCTCTGTATAATAACATATCTTGAGTAGTAACAGGTGCTCTTCTAATAATATTTACAATAATAGATTTAATTCTCATTATAGCTTTTTTATAATCTTCATTGCTAAAGATGCTAGTCCATCTTTTTAAATTATCAACTGAAAAATTTTTATTTAAAAATTTTGGAGCACGAATCCTATGAGACCTTAATAAATATGATAAATTAAAAAAAATATCATCATAATAATTCATTTCTCCACGTGCAATTTTTTCTCTAAAACGTTCCCAATTAAATGGTGTTACAAATTCTAATGTTACATCTCTTAATAAACTATGACCTCCATCTGTATATTGTTTTAGATAAGAAATTTCCCAAGGTTCAAGATTATTTAAATAATCTTTTTGTAATTTTATCCAATCTTCATACATTATTTATATTGATATAAACATTTTAAATATAAAATAATAAAATGACAACAGTTATTCAACAAACTTTTCAAGATTTATCAGAGTTAATAGAGAAATATGATACAACACGTGAAAAACTTGATAATATTATTATATTTTATACATTATTAAAAAATTCTAAACTTTCAAAAAATGAAGTTGATGAACTTTTAAAACTTGATACAAAAATTAAAATGTGTATAAAAAATTATACATTGTATGGAAAAAAGCCTTTATCTTACACTAAACAACAAAAAGTATTAAAATCTGTGAAAGAACCTTCTATAAATTATATAGAACAAAGTGCATTATTGAGTTTAGAAAATGTAAAAGAGGGAGATGAATATAATAGTTTAAAAAGTCCAGATAATGGTATAATATCAAAGTTAAAATGGTGGAAATAAATTGATTTTTTATTTATATTTTAGATATTTTTTATCAGTTAAAATGTCTGAAGGTTATTTATATTGTTTATCAAACGAAGCTAATATTGGTGTATTTAACATCGGGTTCACAGTAAGTTTGCCTAGTATATTATTAAGTAATATTAATGAGTTTATAGTAACGCCTAACTCACCTTATAAAATTGAAATTGCAAAAAAAGTAAAAAATCCAGATGATAAAAAATTAAAAATTCATAAAATATTAAATAAATATCGTATAGACTCTAATCAAAACTTTTTTAAAGTAAATGTTGAAAAAATTATAGATTTAATTAATTTAATTGACGGAGATTTGTGGGTAGAAAATAATGCTGAAAAAGAAATAGATAATATGTGTCGTGATATGTCATTGTGTTTTAATCACAAACAAGAAATTAGACACATAATAGGACAAAGTATATGGGTAGGTGTGTATGATAAAAATATAAATAAAATTAAATATGGAGATAAACGATATAATTCTCCAAGTGGATTTTCATCAGATCACTATCATATGTTAAGAAAAGATAGAAATAGTAATTCAAATGGATGGAAAGAATGCGAATATAAAGTAGGCGATGATTGGTTGTCTATTTATTCGTTAAAAAAGTTAAATTAAATTATTTTATATATTTTATTAAAAAAATATATAAAATGATAGAAGTAATTAAATATTAGATAAAATTATATTTACAATAATATCTATGTCTTGAGTTGACATATCACAATGACAAGGTATACATAAAATATTATTATAAATATAAGTAGAATTTGGAGTAAATAATAATGGTTTATAATATTTTCTACAGAATACATTATGTTCTTTTAAAGATTTTTCAATAATTAAATCTTTTGAAGGTAATATACAACATAAACAAGATAATAATGGATTATCATCACTAAAGTTAGGATAAAAACTTATTTTATTAGAAAGTTTACTTTTAAAATAGTTAATAACCTTAATAGTTTTTGTATAAATTTCATCAAAATTATTTAGGTGTTGAATAATATAAGCTGCTGATATATCTGACATTTTATAATTAGAGCCTAATGGATGCCAAATAGGATTTATTGCATTATTATCAATTCCAAAATTAATTAATTGACGTAAATATTTTGAAAATTGTTTATCAATAATAACTGCTCCTCCTTCTCCAAAACCTAGTGGTTTTGTATGATGAAAACTTAATGTAGAAGCATTTCCATAATTTAAACTGTTTTGACCTTTATAAAAACTATATGAAGTAGCTGCATTATCAAATATTAAATATTTATTATGTGTATTGCACCAATTTACATATTTATCTATATTTACTGTATTTCCAAACACATTAGTAACAATAATTCCATCTACTTTATCTTTTAAATCATCTGTTAATTCTAATCCTCCGTCTAAGTCAATGTCTTCTATTAAAATATCTTGTAGCATACCTTGAGCTGATGGAGGAAATGTAAAAGATTGAGTTGCCCATCTAAGTTTTTTATTATTATAAAATTCAATTGAATTTACAGCAACCCATATAGCTACACTTCCGTTAGTTACAGCAATAACATCTTTATCATCGTTAATTGATAATATTTTTCTAATGTTTTGTTCTAATAATTGTACTACAGGTCCGCCATTTGTAAATTGGTTATTTTTAGATGAAAGTTCTAATAAATTTTTTACAGTTTCATGATTGATATGTTTTGTAAATATCCAATTAACATTCATTTTTATTTTTAATAAGTATATTTTAAACATTAAAATTTTAATATTTAAATATGAATCTAGACAAAACTGAAATTATAAATATATTAAAAAAATCAGAGATGTATAAATTAGTTAAACAAATATCAGATACAATGCAAGGAAACACATTTCATCATCATTATTATATATTATATGATTTAAGAACTATATTAGGATCTTCTAAAAAAGTTTATACAGAAATTGGTACATATCACGGTGGTTCTTTATCATTTATGTTACAACATGATTATGATACCGAATACATATGTATTGATCCGTGTATGTATCCAGACCAAAGTAAAAATATTGAAAATAATATTAAAAAATTTAATAAATATGATAGAAAGGTAATGTTATATAAACAATTTTCCAACGATAAAACATTAATTGAACATTTAAAAACAATTAATTTTAAAACAGATATTTTATTTATAGATGGAGACCATAGTGAAAACGGAGTTATATCTGATGCTTTATTATATAAAGATTTTATAAATCCGGGTGGATTTATTATATTTGATGATTATAACGATGAACTTTATTCTCCTGATGTAAAAAAAGCAGTAGATAAAATAGTAAATTATTTAAATAATTATGAAATTATTGGAGATTTTGAAAATATAAACGAAGTATATCCTTCTAATATAACTAGAATAAATGAGTTTATAGTAAGGAAAATTAATTAAATAAATTTAAATCAAAAAAAACTTGTATAAAATGTCAAATTATTTAACAAATGAAGAAATAAAACAACTTGGTTTTCAAACTTATGGAATTAATTTATTTATTAGCAGAGATGCAAGATTTTATAATCCTTCTAACATAATATTAGGAAATAATATAAGAATTGACGATTTTTGTTTAATATCTGCTGGAAAAGACAATGATATAACAATAGATGACTATGTACATATTGCTGCAAATTGTTTAATATATGGAGCTGGAGAATTACATATTAAAAGTTTTACAGCTATATCTAGCGGATGTAAAATTTATACGTTAACAGATGATTTTAGCGGTGATTTTTACCCAACTTTACCTATGTTATCAAATAATACAAAAAATGTTTTATATAAAAAAACAATTATAGATAAATATGTTATAATTGGAACAAATTCTGTAATTTTACCAGGATGTAATATAAACGAAGGAGTTGCTATAGGTGCTTGTTCGTTAGTTAATAAAATTTGTAAAGAATGGTCTATATATATAGGAAGTCCAATAAGATTCTTAAAAAATAGGTCTAAAAAACTATTAGATATTAAATTAAACGAATGACATTGGTAACTGAATTAATTGAATCAATAAAAAATAAAATATCATCAGACAACGATATAACATTTGCAATATGTATTTCTACTTATCAAAGAAAAAACGGAAAAACTCCTGAATATTTAACAAGATGTCTAAATTCTATATTACAACAAACTTATAAAAATTGGAAGTTATATGTTTATGGAGATAAATATGAAGATGAACAAGAATTTGATAAAATTTTATCTATAATTCCTACTGAAAAACTTGTAAAACATAATATGGAAGTTGCATTAGAAAGACAATCATCGTTATCTAAAAAAGAATTATGGTGTATAGGAGGTGTTAATACAATGAATACTGTAAGACAAAAAGTTATAGACGATGGATATGAATGGATTTGTCATTTAGATGATGATGATTTTTGGAACATTTATAGACTTGATATTTTAAACGAGTCGATAAAACGTTTTCCAGACATTTGTTTTATTTCTAATTTTTCTACTTGGAATGGAACTATATATCCTCAATATAATAATAATTATATATTTTATAATAATATAAAAATAAATCCTGGTTGTTGTATTCATTCTACATTTGTCATTAATAAACGTATATTAACTAATTTTAAAATGAAAACTGTAACAGATTATAAAGAAAATGAAGAAATTGAAGCTGGAGATTGGCAATTTTTAACTTATTTAAAAAATTATTTAGATAATAATGTAAATGAAAAAGTATTATTTATTCCTATATTACTTACATATTATCCACAAGGAGGTGAATCTAAGAATTAAATTGATTTATTTTTATATATTTTATTAAAAAATATATAAAAATGACTACTCATACTATAGCTCGTAATATTTATGCACCAATTATTAGAAAAGTTCCATCAGAAATATTTGTTTCTCGTAATATGTTTAATTTTGTAAAAATAAATGAACTAAATAATAAAGAAATACCTTTAAGAACAACTATTAATTATTATGTTAAAAAACCAACTTATTTAGGTTATTCTCATTCTCTTTCTTATAGCAGTGTATTAGATATAACTTATTTAGACTATAGTTTTATGGTTAATCCTTTGGTATATGATAGTATAAAAAACGAATATATATTTCCAACAAAAGAACAAATAGAATTTGTAAAAAAAGAATTTGATTATATGTTACATTATTTTAAAATAAATGAAGTATATGATTATTTTTTAATAGATGATAACGTGTATATAAATTTTACAACTGAAGAAGTTAATTAATTTTATTATTATATTAATAATAATAAAATGAATAAAGAATTTATTCAAGTATTTTATATAAGATTAATAGTTCAACTTTTAATATTTTATAGTAATATTAACCCTATAACAAAAATTATACTAATATTTATATCAGATAATGTTGACAGTGAAGTTTATAGATTAAAACATAAAGATGTTAAATTAAGATTAGTAGAAGAATATCAAACAGTTGATAAAATAAATGATATAATTGGTTATATTTTATGTCACGATATCATTTATAAAAATAAGTTAATATCATCTGACAAATTTAAATTATTAACATATCTCTTAATATATAGAATAATTGGATGTTTTATAGTATATAAAACAAAAAATAGAGCACTTTTTTTATTATTTGTCGATCTCTATAAAGAAGTATTTTTATTATTTTATTTTATCAAAAATAAAAAACTTTTTGACTTATTATTTATAGCTGTATTATTTATTAAGTTATATGTAGAATATTCATTTCATTATAACATTAAAAAGTATAATGTATAGGTTGTTCTGTAGAATCTTCTGTTATATTATTTACTTCAAAAATAGGTATATTATCTTGATATAAAATTATATCTACGTCATTTAATTTACCCATAATTATAATTTCTTTTAATTTAGTATGACCTATATCAAAACTTAGATTTGATGCCTTGAATAAACTTGCGCCTCCTCTTCTAATTATTCCTGCTGGTTTTCCATTATCTCTTAAAATAACATTTCCACTTCTATCTCTAAAGGTTAATTCAAGTAATTCAGAATTTTTAAAATTTTTAAATTCTATTCTATAATCTCTCGCTCTTGTAATATATAAATAAACACTTATACTTATAACTATAAATAAAAATAAAAATATAACAATTTTATACATTTTGTTATAAATAAAAGAAAATAAATTTAATTATCATGACAATATGAAAGTATCTTATCTTTACACCAACTAAAATATTCTTTTATTTTGTCTTTATATGTCATAGCTATAGAAAAAGTTATTAAAAATATTCCTAAAATAGCTTCAAACATTATTTCATTAAAATTATTTATTAACTAATTAATAAATAATTTATCCTTATAAATTTATTGTCTTCCATTCACCAGGAAGAATTTTGACAGAGTCATTAATAGTTGTAAAATTGTTTGATATAGAAATAGTTGCATCCATATTTCCTAATAAAACTAACTTTTTTGGTATTCCTTTAGTAACTAAATTTATTTTTATATTATTTTTGAATAATAAAGTACCATTAAACAATATTTTTATTGGACCATCATTATCATTAACATTATTTAATATATTATCATTTTCATCTAACATTGCGAGAAAATTAACTTCTATAGGTGAAGTAACTGATGTAAATGTTATATTAGTGTTTACTAATATAGGTTTTTTATTTTTAAGCGCAAGTATTTTATAGTATAAACCTATACAAAATATTATTAAAAGTATAATAATAACTATATAAACTATTTGAATATCCATTTTTATTATAAAAAAAAAGAAAAAAAATTAGTTAACAAATAATTTAACTTTAACTTTACAAATATTCTCCAATCATTAACTTTAATATATCATTACATATAACATCGTTATTTTTTGTTTCTTCGTACAACCTTAATTTATATAATCTATAATTTTCTACTAAATCTTCTAAACGGGTTTGAAAAAATTCTCTTTCTTCTTTACATTGTTCGGTATTTGGAATAGTTCTGATATGTCGTTTATATAAATCTAAACTTGGTGCTGGATCTATTCCCATCAACATAAATTCTAAAATCCATTCTTGAGAACATTGAATATAAAATCTTCCATTTTCATTTGACAGATTTACATTACATTGTTTAAATAATTCTAACACTCTTCTATCTCTACACATTACATATGGAGATACATTATAATCATAGGTAAGTGTTAAGTCTAGATTTGGAAATTCTTTTTCTATTATTTCTAATTCTTTGTCGTTTAATTCTTTTCTTATAATTAAACTATATATTTTTAACATATTTAAATATTTATCATGATTCTGATTTGGCACCAATGTTTTATAAGTATTTTGATATAATTCACGAATTATAGTGATATGACTTAATCCTACATGTGGTTTAGAAAAATGAGAAGCTTCCCAATCAAAGTTATATCCTAATTTTGGATGATAGAAATTGTATCCTTGAGATACCATATATTCTAAACAATCATATGTTTCTGTATTTAATAATATAAATGGTAAATTGACAGTCTCTATAGTTCTATTATTAAATATACCTAATGCCTTTTTAAGTTCTTCGTTAATAATTAAACGTGATGTTATATTAATTACTTTTTGTATATCAATATAAGGTAAAAATGTTTTAAGCATATCTATTGGTAAAATATTATTTGTAGAATGCGACATAGGATTATCCATGGTTCTATCTATTAACAGTCTATAAAATAAAAATGTAACAATATCTTTTGTAAATAGTTTAATATTATCAAGAAGACTTTGAATACACTGTAAACATCTATTATCGTTTTGTCTTGAAAAATATTTCTTAACTAATCTAGCTATTATCACTTCTAAACTCACTATAGTATCTTCGTTATTCTCTAAATAACGATTTAATAACTCACAATGTTTTAAAAAATTTAACTCATCTTCCATATACATATCAAATAAATATAAAATATAAGAATTACTATGAGTAATTATTCTAGTAATGTCTGCGTTTATAATATCTAATTCTGGTCTTTCTCTCATAAATATATGAGATGGAAAATTACTAACAAGCGTATTTTGTCCTTGAAATAATTGTTTTGATTTATAATATTGTTTAACAGCGCCATCATCTTTATTATTACAATAGTGTGCTAATAAGTGCAACGTATACATATCTTAATGATATTAAATAATTATTTTATGTTTTTAAAATCATTTTGTTTATCTATACTTGAAAAATAAGCTAAAGAAGCGTGTATATCATTTAGACTATCTTCTAGACTAGATACTGATTTTTGAAACTTATTTGTTAACCATTTTAATAAACTAATCTTCTTAACTCCTCTATTACTTACAATTTTATCATATTCTTCTAAACTTTTTTTAGTTTTTTCACTAATATAAGGAAGAGGTTTAGTTAGTAAATTTTCTTTATCTAGTGTAGAGTTTACATATACTAATTTAGATCCGTTATATACCCAAAACCAATAATGAATAATAGGTCTTTTTTTATTTTCTATAATAAGCTTAGCAGTAATCCAGTCAAGTACTTCTTTTGATGTATTAAATAAGGGCACGTCATCTTCTGTATTAAATCCTGTACTAGAAGTATACTTGTAACCGAAAAATAATTTATACATTTAATATAAATTGATTTTTTTCTTAAATTTATATCACAAAATATCATTTATTTGATTTATAAAAATGTCTAACAAACGCCGTATTATTATTGAAGATGATTGCTCTATCAGCCTTAATCAACTTAAACAACTCAAAGGTAAAGTATCTTTAGGGTTATGTTGTATTAACAATTCTCTCCGTGGTACTAATAAAAAAAATGAAATTTTTTGTAGTCGTAGTATGACTCGCAAAACTTTTACTGTAGAACGAGCTAAAGAATATGCCCTTAAAAACATTGCTGACATCTCTAAACTTATAGAATGGAACGCAGCTAATGGTATAGACCATCTTCGTCTTAGTAGTGATATGTTTCCTCATTATACTGACGACGAAACTGAACCTTATACTATGACTTTTGCAAAAGATGCTTTACATCAAGCGGGCGAATGTGCTCGTAAACATAATCATCGTATTACTATGCATCCTGGACAGTATAATCAAGTTGGCGCTAAAACACCTTCCGTATTCGATCATACCTACAATGACCTTAAAATGCACGCTGATATACTTGATAATATGGGTGTAGGAGAAGATGGCGTATTATGTGTACATGGTGGTGGTTTATATGGTGACAAAGAATCAGCAATACGTCGTTGGATCGAACAGTTTGACGATTTACCTCGTAATGTAAAAAATCGTTTAGCTATAGAAAATTGTGAAAAATGTTATTCAGTACGTGACTGTTTAGAAATTGCACAAGCTTGTAAAATTCCTTTAATCTATGACTGTCATCATTATTATTGTTATAACCAATTACATCCTGAAGAAAAAACTGAAGATATCAATGATATGATGGATGAAGTAGTAGAGACTTGGAAAGGTATGTGTCCTTGTTTTCATGTAAGCGAACAAGCTCCTGGCAAAAATGTAGGTGCTCATTCAGATTATGTAGAAGCAATACCCGATCACATGTTACTAGTGCCTCTCAAGTATAATACAAAATTACATATAGAGGTAGAAGCAAAGGCAAAAGAAGCTGCTATTAAACATCTTATGAAAAATTATAAACAAATGTTTTAAAATAAAAAAATTAATATCGTATATATAATATATACAATATTATGTGTGACTGTTTATTCAAACCAAAAATATTAGATTATAACCCTAAATTCATTGGAAAAACTTTTTATGGACAAATAACAGATATATTAGATGGTGCAACCGTTTTAATTAATTTTTGTGTAGGCTACGACTGCTTTACTATTAGATGTGTTTTAAATAAATGTGAAAGATTTTCTTATAATTATGTAGAAAAACAACAAGGTTATTTACGAAGAAAATCAATTAGTAAAAAAGAACCATTAAGTTCTTATGACTGTAGTAATAGCGATTATTATGCAAAAACTACAAATATGTTTGTTTCTATTTTAAAAAATACACATTATTTTTCTTTAGAAGTAGCTGATTTAAAAAAAATTAATAAAGATCTTAAACATGACCCTATTCAATGTAATTTTAATATAGTGGGATATAACAACGAACATTATATTATTTATTTATATCATCGGTCAAATGTTAGAATGTCTATAAATGATTTAATACTTGAACGTATTTTTTAATTTTTTATTAATTATTTTAATAAAAAATTTAAGCCATCGGTATAAAGTTCCAATTAAGGATATTACAACATTTTTGATAAATTTCATCATGTTCTCTTAGACGAGTTGGAGTTTTAAGATAATTTAAGTCTTCATGTGGGACCTTTACCTTTTGTTTTAAAAGAAGTTGTCTTAAAACGTAATGACTGTTAAGAAAATTATCTCTTGTAATGTTAGTTTCTTGTTTATTAAGAAGTACACAAAAAGCGTCGACTAAAGAATCAAAATCTTCATATAATTGTTTTTCATATTGAGAAATACAAGGACATTCTTTTCCTGTAATTTTACTATAAATTAACTGAATATCTTCATAGTGATTAGAGTGATTAGTAGCTTTAAGAAATTCACGAATATGAGATTTTTTAAGTTTTTTGTAACGTTCTATAGGATTGTCATATTTTTTATCACAAAGTCCTTCTTTTTCAATAAATTTATAAAGATCATCGTAAACTTTGTCAGGAATATATTTATTTTGTTTTCCTTGAAATTGATTAATAGTGTCTCTAAAGTGACACCGTTTTAAATATGTAAATTCTTTGTGAACGTTAATACGAGTAGAGTCGTCGTAAGTAGAGTTAGGTTCATCAAATACAAGTTCATTTTCAACGTAGCCACATTCAGAGCAAATATTTTCAGAGATAGGTTCATTGCAGTTTTTACAATAAGAGGTAGTTAAGGTTTGATTAAATATGTTTTCATTTTTCTTTTTCTTTTTAGTTTCATCAATCAAATCTTTAAAAATATCGTTTAAAATGGTTTCAGGAAACATTTGTTTAATAGTATAAGTAAATTGGTCGATTAAATCTAAAAGTTCTTCATTTTTATCTGATTTCTTTTTTCCCATAAAAGAATTTTTAATAGGAGTTTGAATTATTTTTTTATATTGGTCGATAATTTGTGTTATATTTATTTGATAAAATGAATCTTGATATTGAATAAAAGCGATATGTCCGTTAATTTTTTTAATTTCTTTAATATTATCTTTAAACTCTTTGTATGAGAGTTGTTTATTTAAAATTTTATCAGTAGACTTAATTTGATTTAAAACAAATTGTTTATCTTCTTGTAAAATACCGTATAAATCAAATGACGAATAACAAGATAATGCAAGATTTTGACATTGTTGTTCGTATATAGGTATTTTAGCTTTCTCTTGTTTGATATATGTCATAATTTTATTATGATAATATATCAAATCTTCATTTTCATTTAATTTAAACATTCCTTAAATGAAAATGATAATATCTTTTAAATTATACTTTAAAAAAATTCAAACTTGTGTGTTGGCTTTATGGTTGATTTAAATGGAGCTGAAAGAAAATCAAAACTTCCTGATTGATAACGCATTACTGCAATAAATATAACTAATAATATTACTAATGCTAAAGCAATACCTCCGCCAGCACCAATTCTATAAGTAAACATACGAATACGATTAATAATAGTTTCTCCACCATATGTCTTACCACCTCTTAAAAAATTAATCATACCTGCTTGTTCTGCTTCTTTTTCAGTAATTTTTTGATTATCATGAAGACCGCCTTGCATCATATTGATGTCGGTATTTCTAATATATTGAGTCATTCTTTGATGGCTATGCATTTTATTTTTATTTAATACAAAAGATAAAATTTTTTAAATCATATCTTTTATATCTTTAAAAAAATTTACTATTTCTTCATAATATATTAATTTTTCTAAATTATCAGTTCTTACCCTTGAAAATAAATTATACACATCTGTCATTTTACTTGTCCCTCTATTTGTTATTATTAAATTACTTAATTTATCAACTCTTTCTGTATATTTTGCACTAAGTTGTCTACTTGAAAATGAATTAATATCTTTATATACTTTATTTAATATTGGTGTTATACGGTTAATCTCTACATCTACTCCACTTAATATTTTATTTGTAAATAATTGTTCAAAATTTAATATATCTCTATCTAACGATGATGCCATCTTATAAAATGTTTCTAATTCAATTACAAAAAATACTCCTGTTGTTACAAATGGATTTGCAAAGATATAACTTTCCACTGCATCATGTCTATTAATCACTGTCATATAAGTCTTTTGAACTATCGCCATCTTATATATCCCGTCTTTTACTACTTTAACAAATCGATTCATCATGTTTTCTGTTCGTTTTCTAATTTCTTGTTCGTATGATGCTGTATGAAAGTTATTTTCTTCATCTTCTTCTTCTATTGTTAAATTAACTTGTGGATAATTTTTAATACTATTATCAGACTTAATATTAAATTTTGAAGGAATATATAATAAAAATTCTACTCCTGTATTTAAATACATTAATAATAAAAATACAGTACGATTATCGTATGTAAAAATACCATTAACTGAAATCTTTGTTTTTTGTAAAAAACTTAATAAATTAGATAACTCAAAAACCTCTTCTTCTTCTTCTCTATGTTCTTCGTTATATGGATCAGACATTTTTTAACAAAATATTTATCACTTTAAATTTAAGATATTTTTTTAAAAGGTTAAATATTTTATATTATATTTTAAAAAAGAATGTCTGTCGTTGATAATATGCGTGTCTCTCCTCAAAAACGTGAAGTTGGTGAAAAAATTGACTCTCTCCCTACCGACGAACAATATGATAAAAATCCTCAAGAATTAGATTTAATTAACTCTATCTTTCTCCCTAAAGAACCCGCTTTATTTGGTATGAGTAAAGAACTTAGAGCTGCTCTCTTTGCTGGAATTGTTTATGTGATTTTAACTACTCCTTGTATCTATCAATATATTGAACGTTGTACTTCTAATAAAACTATGTTAAATCTTATTGTCATTTCTATTGTTGTTATATCAACATATCTGTTTAACAGATTTTATTGAACGCTCTTTATACTGGGGTTTATATTTGATTTCTAATTTATATTTTATAAGTTGATTTATATCTATATTTTCATATTTAAAATGTTGAAATGTAATATTATTTTTATCTTCGTCTATAACTTTATTTAATAACAATTTTGGGTGTATTAATTCAGTCATATACTTTTTTATTATTATAAAAAAAAATAAAAAAGTTTTAAGAATTTTATTATATATATTATATGGAATATACAAATTTTGGAATGTATGCTATTAAAGTCTTATTATCCAACTCGTCTAAATCTACTTTAGATGAAAAAAATCTTGAAACTATCTCTAACCTTAAATTCATCGGAACTATACAACCTGGAGAAAGAATTGATAGTAAGACTCTTCAAGTCGAACACCCCGGTATTTTTACCTCTATAAAACGCTTTCTCACTGGTGAAAGCAGAACTGCTCTATATGAATTTGTCACCATTACTATTCATAGAATCTTTGAAATTATCAACGCTAAATGTAACTCTGAAAGTATATCTGACAAATATATGTGTAAAAATATGATTAATGATTTAATAAACTCTATCATAGGCCTTAAAAATATCCAAAAAACATATGAAAAAGATAAAAAATTTTATTGCGAAATTGACACTCTTATTGAATCAGTTCGTGCAAAACTTACTGAACTTGAAATTAAACATTCTGAGATCTTTACTCTTGATACGGTGAAAGATGAAAATCAAAAAGAACTTATAAAATCTATCGAAACTCCAAAAAATAAAAATAAATAATTTTCTTTTTATATTTTTAAAATGAACTTAAGATATTATAAACGCGAAGAAGAAGAAAAGAAAGGTATGAGCGCTGGGTTAATTGTACTTATTATACTTCTTATATTATTTTTTATTATAGCTGGAGTATCTACTAATAATCCTGTAGGAGGATTTATTTGGATGGGTAATGCATTTGGATTTTTATTTGAACTTATAGGATCTTTATTCAGATAAACATATTAGATATTAATTTTTTTATATATTTTTATATATAAAAAGATGGCAAAACGTTCTATGACCGTTTCTGAATGGTGGAATAATAATGGTATTTATTGTATTATCATCGGTTGCTTTATCGGTCTTCTTTTATTTTATTTTTTTGGAAAAAATGATAAAAATACTGATGAAATTCATAATTTTTTTTATAAAGGTAAAGATTATTCTCAAAGATTAAAAAGAGGTCCTTTTGAAAGTAAAGGCGAACTTATCTGTAAAGATGTTGCCACTCGTTTATTTAATAAACCATTTAGAAAAATTCGTCCTAATTTTTTAAAAAATGAAAAAACTGGTAATAACCTTGAAATAGACGTTTATAATGACGATTTAAAACTCGGCATAGAATACTCTGGACGTCAGCATTATGAATATGTTCCTCATTTTCATAAAGATATGAATGCATTTTTAGAACAAAAATATAGAGACGAAGTAAAAGAAAAGAAATGTAAAGAAAATGGAATTAATTTAATTATTGTTCCTTATACAGTAAAACATAAAGACATTGAACATTTTATATACAAAGAAGCAAAACAATTAGGTTATAAAGTTTAATTAATTTTTATTATTAAAATTAATTAAATTATTTATTTAATAAGAGCCAGCACAATTTGCTGGATCATCTCCGCAACCGCCCATCATATTTCTCAACATCTTACCACGATGGTCAGCCTTTAAATGATGTTTTACATATTGAGATTGATACATATTATGATTTCTATTTTGTATACGATTCTGAATATTTTTATATAGATCTTCGTCTTGTCTCTTTCTAATCCATAAAGGTCTAGCAATAGTACCTGAACCACCTGCTACAATACCTTCACCTTGTCCAGCGCTTTCTCTAAATCTTTCAATGTTAAAGCCTTGAGAAGGAGATGGACAAGCGCAAGGTTTTCTCATCATCAAGAAGTAGAGCGCAACTACTAATAAAGCAATAATAATCATATGTTCTTGTTCCATATTTATTTTTTAATAAGAACTCAAGAAAAAAATTATTTTTTAAATTTTACTAATTTAAAAAATATGTTAAATGGATTTTGATGACAGTGAATTTGATAATTTTATTCAAATCGGTAAAGGAAGTTATGGAACCGTATTTGGAAACCAAAACAAAGTTTTTAAACTTATGAACTTAATAATGATTGATAACGATAAACATTTTGCTTTTATTGATAATAACATACGTGAACTAGTCTTTTATAAAACAATTCATTATAAAAATATTATAAAAGATCCAAATACAAATTATACTTACAGCCTCATACCTGACAAAAAACCAATATCTATCTCTTTTTATCAAGATATTTTACTTAAAAAAACTAATCATACAGTTAAACTAGTAATGAAAAATCACGGAATACCCCTTAATAAATTTAATGTAACACAAACTACAATAAGTTCTAGAAAATTAAATCTATCTATTATAAAAATAGATTTTTTAAATGTATTAATCCATCAGATAGGTAATTCAATTTTATATCTTCACGAATCAAATTTTTCTCACGGTGATTTAAAACCTAACAATATTCTTTGTAACTTTAATAATCATAAATTAACATTTAATTTAATAGACTTTGGAAGCGTTTGTTTTAATCATACTGATAAAATATATTATAAATTTCATAGAACAACGATATTATATTGTTCACCAGAAGAATGTCAAATAGACCATAAATATTATAAAGAAAATGATATATGGTCTTTTGGTTGTATTATATATGAATTATATACTGGAAATATGTTTTTAAAAGATTTATTAATTTTATTAAAACAACAAGAATTATTTTATGATATATACGTTCATTATTCTAAACAAGAATATTATGAAACATTATATAAAATATTTATCTCTATTTCTCAAGAAGTGATTGATAATTTAATAAAAGAACATGTTGACGATCAGTTAGTAAGAGATAAAGTATTAAAATGTTTAATAATAGATAGAACTAAACGTATAACAATAGATAAATTAATAAACAAAGAATTAAAAAATGATGTAAAACATGATTTATATACAATTGAATATAATTCTATAAAGAAAAATTCATATTTATTACTTCGTCCACAATGTATAGAATATGCAAAAAAAACATGTGATAAAAAATGGCTTGGCAATCCCTATGTTTATGGACATTCTATAATGTTATTTGATAGATTTTTAATAAGAACTATACAATATACTAACGAAAATTATGACATTGTTTTAGTATTACTTTTATGTATAACATTAAGTACAATTATATTAAATTGTGAAATAGTAAAAAGCACTGATATAATAGAAGAGTATTATGAGATTACAAAAGTACAATTATATCAATCAGAAATATTACAAACATTTTATTTATTAATAGAAAAGTTTGATTTTTTATTTTTTAACTATAGTTTTGACTTATATTTTAAAGATAAAAATTTTGAAACCATAGTTGAAATAACAAAAAAATATATACTTTCAAATAACACAACAAATGGTCTTATAGAATATACAAAAAATATTAATTAACTTTATTTAATTAATATTTTATTAAAAATCTTCATCAAATGCTATTTCTTTTTGACTTTCGTGTGTAATTACACTTTGTTTTGCATAATTTGATACACGTTTTTCAAAAAAATTAGTCTTTCCTTCTAAAGAGATTAAATCCATCCATGGAAATGGATTTTCAGTATTATATAACTTATCATTCACCATTGTCATTAACATATGGTCTGCAACATATTCTATATATTGACACATTAACTCTTTATTCATTCCTTTCAAATTATATGGTAAACTTTCTTTTATAAATTCTTTTTCAATGTCTACTGCTTCATTAACAATCTTTTTTACAACATTTATATCTAATTTATTTTTAACATATTTATTATAAACCATACAAGCCATATCTCTATGCATTCCTTCATCTCTTGCGATTAATTCATTAGAATGTGATAAACCTTTCATTAATCCTCTTTTCTTGAGCCAAAAGATGGAACAAAAACTTCCACTAAAGAAAATTCCTTCAACACAAGTAAATACAACAAGACGTGTTATAAAATTACTATTTTTAATATAATGTCTTGCCCATTCTGCTTTCTTTTGAATACTTGGAATTTTTACAGTAGCATTAAACAAACGATCTTTAAGGTCATTATCTTTTACTAAAGTATTAATTAAAATTTGATACATTTGAGTATGAATATCTTCCATCATTTCTTGAAAGTGTAAAAACATTTTTAATTCAGGAATTTTAACTTTTTCAGTATATTCTTCGTCTAAGTTTTCATTAACAATAAAATCACTACAAGCAAAAAAGGCAAGAACCATTAAAATAAAGTGTTTTTCTTCTTCATCAAGTTTTTCCCAATCAGTTATATCATCTACTAAAGATACTTCTTCGGCAACCCAAAAGGCAGCTTTTGCTTTATTATACATATCCCAAATATCTTCATATTTAATTGGATAAAGTTTCATACGGTCATCAGAGCAAATAGGTTCATCTTTATATAAAAATTCGTTTTCTTCAATAAGGCTAGACATCTTTTATATATACTAAACAAAATAATTATTTAAATTATTTTTAAATAATTATTAAAATATCATTTTATTTTTCAGGCTGAATGTATAGTCTAAAATAATTGTTTATTACAGTTAGAAGTAAGTATGACGAAAATAGCAATTTTTAGCAGTTTCTTTATAATGTTCTTCATATTGTTGATTTAGTTTTTTTAATTGTTTAGCAGAATGATTGATAACAAATAAAGGATTATATTTATTAGTGTTTAATAATGAATTTAAATATTTATAACATACAAATTGAGGAGGTAACGCTTTAATATTATTAATAATAGAATGTTTAATACATTGAATTAATAAATATGTTAATTGGTCTTGTATTTTATCAGGTAATATAATTTTTTGATTTGTAGTGATATAATGTCTTAAAAATCCATAAGAATTATTCCAAAAAAGTTGAAATTCACCATATTCGCCATCGTCGTCTTGTTCTATACATTTAATAGAATTATATAAATTAGCTTTAGAAAGTTCTCCGTTAAATTGATACTTGATTAAATTCTTAAAACATTCAATTTCTTCGTCAGTATAAATTTTGCCAGTAATTTCAAGAATAAAACCTTTAACGTCTTCTTCAATTTGACGTAAATAATTTTTCATTTTTATAAATACAAATGTTTTATTTAAATGTTTTTTTCTTAATATTTAAATAAATGACTGATATATTTCAACCACATTGGGTAGAAAGGATACCTTTTAACTATACCGAAATTAATACTGATGATAAAGTAAAAAAATGGGAAAAAATGCCAGGAAACATATTTGAAAATCGTAAACAAGTAACTGAAGTATTATTAAATTTTCCTTCAAGTGTTAATACTAAAGAATTTATAAAAAATTATCAAAATTATTATGGTCCTGAAAAAAGCTCATTAGTAACAAATTGGGCTAATGTTGCAAGTGATATTAATACATTTGAACTTAAAGATAGTTTATTAATATCAGATGGAAGTTTAATTAATCAAGTTATTATTTTTTTTAATTTACAGATGACACCTAATGAAGTAAAAGATTTTTTATTAAATAAAGGTTTAGATGAAATGGTTTTAATTCCAGCGTTAATTTTAATATTAAATAAAAAAAGAATAAATAATAATTTTGATTACTTTGTAAATCTTCGTGAAGTTAATGGTTATAAACAGATTAAGAAATTAGGTAAAGGAGCATATGGAACAGTATATAAAGTAGAAAAGAATAACGTAGAGTATGCTGATAAAGAAGTTAGTCAATTAGATTTAAATGAAGTTAATATTTTATGTACTTTCGAACATCCAAATATTTTAAAGGCAATAGATTTTTTTAAAGATCCTGTTGAAAATACTTCTCATATTATTTTAGATTTAGCTGAAGGAAGTCTTACAGATGAAATAGAAAGTGGAAAATATATAAATATAAAAACAAAAGATATGTGGATGTATCAAATTTTAAGCGCTGTAAACTTTTTTCATAAAAAAGGTTATTATCATTGTGATATTAAACCTGATAATATTTTAATAAAAAATGGAAATGCAGTTTTAGCAGACTTTGGATTAGCTTATCCATTTGAATACGATCAACAATTTTGCGGAACTCCTAGTTGGACTGCTCCTGAAGGATTACAAGATGACCATTGGGGTAAAGATGCAGCATATCGTCAAGTTCAAAATTATCAATCTATTGATATATTTTCATTAGGATGTGTTTTAGTATATGTTTATAGCGGAAACCAATTGTTAGATTATCGAAAGTATCCTGATGTTACATCTTTATATGACGCTTATTTAAAAGACTATAAAAAAGTTATTAAAAATATGAAAATGAATTTATTGATTACAAATTTAATTGAACAAATGTGTGCTCCTCTTACTATGGACCGTATTGAAACAGTAGAAGAAGTATTAAAACATCCAGTATTTAAAAAAATAAATTACGATGTTCCAATTCCAGGACAATTAATAGTTATTCCAGAAAAATGTTCTACTGTTTTATTTGATTCTTTCAAATGGATTATGAATATTTTTACTAAATATAAATGTCATATTTTACTTGCTTATTTAACTATTAGTATGTCAAAACGAGTATTTGAATTACAAGGTGGTAAAACTAAGATTGTAGTAGCTGCTTGTGCTATTATTTCAGACGAACTATTAGGATTTAATAGTCTTCGATCGGTAAACTGGAAGTCTGAGATTTCTGAGATAACAATGCCTACTAAATATATTTATGAATTATATGATAAAATACCATATATATTACAAGGTAAATTTAGAGCACCAATGTTATATGATATTGCATCAAGTTTTCAAGAAGCAATATTTGGATTAGGTTGTGCAATGGTATGTTGTCCAAAAACTATTGAAGAAATACATTTAGAATATACTGCAAATGAAACTCCTCGTTTATTACAAAATAGAACTGATAAAAATTCTATAATTACCGACCAAGATTATAATGATATATTTGCAGACACATTTATGAAAGTTAGAGATAATGTAATGGAAATATTTAAGTTGTTTCCATCAAAGATATCAAAGAGATATTAAATAATTATAATAGAAATGAATGATAAAAGTATTAAACCAAGTATAAATTCCATGTTTATATGTTTTTAATATTTTTTTAAGTAAAAAATATTAAAATAAATTTTTATCTTATTTTATAATAAAAATGCAACAAGAACATATTATTATTATAGGTTTACTTTTAGTTATTTTATGCATGTCAATGAAGACTTGTAAGTGTCAAAAAGAAGGATTTGATATGTACGGAAGACACGACAGTGCTTTATATAGAGATACCGTATCTCCAAGTAATTTTTAATTACAAAATCCTCCGCAGTTCATCATACCATAAATGACAATTCCAATCATAAAATATCCTCCATACAATGGAATAAAAGATAATAAAAGAAGTAAAAGAGGCACATAAACAGGCCATTTCAATGTGTTAGCACATTTAAATGCATAAAAAATAGTCATAACAAATAATACAGTATATAAAAATAATAAAATAACAATAGACATAACAGCAGTTCTTACAGCAACATCCATTTCGGTGTTACAAGTATTTTTATTTTCAGTATAATATTTTTTTATTTTATCGTAATCATCTAAACGTTTTCTAATAGCTTCAATCAACATTTATTTAATTAATAAGAAAAAAATTATATTGTTAAAAGTTTAAAAAATTTAATAGGTTCAGTTATATCAAATTTTATCTCTTCTTCTGTTTGAGTTATTTCAGTAACTTCATTATCTTTTAATTGATATAATTGTTTAGGTTTGGTAGGTAATCTTTCTGAATAATTTATTAATAATACATTAGTATATTGGTTTATTTGATATTCTCCAAATATATTTTTTTTATTTACTATGACATTATATCCAAATAATACTGGAACGACATTTATAAAATAATCTCTTATTTCTATGTCATCTGTAAATACTTCTAAAGTATCTTTTTGATTTTTTAAAAAATCTATTAACTTCATCTTCTTAATAATATTTAATTAATTATTAAGAAAAAAATCAATTTAACTTTTATTTTAAGAACTACAAGCAACACATACATCTTCAGTGCAAATCATCTTCTTTCCATCTTTTACATATTCTTTACCTTTCTTTTCTTTTAATATACTAAACTTAACTGCATTCCTTGATGGTTTACTTCTAATATAATAATTACCAGTCTTTAATCCAGCTTTCCATCCAGCCATATGTAAACTACTTAATAATTTATTAGTAGGATGTTCAAAAAAGATATTCATAGATTGAGTTTGGTCTACAAATGGTGCTCTCATTGCTGCATATTTAACTATAGTGCTTTGTTTAATTTCCCAAACTGTTTTATAAACTTCTTTAATATGGTCTGGAATTTCTTCAATTGCTTGAACTGACCCATCGTTTTCAATAATTTTATTAACGATATCTTTATTCCATAATCCAATTTCTTTCAAATCTCTTGCTAAATGTTTATTTAGAATAATAAAATCTCCAGCCAATGTGCTTCTTGAATATAAGTTTGAAGTAAATGCCTCGAAACATTCATTATTACCTAATATCTGACTTGAAGAAGCAGTTGGCATTAACGCGATTAATAAGCTATTTCTCATACCTTTTTTAACCTTTTCTTCAAGTGCTTTCCAATTCCAATGAACTGATTTTGGTTGTTCATTCCATAAATGATATTGTAAAATACCTTTAGAATAAGGACTTTCTTCAAATGCTGAATATGACCCTCTTTCTAATGCAAGTTCGTGTGATGCTTCTACTGCTGCATAATATATTGTTTCAAAAATATATCTATTAAGAGTATCAGCTATAGGACTTCCCCAAGGCGCTTTAAAAATCGCGAATACATCAGCTAAACCTTGAATACCAATACCCATTGGACGATAGTCAGTATTATTTTTTTTAGCTTCATCTATAGGATAATAATTAATATCAATAATATTATCAATATTTCTTACTATAGTTTTAGTAATTTGATAAAGTTTTTCGTGATCAAAATCTGGATGTCCATCTATATATCTAATATACTTTGGTAAAGAAATTGATGCAAGATTACATACTGCTGTTGAACTACCATTTGTAACTTCTACTATTTCTGCACAATTACCTAATAATACTCCATTAAACATTCCCAAATTTCTTTTATTTTCAGTAAAGCAAAAAGTATCATGAAGACCTGATAAAATATTTACTGACTTGATAGTTAAATTAATATTTTTTGAAGTATCTAAATTAAAATCTTTAAAACTTTCTTCATATAAAGATGGAAATGAATATTTTAATATTTTTTGTCCTTTGCATAATTTTATTGCATCAATTAATTCATAATAGTCGTTTTCTGACTCATTAACAATTGGAAATTTATGATATTCAGTGCATTTAATAGTTATACCATTACTTAATTCAACTTTTAACAACGGCTGATTCTCTCCTGTTTTTTTAGGAGTTACTGTACTCCATTCAAAACCATTCCAAATTTCAGTTTCTTTATTAACTAATCTTTTTATTTCTATATGACCTTGTTTAGTTAAAATTTTAGTATCTCCGCTAACACAAAGATTACTACTACGAATAATTCCAATGTTACTTTGCATACTCTTTTTATTGATACTATCTTTATAAAGAATATAAGGAAGACCTGTTTCAATTTGTGCGTGAGTAATTTTTTCTAATAATTCTCTAGCTTTCATTTGTTTCATATATTTTTTCTCTTGTTCTGCTTGAATATAAATTTTCTCAAATTCTTCTCCATAAGTTTCAGCTAACTGTGGTACAACACTTGGACAAAATAAAGACCACATACCATCTTCTTCTACTCTTTTCATAAAAAGGTCATTAACCCATAAAGCAAGGAATATATCTCTTGCTCTAATTTCTTCAGGAGGTTGGTTATAACGCAAGGCTAAAAATTCAACAACATCTGGATGCCAAGGTTCTAAATACATCGCAATACTGCCTTTCCTTTTGCCTGATTGATTACAATATACGGCCGTTGAATTGAATACTTTTATCATTGGTATGAGCCCGTCGCTTACACCATTGGTAGAATGAATTGGACTACCTTTTGCTCTAACTTTAGTAATGTTTACTCCGATACCACCTCCGTGTTTTGAAATTAAAGCGCATTTTAAGTTTGTTTCATAAATATGTTTTAAGTCATCGTCAGTATCTAAGAGAAAACAAGAAGAAAGCTGTTGTCTTGAAGCACCAGAATTAAAAAGAGTTGGAGAAGCGTGAGTATAATAACCTTCAGCCATATCTTTATAACATTGAATAGCTCTTATAATATCACCTCCGCCGTTAGTATTAGAATGGATAGCACAAGCTACACGCATAAGCATATGTTGAGGACGTTCAACAATCTTTTTTTCAACTTTTAATAAATATAATCTTTGAAGAGTTTTGAAGCCAAAGTAAGAATAATTAAAATCTTTAGAATAATCAATTGCATTGTCAATAGTTTCTTTATGAGTTTCAACAAATTTCATAAAATGCTCGTTAATGACATTAGATTTTCTTCCAGTATGAGTATTAATATTTTCATAAAGCATTTTCATAGTTTCATAAAAAGAAGAAGAAGTAGCCTTTTGATGATTTGAAATTGCAATTCTTGCAGCTAAAATATCATAATCTGGTTCATAAGAACTCATATAAGCAGCAGTTTCTGCTGCAAGTTCATCAATTTCAATAGTAGTCATGCCATTTTTAAGAGATTGAATAACAATTTTAGATAGATAAGCGACGTCAATATCAAGGTCTTTAGAAAGTTCAAGATTACGGTCTGTAATAGAGTCGTATCTCATAGGGACTTTTTGACCGGAACGTTTAATAACAAACATCTTTTATAAAATGAGTTTATTTTTATAAATTATAATTTTATTTAAAAAATAAAAAATATAAAATCAATTTATACTTATTGTTATAGTATATATACATATGACTTTTACAATAAAGTTTTGTAGTGATTTACATATAAATAAATATTATCCTCATTATCCATCTGTAAAAGATTTATTTGATACAAATGATAAATTTATTGCTGATGTATGTATATTAGTAGGCGATATAACATATTATGAAGTAACAAAATTTTATAAAAAGTTTTTAAAATATCTTTCAAATTATTTTACTTTGTTGATTTTAATTCCTGGAAATCACGAGTATTATAATAATACTCAAACAAAAAAAAGTATGAAAGAATTAGATACTCTCTCTAAAGACTTGACTCAAGAGATAAAAAATCTTGAAATATTAAATAATAAATACATTGATATTGGAGATTTAAGAATTTTTGGTAGTATTTTATGGAGTTTTTTACCTCATACTGCACCTAAAAAATATTTTCCGATTTATAATGATAATTATGATATGTTATCAAGAGATGAATTTAATATGTTAAATTATTCTTCTATTGTATCTTTACAAAATTGTATAGAACAAAGTAAAAAAGATGGAAAAGAGTTAATAGTTGCAACTCATTATTCTCCTACATTTGATATGTATTCTAATAAAAATGTAGATCCAATAAATTATTGGTATTGTAATAAATTAGATGATTTAATTAAAGAAGAAAATATGAAAGTGTGGATATTCGGTCATACACATACTCCATATAAAAAAACAATAAATGGAACAATATTAATGAGTAATCCATACGTAAATGGATATGTAAAAGGCTTAGGAATAAATGTTGAATATTAAAATAAAATGATAATTTTTACATTTTTATATATTCTTTTATATAAAAATGTCTGAAGTTGGTAAAGATACTAAAGATTTATTAAAATCTTTGAAAAAAAATATTATTAGAGAAAAAGTTGATTCTGCAGTAGTTCACGAAATTACAGATGAAAAATCCTTTAAAAATGATTTAATTAATCTTTTAACAAAACGCGGAAGTCTTCAACCTAAAACTGCTGAAGAATTATTAGATGATTATGGTATTAGAAGTTTAAAACTTGCTTTTACTCATCCCACTATGCTTGAAGCACAAAGTTATGAACTTTTAGAAACATTAGGAGATTCAACTGTAAATAAATGTATGGTATGGTATATTACAAGACGTTTTCCACAAATTAAAAGAGGTGAAAGTGGTAATGAAATTATCACTGAATTAAAAAAAACATATGTTAATAAAGCAAGTTTATCTCAAAGATTAAATCAACTTGGATTAACAAAATATATTCGTTATAGAGAACTTCCTTATATAGAAAAAGGTGTTGAAAAAAGAGTTATGTTAGATAATAGTATGAGAGAAGATGTATTTGAAGCATTAATGGGAGCAATTGAAGATTTAATTGATTCTAAAATAATGGTAAATACAGGATATAGTGTAGTTTATAATATTGTTACTTCGTTATTAGACGAAGATAAAAATGTAAGTATAAGCATGGAAGATATATTAGACTCAAAGACAAAAATTTTAGAAGTATTTGCAAAAAGAAAAGGTGATACTATATCTATGACTGGAGAATATGTAGCAGAAAAAGGAGGATTTATTGGAAAAGCAATTATTAATTTTTCTGGAAGTTCAGAATATCCAGGACCATCAAGTCCAATGACAAAAGAATTTATAAGTGAAGTACAAAGAAGTAAACAAGTTAGTGAATTTGACGTAGCACAACAAGCCTTAGACTTTATGGAAAAAGAATATAATGTAGTATGGTCAAGAAAATCAAAGTCAATTTTATAAAAAGTTAACAAATATTAAAATATAAAGAAATAATCTTTATATTTTAAATGTCCTCTAAAAAATCTATTAGAGATTATATTAACAAACTTGAAGAAGATGAAGATAATTATTTTAATATAGAATTTGAAGAATCTAAGTCAAGACTTGAAGGTGAAACTTATTTTAAATGTTTATCTCCTGAATCTGAATTATTCTTTTTTATTACTGATTGTATTTATAAACTTAAACATGCTGGTATCAGATTTACAACACCTGATGCGCCTTCTGTAAATGTTCTTCAAAAAAATGAAAGAAATAAATCTAATGAACTTGAAATGTTTTTAAAGAGAGTAGATTATCTTCAAGGTAAATCTATCAATGTATATGATCCAAAAAATTATAAAATGATTGGAAATAAAATACTTGTATTATGTTTACCTTCAAAAGAAGAAATCGGTCTTAAAGACCCTTATATTCAACTAGCAAAAGTTGATTTTTTATCTAATAAAGAAAGATTTTTAAAGATTATTTTAAATAAAGAATATACCACTGAAAATAATTGGGAATTTACTGTTTTTGATTAAACATTAAAATATTTTTATAATTAACTATAAAAATATTTTTTCAAATTAACTTTATTTGTTTTAATTCTTCTTTATTTTGTTCTTTAAGCAATTCTTTTAAAGTATAAGTATGATATGCCAAAGACCCTGCTGTGAAAGATAATACAGAAATTAATACTATTGATATTAAATCCATTTTTTATATTTTATATTATTTTTTATATTTTTAAAATCAATTTATACTTTATCAATATGTCGTTTTCTTGTTTCTTCATTTATATTATCTATTATTATAAACTGTAATACTTTTATTAATTCTTTATTAGCTTTATGTTGTTTATACATTTTATATACATTAAATGTTAGCCAAATTATCCCGAATAATCCAGTGCAAATAATTATTATATAATAAATTTCCATTCTAAAATGATTTAATAAATAATTTTTAATAATAAATTTAAAGCAAAATCAATTTATATTAAAAAATGAGTAGAAGACGCGTTAAGGAAATGTTAAGACAAGAATACAATAGAAATAAGAATAAAGAATTTTCTCCACGCCTTGAAGACGACGAAGGTGATGATGTTCCATTATCTGCTATGTTAAAGAAAAATAACGAAACTAAACCTGAAGTATCTGAACCAGCTCCTCAACTTGCACCTATTGAACATGAATCCGTAAAAACTATTGATATTACTCCTGTAGCTGAAACTAATGTAAATAACTTTTTAGAAAATCTTGACAAACCTATTGAAAAACTTCAAACTCCTAGAAAACCATCAAAAAATGATGAAAAGAAATCATCAAAGTCTATTGACGATGAATTAAAAGATCTTGAAGATAAAGATGACAAAAATCACTCTGAAAGTTCTGAAAGCGAACACTCTGAAAGTTCTCATAGTGAGTCTGATTCATACAGCGAACATTCTGAAAGTGATAGTAGAAGCGAATCCTCTGAAAGCGAAGATGACAGAAGACGTGATGACAGAAGACACGATGACAGAAGACGTGATGACAGAAGACGTGATGACAGAAGACGTGATGACAGAAGACACGATGATAGAAGACACGATGAAAGGAGAAGAGAAGAAGAAAAGAGAAGAGAAGAAGAAAAGAGAAGAGAAGAAGAAAAGAGAAGAGAAGAAGAAAAGAGAAGAGAAGAAGAAAGGAGAAGAGAAGAAGAAAGGAGAAGAGGAGATAGAAAGAGAGAAGATAAAAAGAAGGAACAATATAGCGAAGATGCAGTAAGAAGAGATGATAGAGGATATAGGAATAGATATGATGAAGATGAGCCAAGACAAAGATCTCGTCCAAGACATGTTAGAGAGAGAAGTAAGGAAAGAAGAAGTATTATGACTAATCATTTTAAGAATATTAGTCAAAAAGTGTTATTGAAGATGTTAAAGAGAGAGAATATTGATAGTGTTAGTTCAAGTATTTATGATGCGATTGTTGATGTTATGCATAAGTTTACAGAGGCAATTATTATGGAGTTAGCAGAAGAAGTTAAGATTATTACATCAAATCACGTAGAATTAATTATGGAATTTTATGTAGAAGATGAAGAAAAAGAGTTGCCAAAGAATGCAATTATTGATATGAAAGATTTTGAAGAAGCAATTGTTAAGATTGTAACTGAAAAGCAGATTGGAATTAAAAAGAATGCAATGTTTTCTTTGCAATTATTTATTGAGTGTATTATGGGTAAAGTTATTAAGGGAGCTGGTATTGTAGCAAGAGCATCAAAGAGAGCAAGAACAACTGGAGAAGATGTTTATACTGCTTTTGAAATTTATATGTTATAAAAATAATGGGATTAAAGAAAAATATAATTAATATAAAGTTAATTATGTTTTATAGTTTACTTAATTTATTTGGTCTAGGGACCGTTGCAAAAAATGTTATGTTAGATAAAGATGATTTTACATATAGAGTTAGACAATATTCTCACGGAGAACAAGAAGAAGCAAAAGTAGAAGAAACATTTGTTAAATCTGTTATTAATCCAGTAGAAAATTATGAGGGTTTATCAGTTGAAAGTCCAGAAGTACAATCGGTTGTAAATACTCCGACTTCTGAAGTTAAATCAGAAGAAAGTCCTAAAGAAATTTATAGTGCACAAGATTATGATAAGATTTTAAAGCCAGTCCATGTAGATTTAGATGAATCTTGTTATAAAGATGATGAACAGATATTAAAGGAAAAAGTATTAGAAGAAATAGAAGAGAGCGAATCAGAAGAAAGTGAACCTGAAAAACGTGATTCAGAAAATAGTGATTCTGAAGAAAGCGAATCTGAAGAAGAAGCAGATGATGTTTATATTAGACGACTTTATGGAGATCGTTGTAAAAAATGTAAACATTATCACAAAGAGATTCATTCAGAACCTGAAGATGAAAATAAAGAAAATTTTATTTATGCAATTTTATTAGATAATAAGGCAGTAGGTTATATTAATGATCATAATAAGTTGTTAGAATATTTAAGAGAAATTAAAAAGAGAGTTAGAGATAGATATATTTATGATGGTACTTTTGAATATTGGATGAGATATTATTGGAACGAAACAATAAAATTTAATTGGAATAATGATTTAGTAGTAAAATATTCACTGGTATCAATGAACCTTCATAATCTTTTAACATATGATAGATTAGAGATTACTTTGACAGTACATAGATTGAGAAATTTATTGTTAAAATAAAATGATTTAAACAAAAAAATAAAAATAATTATCAAAAAACATCTTTTTTGATATTTAATCTATTAACTATGGACAAAACACTTAACCAATTTGTAAAACCATACCTTATATACAAGGATGAAGAAAAGAAACATAATTTTAGCTCTCAGCTAAAGGAGCAAACTGGTTTGTTTTGTATTCCGGGGGAAAGTGCTGAAGACTTTTGGCAATTATATTGCGACCAATTAGAAAAATTAGGTTCTAATTTTATTAGTGGTATGTGTGAAAGACCCCGTGATTATATGCCTATTTTAGGAGATATTGATATTAAATTTTTTGATGATGAATGTAACTTAGATATTTCTAGACATTTTTATAAAGAAGAACATATTAAAAAAGTAGTAACTATTTATCAAGATGTATTAAAGTATTTAGTAAAGGGTTATACGCCTGAAAATTTATTGTGTTTTGTTTTAGAAAAAACTAAACCTTATCGTGATGAAACTAATGTAAAAAATGGTTTTCATATTCATTTTCCATTTTTATATTTAAGTAAACTTGATATTTCTGCCAATTTATTTGAACGAATTAAGAAGAGAATGGAAGAAGAAAAAGTTTTTAGTGACATTGGTATAGAACATTCAGGTGAAGTTGTAGATAGAGGTATGGAAAAAAAATATTGGATTATTTATGGAGGAAGAAAATGTGTAGATAAAGAACCTTATTTATTAACAAAAATATATAATCATAAACAACAACTTGTTACTTTAGAACAAATAAAAAATGATATAAAAATATATGACAACGACCAAGAGTTAATTAATTTAGATAAAAATATTAAAAAATATATTCCAAGAATTTTGAGTATTGATTGTTTTAGAAGACCTATTTTAGATGTTAAAACTGAAATTGAATATGAATATAAATCTCGTCTACCAGTTGCTGAAAAAATTAAAAGATATAACAATGACACTCCTGTCCCCGAACTTTTAGAAGAAGCTAAAAAGTTATTAGAAATTATGAATGATAGTAGAGCTGATGACTATGAACCTTGGCTTGATACAGGTATGGCTTTATATAATATTAGTGAAGGATGTCAAGAAGGGTTAGATTTATGGATTGAATTTAGTCAAAGAACATCTAGAGATAATTTTGATGAACAAGTTTGTATAAAAAATTGGAAGAGATTTACAAAAGGAAATTGGACGATTGGTTCATTTAAATATTGGGCTAAATTAGATAATCCAGATGGATATGAAAATTTAATAAAAAGTAAAAATAAAAATTTAATGAAAGAAGCTTTAGAAGGTAATCATTATGATCTTGCTAAACAACTTCAATTAAAATTTGGTAATCAATTTGTATGTGCTAGCGTAAAAGATAATTTATGGTTTGAATTTAGAGGTCATCGTTGGGTTGAAATTGATTCAGGTAGTACATTAAGATCTAAAATTGCTTTAGAATTAGTTCCTAGATATATTGAACTTGGTAAAGAATATAACGAAAGATATAGAGAGGCTGATGCTGCGGAAACAAAAAGTATAAACGACGCACAAATAAAAATTGGAAAATTAATTCAAAATCTTAAACATACCGGTTTTAAAGACCAAATTATGAAAGAATGTAGACATTTATTTTTTGATGAAAATTTCTTTAAAAAGATTAATAAAGACCTTACTTTACTTGGCTTTGAAAATGGTGTATTAGATCTTAAAAATATGGAATTTAGAGATGGTAAGCCTGAAGATTATATTAGTATGTCTACTGGCTATGAATTTAAGACTTTTAATGACGAAGACGCTGAAATTTATGATATTAAAATCTTTCTTACTAAAATTTTCCCTGACCCTGAACTTAGAACTTACTTTTTAAATTGGGCTGCTTCTTTATTACGAGGTGGTAATACTGATAAAAGTTTTATTGTCATGACAGGCGAACAAGGTGATAATGGTAAATCTGTTACTATTGATTTACTAAAGCATATGCTTGGAGATTATTTTGCTTCCATTCCAGTTTCTTATCTTACTCAAACGAGAAGTAATTCAGGGTCTGCTTCTCCAGAACTTGCTAGATGTGCTGATGCAAGATTAGTTGTAGGTCAAGAACCTAGTAAAGATTCAAAAATTCAATCTGATAAAATGAAAGAACTTACTGGTTCAGATAATACTTATGTTAGAACTATTTATTCTAAGGGTGGAGATGTCAAGTTTAATTTTAAAATGGCATTAGTTACTAATAAACTTCCTCGTATGGATAGCGATGAACAAGCAGTTTGGAATAGAGTTAGAGTTTTACCTTTTGAATCTATGTTTCCAAAAGATCGTTCTAAGGTTCCTGATGATTTTAAAGAACAATTAAAAGTAAAGATGTTTGAAAGAGATGATTTCTTGTTTGAAAAATTCGATCATATGAAGCGTGCTTTGGTATGGGTTTGCTTTCAAACTTTTATACATCTTAAAAAGACTAGTAAAAAGACATTTGAACCATATAAGGTTGCAGAGGCAACAAGACTTTATAGACAGCGCAATGATTTTTATTTACAATTTTGTAATGAAGAATTAAAAGAAGATAAATCAGGAGATCATAATGGTGTTACTTTATTAGAAGTTTATGCAAGATTTACTGAATGGTATAAAGATACATTTGGTGTAAAATCTGCTCCAAACAAAAATGATTTGAAAGAAGATTTACAACGTCGTTGGGGTGTAGCTAAAGCAGGTAGATGGAGGAATTATAGATTTAGAGAAGAAAAAGATGACATTGAAGATGGCATTTCAATGAGTTTAAATCAAGAAGATATGACAGATGGAGAAACTGAAACCGAACGAGAATTTACTGAAGAAGATGATTAAGTTAACTTTTTTATTTATATTAATAAATAAAAAAGAGTTAAAATATACGTTTAATTATATAAAATGTATGAATTTATTATACTAAGACATGTTCCTAAAAAAGAATATCAAGAACATTGGATAAAATGTTTTATTTCTATTAAAAAATTTTATCCTAATCAGAAAGTGACTATATTAGATGATAAATCAGATATGTCTTTAGTAAAACATGTTGACGACCAATTAATAAAAGACAAGACAATAAATATTGTATATAATACATTTGAATATTCATTAGCTGAATTATTTCCATATAAATATATATCAAAATTAAATAACAAAACTAAATTTATTATATTACACGATAGCACTTATTTTATAAAATATTATGATTTTTCTAACGTAACTAATAAATTTTTATTTCAATTTAACAATCATGAATGGGATGAATTAAAAAAAGAAACAGACTTAATAAGTAAACTAAACAATAATAATGAACTTATTAAATTTTATATGAGATATAATAATTGGGCCGGTTCTTTAGGAATAATGAGTATAGCAGATAGTGAATTTATAAAAGATATTTATCAAAAATATAATTTAACTATATTAGAAAGTTTATTAAATAATAGAAAACAACGAATGTGTTTAGAAAGAATAATAGCTGCTATATTTTTTATAGAAAAAAAAGTAACACTTGATAATTGTTCTTTATTTGGAGATTATTATGGAAATACAAAAAATGAAAATTATCTTGTAAAAGTATTTCAATCTCGTTAATTTTTATTTTTTTTATGAAAATAAAAATTTTACTGTTTAACTTGTTCTCTAATCCATCTTGAAATTTTATTTATCTCACAAATATCTATATTTGTTTCTATTTCTCTATTCAAACAATAATATAATAATTTTTCTGTAGATAAATTTCCTGCTTTAGTTGGATTATAAGGACATCCTCCTAATCCTCCTATACTTGTATGAAATGTAGTAACACCTCTTTTCATACATTCTTCTACAAGAGTTAATGCACTATCTTTAGTATCATGAAAATGACCGGTGAGTCTTTCGTTAGGAATTTTATTATTTAAACATTCTTCTAAAATATTTATAATTTTGTTACGAGTTCCACACCCAATTGTATCTGCAATATCTATAGTGTCAACACCAAGAGAAAGATATCTTTCTATAATATCAATTACTTTTGAAGGTTTAATATGTCCTTCATAAGGACAACCTAAAGCACAAGAAATACTTCCTCTTAAAGATAGACCATCTAATTTTGCATGAAGAGCGATATCTTCAAATCTTTTAAATGCTGTGTCTAATGTAGTATGAATATTTAATTTGTTAAAAGTATCACTTGCAGAAACAAATAAAACAACTTCATCTATATTTTTATTTCCAATAACTCCTTCTAAATATTGTTTTTCATTTGGAATTAAAACACTATAATTAACATTTTTAGGTTTTTGTAAACTTTTACTTAATTGAATGCTATCTTTCATAGCAGGAATTATTTTATCATTAACAAAAGAACCAATTTCAATATTTTTAATACCAGTATTACTAAGACGTTCAATTAATTCTTTACGTGTATTTAATGGTAAAACTTTTTTTTCGTTTTGTAATCCATCTCTTGGACCTACTTCAATAATATTTATTTCGTTTGGAAAACAAAATCCTTCAAAAGTTTTATAAAAATCTCTAAAATAAGGAAGTGGTAAAGTAGAATAACGTCTCATTTGTATAATTTATTATAATCCATCTCTTAAATTAGTTTTTAATCGTAATAAATAATCGTCAGTAAAACTTTCAACATTTAAATAAAACGTTTCATCTCTATTTATTTTAATAACTTCAAATGGGTCTGCTTTAATAATATTATCAGGATTACTCATAGCTACTAATAAGCTATCGTCTAAAATTTTTGTATTTTGTATTGTATAAGAGCTATTTTTAGAAGTAATATAATCCATATATTTATGTTTTTCGTATAAATACATACAATTTTGATAATGAGGATAAGTCATTATAAAATCTAATTTACGATTTGACTTATCTTGTAATATAAGAGTTCTTATTATATAATAAGCATAGTTACTTTCGGCTGCTGTAAATATACTTATATTATAGTTTTCAAAGACAAAATCAAGAAATTCTTGTAAATGAGGTCTAGGGTATATAACCATTTCTTGTATTAAATCATATGTAATATGATGTAGTGGTATAATTTGACCTGATTCTTCTATTGCATTTACAAGAGTTTTAGGAACAGTGGAAATTAGAGTGTTATCAATGTCTAATACTAGATTTTTTTTCATTTTATTTATAAAATGATTTTTTATTTAAATTTACAAAATATAGTATCTTAAAATTTACTATGAGTTCTTTTATTAAACCTAAGAAAGAAAAAAAGCGTGTTATTCAAGAAAAGTTTGAATATAAATCACCAGTTCAAACTATTAAAAGAAGTAAAAGGAGTCTTGGAGTACGTATTAATAAAACTGATGTTATTATTCCAAGACAAGTATTTAAAAATGTTAATGTTGTTGAAAGAAAAATAGAAACTAAAGAATTAGATAAAGTTGAATTTACATTTTTAAGTGATGAAGAAATTTTAGAAGGTTCTGTTACTGAAATTACTGATACTACTTTTGGAGGTCCTAAAAGTTTATATGATATGAAAATGGGACCTGTTACTACAAAAGACACTTGTGTTACATGTGAAGGAAATTGGGAAGAATGTCCCGGACATTTCGGTCATATTCCTTTAGCAGTAAAGATTCCTCATCCTATTTTATATAAAAAAATATTAGATTATTTAAAAATTTTTTGTATGGAATGTAAGAAGCTTGTTATTACTGACAAAAGACTAAAAATTATAAGTATTAATAAGATAAAAGATGAACAAAAATTTCCAAGAATTATTAAAGATGTTTGTGATAATATTGATTGTTGTATGCATTGTAAAAATAAACTTCCAATTTATACATTTTTAGATGATAAATATATTAAAGAAATAAATGATAAAAAACTTCCTGTAACATATGAAGAAATTTCTAATTTGTTTTTTAATATTCGTGAAAAAGATGTTGAAAAACTTGGATTAGACCCTAAAAGAATTCATCCTTCACATTATATTATTAGTAATTTATTAGTTGTTCCTACTTGTGTTCGTCCTCCTGTTGTAATGTCTAATGAAAGTCGTCCTCAACACGATGATTTAACTTATAAATATATTGATATTTTAAAAACAAATAAAAAAATTTTAGAATCAAATAATGAAAATACATTATATAATCTTACCAATAATCTTGTATTTCATATTAAAACATTATTTAATAATAATAAAGGAAAAGCAAGAGATTTGCAAGGTATTCGTCCTATTAAATGTATTAAAAAGAGATTAGAGAGAAAAACTGGATTGATTAGAAAACACATCCAAGGTAAACGTTCTAACTTTTGTGGTAGAACTGTTATCGGTCCAGAGGCTAATTGTATGGTTGATGAAATTGTAATTCCTCAACAATTTGCAGAAAATTTGACTTATCCTGTTACTGTTAATGATTTTAATAAAGAAAAATGTCAAAAGATGTTAGAAGATGGTAAAGTTATTTATATATTTAGAGATGGAAAAAAGATTATAGCAAGATATGCTTGTTGGACGGAAGGATCTCCTTGGAGAGAGGGAGATTTTATTCTTAGAGATAATAAACATTATTTAATTGATAATTTTATATCTAGATATAATACTTTACCTCATAATAGTTTAACTTTAAAAGAAACTGATAAGATTCTTCGTGTAAATTATACTGATGATAAAAAATATAATACATATGAACCATTTATTATGCCTAAACGCAAAGAATTTTTATTAAAAACTGGAGATGTCATTGAACGAAAACTTCAAAATGGTGATTGGGTTGTTCTTAATAGACAGCCTACTTTATGGAAGGGGTCAATGCGTGCTAAAAAAGTAGTCATAAGACCAGGAAATACGATAAGATTTAATTTAGCATCTACGGCTGCTTTTAACGCAGATTTTGATACGGTAAAAACTGTCAAAAACAGGGAGACTGAAAAGGTTGAAACTCTCTAGTCAAAATAGATTTAAATAAACACATATATAATAAAAATGAACTCTCTTAAAGACATAATTCTTGATGATGAAAAATTAAGATGGTGTGAAATTTATAAATTAACTTGTAAAGATACTAATATGTCATATGTTGGTCAAGCTGTTTCTCATATTTTAAATCATAAAAGATATAGACCATATGGTATGATTAAACGATTTAATTGTCATGTTTCAGAAGCATATAGTTCTAAGACTAAACAAAGTCTTTATTTAAATAATGCAATCAAGAAATATGGCAAAGAATCATTTGAAATAACTTTATTAGAAAATTGTTCTACAGAAGAAGCACATATAAAAGAACAATTTTATATAAAAGAATACAATACTATGTTTCCAAATGGTTATAATTTAGTTAGCGGTGGAAAACAATTTAATCATACAACTGAAAATAAACAAAAAGTATCTCAAGGTGTAAAGAAATATTATGATAAAAAACGTCAAGAAAAATTACAAAAGATCACATCAATAAATGAAGATATAAAAATTAACCCTTTAAGAAGAGACAATAATCAATACGGATGGTATATTAAAATAGACAAAATCAAATTTGATTTTGGTGGAGTTCATATATCATTAGAAGAAAGTAAACAAATGTGTTTAGATTTTATAGAAGAAGCAAAAAAATTTATTTTGGCAAAACATCTTGATGCGGGAAACTCCTTAGAGCTTTAACTACCATTTTATAATAGAAATATTATATAAGAACTCGGTTAACAGCCGAACCCACACGGTAATAATGTTAAAGATTGGACAATCCGCAGTGTTACTATCTAAGTTCGTTATAGTAAGAATATGATAGGCATTCAGAGACTGAACGGGTGTTGGTTATCAATGATGGTCTAACTAACCTGAGATAGCTTAAGATACAGTCCGACCTATATTGAAAAATATAGGACTCATCGGGTGATGAAATGAATATTTGGGTTCCACAAAGCGAACAAACTAAAGCAGAATGTGCAACAATTTTATCAACTTCTGCTAACTTTTTAAGTTCACAAGACTCTAAACCACTTATTGGTCTTAAACAAGATGGTATGACTGGAGGTTATTTGTTAACTTTTGGTTATCAACCAATTGATAAAGCTATATTTATGGAAATTTTAACAACAGAATATTTTGAACTTTATGACATATGTAATAAAATAGACCATATAAAATTAGTTCATAAAAAAGAAGGATTTTTAGATAAAAAAATCAATGAAATAAAACAAAGAATTAATAATATATTGGCTAAATTAACTAATAAATTAGATTATAATAAAAATTTATTAAAAGAAATAAAAGAAAAACATACTAATGCTTCTAACAAACAACAAAAATTAATCTTAAAAAAAGATTATGAAACTTGTAAACAAACAATTGAACAATTAAAATGTCAAATTGAAGAAATGAATACATTAAACAACGAAGAAGATATCATTGAAAAAGCTCAAGATGAACTTTTATATACCGGTCATTCATTATTTAGCTTTTTACTTCAAGATGATTTAGAATATACTTGTGATAATAAAATTTCACCAGATAATACTAAAGTTTATATTACTCGTGGTGTTTTACTTACTGGTACATTAAATAAAGTTGCATTAGGTAATTCGTCAGGTTCATTAATTCATCATATTGCAAAAGATTATGGAAGCGACGCAGCTATAAAATTTGTTAGTTATTATGAAATGATGATTAATAATTGGTTAATTCATAGAGGTTTTAGTATTGGTATGTCAGATTGTATACCAAAAGATACGGATTTAATTGAAAAAGAAATTAATAAATATATGAAAGAAGCTACCGTTATTATGAATAATGAAATTGATAAAGATATATTAGAAACAAAAGTAAATAATAAATTAAATAACGCAGCAACTATCGGTCAAAAAATTGCTGCAAAAGCATTAGAACCTACTAATAATTTAGTTAGTATGATTAGAAGTGGTGCTAAAGGTAATTTATTTAATATTTGTCAAGTTACCGGATTAGTAGGTCAACAAAATGTTGGTGGATTTCGTATGCAAAAAATATTTGGAGGAAGAACTTTACCTCATTATCAAAGACAAAGTTACTTAAAAGATGCTTCAGATATTATTTCTAAAAATATTGAATTAACTCCAAAAGAAACTAAAGATTTATTTGAATCAAGAGGTTTTGTGACAAGTTCTTTCTTTAAAGGATTAAATCCAAAAGAATTTTTCTTCCATGCAGCGGGTGGAAGAGAAGGTCTTATTGATACTGCATGTAAATCTGTTACAGGTGATACATTAATTATGATTATTGAAAATAATGTATCAAAGATGGTAAAGATAGGAGAATGGATTGACAATTTAATGTTAAATGCTAATAAAAAAGATATGGAATATTTTGATGAAAAAAATATGGAGATGTTATATTTACCTAGTAATAAAGTTTATATTCCATCTATAAATGAAGATGGACAAAATTCTTGGGGAGAAATGGTAGCAGTAACTAGACATGATCCTGGTAATATAGTATATAATGTAACAACTTATAGTGGAAGAAGTGTAAAAGTAGTAGAATCTAAGTCATTATTAATTTATGACAAAGAAACAAATAAGTTTGTTGGAAAATTAACATCTGATGTTAATATAGGAGATTTTATACCTATTAATATGAAATTAGAAGAACCTTCTATTATTAATAGTTATATTGATATGACAACTTATTTATCAAAAACTGATTTTATTTATGGTTCTGAATTTTATTCAGCAATAAAACATATGGGTATAGCTATGAATTTGTCTTTAACAAATTCTGACACTCAAAGAACTAAAATTCCAGCAAATTGGTGGACTGAATCAAATAATAATTTATTTACATTACCATATCCATCAAAAGCAAGATTTCAAAGAACATTAATAAGGTCAAATATAGAAAATATAAAACAAGGATATATTTATCCTTATTCAGGTGTTAGAGAAGATATATTAATTCCAGAAAGATTTGAATTAAATGAAGAAAATGGTATTTTTATAGGATTATTTTTAGCTGATGGTAATACTGATTTAGAAAGTGGTTATATACAAATTACTAAAAATAACGAAGCAGTTCAACAATTTGTATCTAAATGGTTTACTAAATATGGTATTAAACATCATATTAAAAAACATATAAGAGAAAATGGAACTTTTTGTGAAATAAGAGGATATTCAAGAGTATTAATTACTTTTATTGATAAATTTGTTGGTAAATCTTCTTATAATAAATATGTTCCAAACGAAGCTTATAATGCTCCAGTAGAATTTGTAAAAGGATTATTAAATGGTTATTTTTCAGGAGATGGTTATATTGATAAATATTCTATAGGATGTAGTTCAGTGTCATCTCTTTTAATGGATGGTATTAATTTATTATGTAATAGATTAGGAATATTTTGTAAATTAACTACAAGAAAATCAGATATAAATTCAGATTTGTATTGTTTAGATATTAGGTCAAAATGGGCTTCTATATTTAAAAATAACATTAATTTACTTGAAGATGTTAAAAATAAAAAATTACAAGAAATGACTCCTACAAAAGAACATATTAATTTTACTTCTTATAATGATGTTGTATTTGACCCAATTATAAGTATTGAAAAATTAGATGTTAAAGATTATCCCAAAGTTTATGATGTCACTGTTCCTAAAACATTTAATTTTATGGCTGGAAATAGTCTTAATCTAATGGATACTGCAGATACAGGATATATTCAGCGTAAAATTATAAAATTAATTGAAGATTGTTATTTTACATATGATGGATTAGTTTATCAAGGTGCTAGTAAAAATATTATTGATTTTATGTATGGAGGAGATAATATGGATGCTTCAAGATTAATTAAAACATCAGAAGGATTTAGTTTTATTGATATTTCTCATACAGTAGATAAGTTAAATAAAAATTTAGAATGGGACAATATTAAACAATAAATATAATTTAATAAAGTTAACTTTATCAAATTATTTTTTAACTAAAAAACAAATAAATTAATTTTTTCATATATTATTTTTAAATTAATATGTGCACTTCTTTACTTATTATTATTATAATTATGGTTTTATTTTATACTTCAAAAGAATCATTTGGTCCTTTTGAACAAACTGCTTATTTAAAATGTTTAAATCTTCCAAGAGATGAAAAAATTAAATGTATTAATAAACATTATTCAAGTATTAAAAATGTTTGCAACCAACAATTTTGTAAAAATGTTTGTATGAAAGAAATTGATGGCGTTATGATTGACGTCACTGACAATCCTTCTTTTAAACAATGTTCTAAATGTAATCAAGATCCTTGTAAATTTTATTGCGAAAATGACCCTAATGGTTATATTTGTAAAGTTTCTTGTCAAAATCCAAAAATTTGTGATCCTATGCAATACATAGATGAACTTAGAGACATCCCTATTAACATTGGAGAATTTTAAATATTTTATTATTTTAAAATGATTTTTATATCAAAATATAAAAATTATTCATCAATAAAAATGAGATATACTTTAAGATCATCCAATAATTCTAATTTACAAGGACCTTTAGAATTTAAACGCGATAAGCCAATCATAGAAGAAGAAAATGTATATTATCCTACATTATCACCAATAAATGAAGAAGAAGAATATAAAAAAACTCCAAATAACTTTTATAAAGTTGCTTTTATTGTTTTAATGTTACAAGTTCTTAGCGTGATTTTTATTTGTTATTATGTTACTAATAATCCTTTTAAGATTTATATTGAATATATTTATAGCGAATATATATACTACTATTTTTGCTTATTACGAGTTAGTTATGTATTTATTCGCACTCAGTCATATCTTGGCAGAATATATATGTCAATATTAACACCCATATATCAGGCTCATAACTACATATGTCAAAACATTCTTCATACATTTTGAAAGTTAATATTTATTATTTAAATAATAAATATTAAAGTTATATTATAATAAATGACCTGTTTTGGTTGTTTTATAACAGAAAAGCATAAAGTTATTAGATTAAAACGTTGTATTAAAAACTATTATCATTATAATCTTGGTGAAAATATTCCTAGCGAATTTAGTTTTTGTACTACCATAGAATCATTACGATCATTCTTACACATTTATAATATAAAAGAATACGAAGTAATGCAATACGAAGACATTCAATAAGTTTAAACAAATAATTATTATATAAAAATGAAGGCTATTTTATTTTTATTATTACCCTTAGTTTATTCTCTATCTGTTTGTAAAGATATTGATAATAACGATGTCCCAAATTGTAACTTAAAAGTTCATGCTTGTCAAAATGTTAAACTTCTTAATCCTGATACTTACGACATTAGTTTTATGGATAAATCTGTTAATATTTGGGGACCAAGATTTGTTAATAAAGATAAAGCATATGCAGGAAAACAAGCTTTAGTTGGTCTATTTAATCAAAATTATGGATGTAATTGTTTTACTTCCCCTGACCTCCCTTCTAATATCACATTAGGTCATTGTTTAATAACTATTAAACTATGTTATTATTTTCAAAGTGTATCTGACTTAGATAATAAAATTCCATCATATAAACTTGCAGTAACTGATACTTATCATAATACAAGAGTCACTTCTAATATTAATTCTATTACTGATATTAGTTCTTTAATAACTGCATTTGCCGATGTTTATACACAATTTCAAATATTACCTACTACTGCAGAATGTATTAACACTATAAACCTAACTCAATGTGATATATGTTTACAGTTAAAACAAACTTGCGAAGCCTCTTGTGATATAACTTGTGTAGGTATTGAAACTATTTGTGGAACAGATATCTTAACTCCATTAGGATGTTCTCAAGAAGCAATGAGAGATACTCCTTATGAATGGCCTGTTCAATGTGGTCCAATGCCTTAAAAATAAATTATTATTTTATTAATAATAATTTATAAGTTAACTTCGATTTCAGTATTTGTAGTATCTTCTATTAATGAAGGTTTACTTACATCAACTGGTCTATTTCTATTTTTATACCACTTAACAGCTAATTTTGCTCCTCTATAAACTGCCATTGGCGCGGTGACGGCAACAAGGATAACTCCAGTTTTACAATACCAAGAAAGTTCAGAAAATTTATTCATTTTTATGTTATTATTTATATATTTAAGCAGATTTTATTTCAGTATTTATAAATTCTTCGATCATACGATATTGTCGTTCTCTATTATTTATATCATATACATCTATGTTTCCATTCAAAGTTAAAACTGGAATAATTGTATCTTTATTTACACTAAACCACTTTTTTGTAGTATCTAATACTGGTCTTTCTAACAACCATTTATCGTGTTTTACTTCTAAAATTTTTAAATAATCTAATGGCACTCCTTCTTCTCCGTTTCTATTTCTTATTTTCATACGTTGATGACACATTTCAGCATCAGTTTTTATATAAACTATTCCTGAAATTGTTATACTTAATAACTCTCTAAGTTTACGATGCCATTCATTATATACTTTCCATTCAATTTCTGAAATATCTTTTGATTCATATAATGCTAACGCAAATACATACAAATCTGTAAAATGAGAACGTTCACATATAATAATAGCACCTGGATTATTTTTTACAGTCTCTAACATATGATTTATACGACTAAATAAAACATAACTTTGAAATATATAACTATACTTTGTTTTATCCTTATAAAATAAAGATAAAATATCAATATTATTTTCATCTTTCATTTGAGCCCATTCTTGTACCTGTTCATAAATTACAACGTGTTTTTTATCAAATTTACAAAATTGATTAATATCTCTTAAAATAGTAGTTTTACCAGAACCAATATTACCTTCAATAGTGAAAATCATTTTTTATACTTTTTAATAATTATATTTTAGAAAAATCATTTTAAATTTAAATTCATAAATAAATTACATACATATTTTGTTGTAAAAAATATAATTATAAATTAAAATTATTATTAAAATATTCTAATGAATTTTTTATAGCTTGATCCATATTAAAATATTTATAATTTGCTAATCTTCCTAAAAAATGAATATTTTTATTTTTCATTTCATCTTCTGCTAACATTTTATATTTATTATATAATGTTAAATTTTTCTGATTTAATACAGGATAATATGGGTCGCCTTTATCTGTAGAAATTTCTTTTACAATTGTAGTATGAGCAGATTTTTGATTTAAAAAATGTTTATATTCTACTATTCTAGTATAATCTATATCAATTGACGGATAATTTATAACAGAATTACTTTGATAATAATTAGTATTTTTATATCTTTCTATAATAAAATTAATACTACGATATTCTAATTTTTCCATATTTTTATCGTTAAAATAAAAATCTATAGGTCCTGTATATATCACTATCTTTTTTTCTGATATATTATTTTTAATTGTTTCAAAATCTATATTAAAAACAATGTCAATATTTTTATTATCAATTAATTGGTTAAAAAAATTAGTATATCCTTTTTCTGGAAGTACTTGATATCTATCGTTAAAATATCTTGTATCAAAATTATTTCTTAATGGAATTCTTGATAATACTTCTTCGTTTAATTCATTTGGATACTTATTCCATTGCTTATATGTATAATATTTAAATATCTTTTCATATATTTGTTCACCAAATCTTGATTTTACAGATTCTTCTCCATTTGTTATCTTATCATATCTTATTTTATTTTGTTCTAACCATTCATCCATTTCTTTCTCATTTTTTATATGTAAATTAAACATCATATTAATAGACGTTATATTTATCGGAAGTGGAATTATTTTATTATCTACTATACATTTTACTTCATGTTCCCATCTTACCCATTTTGAAAATTTATTTATATATTCCCATACTTCTTCATCATTTGTATGAAATAAATGTGCTCCATATTTATTAATTAATATTCCGTTTTCATCTATATAATCATAGCAATTTCCTCCTATATGTTCTCTTTTTTCTATTATTAATACTTTTTTATTTTTTATATTTGCAAATCTTTCTGCCATAACACATCCCGACAACCCTGCTCCTACTATTATCACATCATATTTATTTATTTCAATCATATTATCTTTGATATATTTTTTTTACCCTTTAAATAAATTGATTTTTTATTATATTTATTAATTTTTTACAAAAATGTTTAAAACTATTATTACTATACTATTATTATCATCTGTTTTAGGATTAAATCCTAAAGATAGCGAATATATGACTGTAGATGAAATATATAAAAATATTTTATCCGAACAAGAATGCGAAATAAATAGCTTAGGAGTTGTAGAATGCGGATTAAAAGAATTTATAACATCTCAAAAATTTAATGATATTTTAGATAATATAGACGATATGGTTAATAATATTAGCAAATTTGACGAAATATTAAATAGTAAATCAGAATCAAAATTCACTATTAACGGCGTAAATATATATGATACTTTAAAAAATAAAGAATATTTTGATGAATTACTTACAAAAATTTTAATCAGTGGACACGTCCATTTCAATATTAATTTAGAAATCCATTAATTTTATTAAAGTTAACTTAATAAAATTAATTAAAATATCTTGCTACACTATACCCATATATCATTCCTCCTATAACTTGATATATATTATGACATTTTTTATTTATTCTTGCAAATGCCACTAACAAAATATATAAAATACCTAAATCTAATCCTTTATTATAATATAAATATAAAGACGTTATAATATAAGTTGACACTGCCATATGACCTGATGGAAATCCTGGCTCACCTCCAGCTTTTCCTCCATTATTTAAAAAATCACAATTAAATGCACCTTGAGGACGATATAAAAAATCTATATTAGGAAATTGTTTTACGATAATATGTTTTAATGGATTTACTGAAGTAGTAACTAATATACCAATTCCAAATATTTTTAACATTCTTATATCTTTATTACAAAAATATATTAACAAAGGAATTAAAAACATAAAATTAACACTAAATGAAATAATATTATCCATTTTTATTATTAATAAAATAATAAAAATTATTTTATGAAATGCCAAGAAATTCTCTTCCAATCTTAGAACCAATAAACATAAAAAATAATCCTATTAAAGATATAGTACAATGTATTGGCATTTCTTTAAAAAGTAAAATATGAGAAACAAGTAATATAAAAACTCCTATCCAAAACATATATGTAAATTTATCCATTTATTTTAAATATAAGAAAATATTTTTTATTATTTTTTAACACACTGTTGATAATCTTGTTCTAATTTTGGTGTTATGTTATTATTTTGTAATCCTGTTTTATATGTATCAATAACTTTATCACAATTATTATGTTGAACTTCTATTGTTCTTGGACCAAAAATACTACCAGTAAGTCTATCTGCTAAAGATGCACCCAAACCTATTCCAAAACCATCTTTTATAGAACTTAATATAGAAGGAGAAGATGGACTTGATGTAGGAGTATTTGGATTTGACATTGCATAGTTACGATAATCTACAGGCATAGAGTGAACTGCAGATGATAAATTTCTTACAGGATAGTTTGAATATTTATTTTTAGAGTGTTTATTAGGCGACATTTTATATATTTAATAATATATATTTTTAAATAATTTAAAAAAAATATATTTTATATATAATATATAAGTATGTTAAACATCTACAATAAGCCTTTAAAACCTGTTATTATAGACAATACAGAATATTTTTGTTCTCCTGATGATAATGACATTGGAACAAACATTATTTGTGTTCAAATTACAACTGAATTATTAGAATTTTGTAAACAAAGAAATATTACATTATATTTACCACAAAAAAGAAGAAATAGCATAATTACATTAACTCCCAATTTAACTGAAGGTATGTTATTTCCATTTTGCGTATTACGTTGGAGAGAATTTCAAATTTTAGGTAAAGCTCCAAAAATAGATTTAGAAAGAACTCATAAAAAAACTTTACAATTTATTAAATTAGAGGTTTTAGAAGAATATAAAATTTAATTTTTTAATATTATATTTATTATTTTTAAATGTGTCCTAAGCTATTAATTATAATATTATTTATGATTGGTTTATTTTATCAATCATCTTCTACTGAATACTTTACTGAAGATAAACGTTTAATTTATAATGACAATCCTACAAGATTTATTAATCCTTCTTATGGCATTGCATTAGATGTTCTTCAAACTGGAGAAAGTGGATGCGGAACTATTGATTGGACTACTGCAACTCCTGAACAAGTTAGCGCATATGCAACTTGTTTAAATCAAATGAAACGTGTTGCAATCAAACAACTTACAGGAAACGTAGGAGCTTCTCCTAACTGATAAAAATATTATTTATTTAATAAATAATATTTTAATTAAAAAGTGTCATGTGGGTCAGGTGTTTGTCTTCTTTTAAACATACGAATAAAGTTAGATGGGAAATTATAAAGATTTCCTAAAATATCTTTAATACTCTTTCCATTATAAGTGTTAAGGTCAAAAGTATCAGGAGTTGAACAAGAAATACGAGTATTTGGTCTATCTCCAATTTCTCTACATCTTACTAAAGGTGCAAGTTTTCCATCAGCTTCTGGGAAAATATTATAAAAACCTCTTGGAACATCACCATAACCTGCGTCAATATCTTCGTGAACAGCAACAGATGGTGGATATACCCATTGAAACAAAGCACTTGTTAATTCGTCTGATGTATATACTGGATTTGCACGATTTGAAGAAGTAGAAATAATAATTCTAGCTTGTTCAAGTCTATCTTGACAACAATCTGGTCTATTGTAAACAACAATTCTTGATATTTCATATTCTTTTCCTAAATCTATTTCAAAAAACTCATTAGTTCCTTGCTTAGTATGAGATATACCTCCATAAGAATCTTTATCAACAACAAAAATTGGATTATCTCCATCACTATACTTAGTTGTTTGAGTTGTTGGCTTTCCTCTTGAAATTAAATTGTTGTATTGGTCAAATACTTCAATAGAAGCAACGTGTAAATAATTTGGAGAACTTCTATTAATATATCCTACACTAACGTATCTTCCTTTTGAAAATGGAGAAGGACCTAGTGTTCCTTTACCATATAATGCATATTTTTGATTATTATTATTAGCATCACAATCCCATAAATGAAATGTTTCTCCTTTGCCTGCATCATCATCTAAACATAAATTAGACTTAGTAGCAGATTTAATTAATTTTTTATCAGAATCATATTCAAATTTTTGATTTTGATTATTAGCATCACAATTCCATAAATGAAATTTTGTTGATCCCCTTGTAGCACCACCTCCGTCGTCTACACATAATCCAGGAGTATTAACTGACTTAATTTGTTTTGTAGAAGAATCATAAGTAAATAGTTGATTTTTTCTATTTTCATCACACTTTTTCATTGTCATCTTAAATTGTCCTGCTGTAGTTGCACCTCCATCATCTATACACATATCTCCTCTCTTACTAATATTTTTTATTAAAAATGGTCCTTGATTAGGAAACTGAGTATATCTTAACACATTTGGATAATAATGATTATTAATTGATAAAAATTTAGCTGGAACAACTGTAAAACTAATAATAGACACATTACCTACACTCGCATTTCCAATTTCTTTCCAACCATCTCCTTCATATTTTGTTGCACTTGCCAATAAACTTCCAGTAACTATTATATTAAAGTTAGTAGAAACTAATTTACCATTCTTATCAATACCAATTATTTTAGTATTACTCATTGGAACTAATTTAACTACACCATCTAATGTTGGAACTCTAATCCAATCTCCTCCTCTTAAATTTTGTCTAATAAATGTAACAAATCCATTGTTTTCTTTCAAAGGTTTAATTGCAGGTATACCTTTAGGTGCGTTAGAAGTGATTCCGGTACAAAAGATTTGTCCAGTAGGAAGTTGAGAAATAACTCTAGGTGCTTCAAAACCAATACCAGTCCAAGCTTCTTCTGCATTACTATTAAATCCATCTTTTATAAATAAATTATAATTTGTTCCAATCCCTAATAATTTATTATTGTTTAAAGCACAAATTGCAATCAAACTTCCATTAGAACCACCTCCCATTTGATACCAAGGAGCCACAGTATTATCTGCAATTCTATCTTTCATATATATTTCTCCATTTGACGCACTTGCTAAAATTCTTCCGTCTTTTGCAATGGTAATATCAATTAACTTTAAATTTGTTGTACCGCCAGCTCCTAATACACTTACTGCTTGTTGTTGTGGTAAAGCGCTATTTGGTATCATAACCCAATCACTAGGTGATAATTGTGAAGTAATATATAAATTACCATCATCTCCGATACCAAGTAATTGATCACCGCAAGATTCATAGTCTTGTATATCATCACAAGACTTTCCTCCATACATAGGTTGTGTTAAAATATTTGTTCCGCGAGTTCTTGAAAATCTACCTTTATCATCAAACTTACATTTACTCCATTCTTGTCTTTCAGTTACACAATCTACAGATTTACAAACTTCTGACATTTCTAAATCACTTGGACATGCAACACCTCCTCCAGATGGCTGAGTTAAAATTGACCTAGTCTTCTTTTTCTTCCAAGCATCTCCCACTTTTTCACATTGACTAAACTCTCCCCATTCACTTACTTTACAATCTATTTTCTTTGCAGTTTCAACTGCTTGTTCGGTCTTTTTTTCTTCAACTTTTGCAGAAGCTTCTTTCACTTCTTCTGCTTTCTTTGCTACTTCTACAGCTTTTTCTTCAGTTGGATTTGCTGCCAATTCTTCATTAGCAGCTTGCAAATCTGCTGTCTTTTCTTCTAATTCAGTTTCTGCTTCAGCTACATCTTTAGCTAATTCAGTATCTACTTCAACTTCAGATTTTGGTTTTGTCATTACAATGCCTACTACGACAAGTAATATTAAAACAACCACTATTATAACAATTGTTGTAGTTTCCATATTTTTAATAATTAAAAAGATTAATTTTTTAATTATTTTTTTTATATTTAATATTTTCTTCTCAAATGTTTTATTCTCATTTCCATTGTTAATCTTGATGGTCCTTCTGTCTTTGCTGCATTTTTAATTGATTCAATATCTCCTTTTAATTCTTCTATCTTTAATAATAATTTAGAACGTTCTCCACAGCAATCTTTTAATTTCTTAAGCTTATCTTCTGCTTCAGTTAATTTTTCTCCTATATTTTTACAACCTTTTTGTCTTTCTTTTGATAACTCTAACAACTTTTCACTTGTTACTTTTTCATCTGCTAATTCTTGTTGTAATCTCTTTGATTTAGCTCTTTCTGTTTCAATTGTCTTTAAATTTATATCAACTATTGATTTAAACTTTTTCATATCTTTTTCATGTTGTGCTACTATTTCATCTTTCTTTTGTAATTCAATATTTAATTTTTCAAAATCATATACTTCTTTATTAGCTGATGTAACATTAAGTTCTTTCAAAGCTTCGACTTCTCTCATTAATTCTTCTATTCTAATATCTTTTTCTTTATTTTGATTAACATATGTTTCTAATTTATCTTTTTGTTCTTGTATAACAGTCTTTAGTAAATCGTTTTCTTTTAATTCTTTTTGAATATCTTTATCTCTATTATCGAGTTTTTCAGTCAAAGTAGAAACTGTTAAATCTAACTCTTCAATTTGTTTAATACTCTTTGTTAAATCATCTTCTGTTTTATTTCTTTTCTTTTGTTCTTCGTTTAATTTAGCTAATGATTCTTCAAATGTTTTATTAATTTCTTTATTTTCTTTTTGTAAATTTATTACTTTTTGTTGTATTTCAAGTTTACTATCATTACTCTTTTTAAGTTGAGCTGTTGATTGGTCGTATAACTGTGCTAATTCTTCACTAAGTTTTTTCTTTTCTTCTTGTATTTTCTTTTTTTGCTTTACTTCTTCCTCATAATTATCTTCTATATTTGATAAAACTGTTTTAACAGAAGTTAGTTCATTATCTCTCTTTTTTAATAATTCAGTACTTTCATCTACAAACGATTGTAATTTATCAACTTTTAATAATAATTGAGGACGATCCGAACAAACATCTTCTAACTCTTTTAAAGTTTTATTTGTATTTTCAAGCTGTTTTTGTATGTCATTTACTTGTTTTGTTAAAACTAATTCATTTTCTTCTTTTGTTTTTAAATTTAAACTTCCAGAGGTTAACATTTCTTCTAATTCAGAAATCTTTTTCATTAGAGTAGGACGATCAGAACATTCATCTTCTAACTTCTTAAACTTACCCATCCAATCTTCAATTAATTCTTTTACTCGTTGTAATTCCAAATCTTTTTGAAGAAGTTCATCTTTTTCTTCTTTTAATTTATTTAATAATTCAGTTTCTCTTTCATTATTATTTTTTAATTCAACTTTTAATTCTTCTAAAATTCTAGCAGCTTCTTTTCCAGTAATTACTTCTTTTTGAAGTTCAGATATTTCATTAGACATTGAACTATTGTCTCTTTGTAATTTTTCAATATCTGTTCTTAAATTTTGTAACAAAATTTGATTATCTTCTAATGCTAATAATGTTTTATTATATTTTTCTTCAGAAACTTTTAATTGTTCTAAAGTTCGTTTTACTTCAGTATCATAATCTATTATTTGTGCTTGTAATAATGCTTCTTTATCTTGGAATAAAGCTCGTTGTTCATTTAATCCTTTTGTTAACATAATAATAGATTGTTGTAAAGCAGGTCTATCGCTACAAGTCTTTGTTAAATCATCTAATTGACTTTTAATAGAAGCTTTTAATTCTTTTTCTTCAGCATTCATTTCTTTTAAAATTCTTAATTCATCTTTTGAACGTTCTACTAAATCAGTTAAATCATTAATATTAATAATATTTTCATCAATACGTTTGTTAAGCTGTTCTTTTTCTTTATTTAATTCTGTAAGTTTTATTTTATGTACATTAATTTCTTTATTTAATTCATCTGTTGCTTGTTTAAAACTATCTTCAACTTTTTGTTTAAATTCTCTTGATAAACATATTTTATTTAATACTTCAATAGAATCTGAAGCATCAGTTAACTTATCGTATAATTCGTCATATTTTTGTTTTGTAGATAAAAAACGAGATTCACACTCATCAACCTTTTTCATTACTTCTCTTACAGATCTTGTTGAACGGTCATAAACGCTTTGACATTCGCTAATAATCATACCTTTCTTTGTTTGAAGTTGTAAAGCTTTTTTAGCACTGATACGTTTACCTTTAAAATAAAACATATCAATGTTATCTTTAGATTTTGTGCAAGATATCATCTTATTTAATTTTTAAATAAGATAAAATTTAAATTTTAATTACTTACTTCGCAATAAATTATATCAATTTTATTTTTTACTTCTATCATATCAAAACCACCTTCTCTTGTTTTCTTTGGTTTATAATAAATATATTCTTTTGTATATGGAACTATATTAATTGTTTTAAAAGTTGTTTCTGGTGGTAATAATATTTCGCTTTCACTTACAACAAATGAAAAATCTCCTATATAAATGCATTTTGTTCCTTTTTTTATTAAAATATGTTTCATACAACATCTATCATTATCCATAAACTCGCGAGCTTTTGTATACGATAATGATGTTGAAATAAAATCTACTGATAACTTTTCACCTTCGCTTTTTGGAATAAATGCTGATTTAATTCCTCTAAATGCATGAATATCTTCTCTAAGAGGTGGTGCATTTCTAATTAAAGTATTTAATTTATTTGTATAATATTCTACAGCTTTTTCTATAAATTCATCTGTGTAAAATGCTTCTAAACGACATATAGACATATAAGAATCAATATTAAATGGTTCAGTTTTAATAATATTTAAATCTTCCATAACTTCGTTTTCTAATTCTTGTTCTGTATAAAATTGTCTAAGATTATCAGATTCTAGTGTAAAGTCTATATTATTTTCTTCATCATCTTTAAATCGGTCAAACCACGCTGGTGAATATTTTGCATTTTTTGTATCTAATGAAAATTTTAATATATTATTATAATTTTTTGTATTTCTAATCAATTCATAAAAAGCCGGTGCTAAAGGCATAAAATCTTCTTCATCATTGTCATCGATAAAAAGGCTTCTCATTTTATTAACATTAAATTTTCCACGAGCCCAAGCATTAGCTATTCTATCTCCATGATAGGTATAAGATAACAAATATAACTTATCAATATACGATAAATCTTGAATGTAAATTTTTTGATCGTGAAACCAAGATAATAATACATTATATTCTTCTTTTGTACTACCAGAATATAAAATTCGTCCTTTATTTACTTGTCCAATATAATCTTCGTCTCCTAAATTTAAAATAAAGGGTTTTGTATTTTCTGTCATTTTATCAACATGAATTGCTACATATGGAATTTGAATTCCTACTGTATGTAATTTATATTCCATTTTATTAATTTATAAATATTTTTTAATTTAAATTAAAAAATATTTTTAATATACGTGTTGATAAACACGATCATCTGGTAATTCTATTACAAATGTTCTCTTAAACCATTTACCAAATACATAATTTAAATCTAAAATCATACTGATAATATGAACTGCTAAATTTATTGATATCCAGTTATTATAACCATTAATATTTAAATATGCATATGTAAATATATTTGAAACTAGAGTGTAATAAAAAAATATATATGTTTCATTATTTTTAAACCATTTTTTTCCAAGTTCTTGACCCAGATAATACGTAAAAAATAAAAATAAACTAAAAAAATATTGTAAAAAAATTGACGCTAGGTCGGGACTAAAAGATTTTAAATATAATAAGTGAAACAATAATACAGTTTTTGCAGTTAATCCAAGCATATTAATTATTATAAATATATAATAATTAATCTTTAAGCTACTTTGACATTTCAAGTTGTTCTAAAAGTTGTTTTAATTTATATTCATCACAACCTGACAATCTTCCTAATTCTTCCATCTCATTATCTTTGGTTCTTTGTAAAATAACAAAAGTTGGCATTGCAGAAATTCTAAATTGTTCTGCCATTTCTCTATGTTCGTCTACATCAATCTTAAAAAAAGTAATATTTGGATATTCTGATTCAAAATTCTTAAAATGTGGAGCAATTCTCTTACAAGGTCCGCACCAAGATGCAGTAAAATCAATAATAGCTTTTGATGAATCTAATAAATCTTCTGGAGAAGTTTTCATTTTTATATTCATATGTTAAAGCTTTAATCTTATTTTAAAAAATGTTTATTTATTTTTGTCCTATTTTATTATGGTTTTTTAATCTTGAATTAAACCCAGGAATAAGAGGTATTTGGATTAGACCTGATTCAAATGGAAATAAAAGAATTGTATTAACAAATATTATTAGACTATTAATTGAACCATTAAAAAATATACGTATGTGGAAAATTAAATTATGGGACATAAATATATTTATATTTTATTTTTGTTGTTTTTTATTTTATATGTTTTTTGAACATTCTTATAATTTAATTAAACCTAATAACCTTACTGAATGGAATAAATTTTACATGAAGATTATGCATTTATGATATAAAGAAATATTGAAATATATAAAATAATGAATTTTAAAGTAAACGTTATTTCTGACAAATATGAAAATATTTTAGAAGATAATATCAACCAACTTTTACAAGATGAAACATCTACTTTTAGTTTAGAGTCATTGTCACATTTATGTGATTTTTTAGATCAAAAATTTTGTTCGATAGAAGAAAAATGTGCATCAAATGTTGAAAGTATACCTGAAGCATTTAATAAGTTACAACAATTAAAGATAAGAAGATTTAAAAACGCGCAGATAGCAGATTCATTTGTTGATACATCTGTAAATAGATTGATAGTATTATCAGTACAAACTAAGAATTCAATAACTAAATTTGACTATCACTTTCTCAGATTTTAAGAATATTAATTAATAAAGATATTTAAGAATGTAATAAACAAATAAATAAAAATGGCAAAAATTTGTTTTATTACAGCTGTATTTGGAAATTATGAACTATCTTGTAAAAAATTTGTTAAACAGACAATAGATACTGATTTTATTTGTTTTACAGATAATAAAAATATTATAAGTAACGGATGGATAATTGATAATACACCATATTTTATTATAAATAAAAGTAAATTAGATGATGGATATAATATAAATTCTATATATAATAATAGACATACTTTTAATATTTCAAAATATTATAAACAAGCTTTTCAAAATATTCCTAGATTAAAACAATATGATGTAATAGTATGGTTAGACGGAACTGTAGAAATTATATATGATAAAGTAAGTGAATATATTTTAGAGAATATTTATAAACATAAAATAATAGGATGGAATCATGAATGGAGAAATGGAATATTAAAAGAAGAAGTAAATGGGTCTTTGTTTTATAAATATACTTCAACTTATTGGAATAGACAAAAACAACCAGTTCAAGATGTTATAAAACAATATGAAACATATGTAAAAGATGGTTATAATGATGAATTTTTTAAACCTTATCAAACCGATAATCCTAATATAGGAGTATGGTTAACTTGTTTTGTTGCATTTCTTAATAATGACGAAGAAGTAACAAAATTCTTAGATCTTTGGTATTTACAAACATTAAATCATACAACACAAGATCAAATTGGATTTTCATATGTTTGTCAAAAATTAAATTTTATACCATATACATTACCTAATAATGAAGTATCTGGAGAAAAACCTCATACACAAACGTTATTTTATATAAAACGAGAACATGGACAATAAGTAAATTTAAAATGATTTTTTATGATTAATTAAAAAAATAATCATAAAAATGGATATTTATACTGCAATTCAAAATGACGATGCTATGTCTGTTAAAAGACATTGTGAAAAATTTAAAAATGAATCATTAAGAGACTCAACTCATATCTATTATAATTTATATACTATGTTAGTTAATTTTAAAGCTTATAATAGTATTCAAGAATTATTAAATAATAATGTTATGTTTTTTCGTCATAACAGAGGTAAATATCATTATAATTATTGTGACAAACTTTTTGATTATGCCTTAAATCTAGGAGATAGTCGTATTATTAACATGATTAATGAAAAAAGAAAAGAGTTAGATATAAATAAAGTTGTTAAAGATAAACCATATCGTAAAACAGAAAATATTGTCAATAAAGAATCTAACCCATATTTTGTTGAAAAGAAACCCGAAGTAGTTGTTGAAAAAAAAGAAGTTATTGAAAAGAAACCTGAACTAGTTATTGAAAAAAAAGAAGTTATTGAAAAGAAACCTGAACTAGTTATTGAAAAAAAAGAAGTTATTGAAAAGAAACCTCAAGTAGTTATTGAAAAAGAAGAAAAAGTTATTGAAAAGAAACCTCAAGTAGTTGTTGTAAAAAAACTTGAATTTGGAACTACAGTAAGAGACAAAATTTTTGAAAATTTACAATCGTCAAAACTACCAACGCATATATATGACAATGTAAAAAGTAAATTAAACAGTTTAAGTATACTTGATAAATATAACGAAGAATGGTTCAATAAATTCTTTAAAATACCCTTTGGAAAATATGCTAATCTACCTTTTACAAACGAGTCAAATATTTCTGATATTAAAAATTATATATCAAACTCAAAAACACAATTAGATAATATATCATATGGTATGGAAAATGTAAAAGAAGAAATTATTGATATTATTTGTCAATTGATTCGATCGTCAGATTCAAATATTAAAGTTATTGGTTTATGTGGAAGTCCTGGTGTTGGTAAAACTAATTTTATTAAGAATGGATTGTCAAAGATATTACAAAGACCATTTCAACATATTTGTATGGGTGGTGTTACTGATTCGGCTTATTTAATAGGTCACGAGATGTCATATACTAATTCAAACTATGGTATTATTGCAAATAGTTTAATGAATTCAAAAGTAATGAATCCGATTATTTTCATGGATGAATTAGATAAAGTTTCAAAAACAGATAAAGGAATAGATATTGAAAATGTTTTAATACATTTAACAGACCCAGTTCAAAATATGAGTTTTATGGATAAATATTTTCAAGGAATTGAAATAGATATGAGTAAAGTTATGTTTATATTTTCGTTTAACGATGAAAATAAAATTAGCCCTATTCTTAGAGATAGAATGCATATAGTATATGTAAAAGATCCAACAGATAATGATAAGATAGAGATAGCAAAACAATTTTTAATGCCATCTTTATTAAAAAATATAAACTTAGAAAACGTAAAAGAAATAGATAAAAAAGTTATTAGAAAGATAATTACAGAATATTGTAAAGAAGAAAAGGGAGTAAGAGAATTAAAAAGATGTTTAGAAAAAATATTATTAAAAATTAATACGTCATTGTATTCAGAAAAAAGTAAGTATAAATCATTAGAAAATATTGATATAAATAATATAAAGTTAACAGAAAAGATGATAGAAGAAATTTTAGAAAGACCAGATAAGTTTGAGAGTCATAATTCAATGTATCTTTAAAAAAAGTTAATAAATATTTAATAAATTTTATTAAATATTTAGTTTTTTAATAGATATCTATTAAAAAACTAAATATCTATTGAAAAAATAGATATTTTTATTTTTATAGTTAAGACAAAGGTTAAAAAAAATTATCAGATTTAGTCTTTTAATAGATATCTATTAAAAAACTAAATGAGTATTAATAGTAAAAATTTAAAGGTTTAAAAGTTTTTTATAAAAATTTGTTCTACACACACATTTTTTTTGATTTTAAAAAGTATTTTTATGAAAAAATCATCAATAAATAACTTTCAAACTAAGAATAAAAATATTAATTTGTTTCGGTTTAGTAAAAAACTAAATCAGTTTAGTAAAAAACTAAATGTATATTTTTAAGGGTGATTTGAAGAATTGTTTTTATCGTTTTTCATTTAGTAAATTACTAAAATATTTAGTATTTTAATAAATATTTAGTTTAAAACTATATATTATTAATAATAATGTTTGAATGCGATTTCTGTAATAAAAAATATTCAAGTATATCAAGTCTTAACTTTCATAAAAAGACGACTAAGAAATGCATAGAGATTCAAAAAAAATTAAATATAGAAACAAGTTCAGCAAAATTTAATTGTAAATTCTGTAATAAAGAATTTTTATTAAAACAATCATTAGAAAGTCATGAACATAGTTGTAATCAAAAAGATAATGAAAATAATTATGTCAAAATATTACAAGAAAACGATTATTTAAAAAAAGAACTTGAAAGAATGAAAGAAGAAAATAAAAAACTATTAGAAACTTCTAAAAATACTACTACCAATAACACTACTAACAATATAACTAATAATAACTATAACATTAAATTTAGCGTTGAATTTGATAAAATGCCTCAGTTTATTAAAGAAAATGTTAAAGAATCTCTTCTCGCTAACATTGATATTAACTCTATAAAAGGAGGCGAACAACAATATATTAACGACTTTGTAGATGGTATTAAAAAATTTGTTATTGTAAAAGATATTGCTAGAGGAAAATTAATTACAAAAGATGAAGAAGGAAACGAATGTAAAACTACATCTAATAAAGTAGTTCAAAAATCTTTGAACTTTATAAAAGATGAACAAGAAACACTTATAGAACAAGTTCAACAAGATATGCCTGAGTTTGACGGAACAAACGTTAAAGAAAACGGTAGAATAAATGGTATGGTAAACACTATAAAACAAGTACATAGAGATATAGAAAAAGATAAGATAAATGATTTTGTAAATACAATAGCAAATAAACTTACAAAAGAAGGTATATTAATATCTTAAAAATAAATTGAAATATTAATTAAAAAATATTTAATTAATATCTTGAAATGTCTTATTTATTACAATTTGATGGAGGAGCTGTACCTAACCCTGGGAAAGCTGCTGGTGCAGCCGTTTTATTTTTTAATGGAGAATTAATACATGAACGTGCTAAATATTTAGAACATGCTACTAATAACGAAGCTGAATATACAGGATTAATAGTCGGTTTAGAATTATGTTTAGAATTAAATATAAAAAATTTAAAAATAACCGGTGACTCAATGCTAATCATTAATCAAATGAATGGAAAATGGAAATGTAGTAAAGAACATTTAAGACCTTATTACGACCATTGTTTAAAATTGTTATCACAACTTAATAGTGTATCTGTAAGTCATGTATTAAGAGAATTTAATAAAAATGCTGATGCTTTATCAGATCGTTGTATAAGTTTACAAGAAGATATCGATCAATTTTATTTATAAAATATTTTTTTTATTTTATATTAATTAAAATGGCAATTGACTTAAACATTATTGTTCCTGTAATCTTATTTATCTTGTTATCACCAGGTCTTCTTTTAAATATTCCTCCAGTTGATAATCAATGGTTAATGAGTGGTAAAACTAGCATTCCATCTATAATCGTCCATGCAATTGTACTTGGTATAGTTTATTTCTTACTTAGAAAATATTTCCCACAATACTATTAAAAATAATTATAAATAATAACTTTTATAATTATTTATTTTTTAATGATATAATTAACTGTTGGAAAACAAGATAAATCTTTTCCACCTCCATATGAAATAGAACTTTGCAAACATTCTTGTAAATATTTATAATAATCTAAAATTGATTGATTTTTATATGGTACTTTCATAACCTTTCCTTCTACATGTTTGTTATGTCCTTTATTTAAAGCGGATGCACTTCCAAAAAATTGTTTATATAAATTTTCAGGATAGAGTGTACTTGCTTTCCATTTAGTAATTGGAATACTAGTATTATCAACGTCCATATAAATATCTCCAGGAGAATCAAAAAATCCACTTAACATACCTCCAATCATAACCATCTTTGCTCCTAATACAAGACTTTTTGTAATATCTGCAGGTTCAGTTATTCCTCCATCTGCTATAATTGGCACTTTAAATTCTTCCCAAGCAACGGTAGCACAATCATGAACGGTAGAAGCTTGACAACCTCTACTTCCAAAACCAGTTGATGGATATGTTGTACATGCTGATCCGTTGCCAATACCAGCCTTAATACAATTAGCACCCCAATTAATTAAATCTCTAGTAGCATCTATAGTAGAGACATTACCAGCAATAATAAAAGAAGAGGGAAATTGTCTTTTTAAAAATTCTAACATAAGTTTCATTTTAATGCAGTGACCGTGTGCAATATCAACAGTGATATAATCAACATCTAATTTTTCTTTAATAATTTTATAAAGAAGTTCATAAGAATCTTGATTTACACCGATAGAAATAGAAGTAAAAAGTTTTTTTTTATTCATAGTTTTAATGAAAGATATAACGTCTACATCAAACCGATGAAGAATATAAAAATATTCTTCTCTTGCTAATTTTTCTGCTAATACTTCGTTAATACAAGCTCTCATATTTGCAGGAATAATTGGAAGTTTAAAATTTCTATTACCAAATGTAATAGAAGTATCGCAATCGCTTCTTGAAGTGACTTCAGAATATTTAGGAACTAGATTAATATCTTTATAATCAAAGTGAGGTACAACTTGTTCTTCAAACATTTTATATATTTTAAAATGAGTTTAAACTTTAAACTATAAATAGTATATATATATAAATGTCTGAAGACCAAATTTTTAACGATTTTTGCCTATTACACAATGGAATATATTTTGGAAAATTTCCAGATAAAAATATTTTTAAAGAATTAGAGAAAACTAATGTTAATTGTATTATAAATCTTACTAATAAAGATATTGATTATGATTTTTCAGGAAGAATTATTTCATTTCCTTTAGAAGAAAAAATAGTTCCTAACGAAGAAGAAGTTATAGAGTTTATTAAAGATATAACAGTGTTATTTTTGAGAGATGATTTTAAATTTTATATATGCGATGATAGAGGGACTTATAGGGCACAATTTATAGCAGGATTAATTTATGGATTTTTTGATAATCATAATTATGAAGTAGTAATAAATTTATTAAAAGAAAGATATGAAATGATTAACAATAGATCTTCAGAAGAAGTGTTATCAAATAAAAAATATGAAGTGTTATTTAAGAAGTTATTAAAGCCATATAATTTTTATAATTCAAGTTTCTTTTTTAGTAACTTTAGTAAACATCTTGTTAATTCAAGTTATTTTAATTTAGTTTTTAATAATTCGGAGGCTCTATTTCAGGCATATAAAAATCCAACTGATAAAAAATATATAGAAAAGATGGTAAAGGTAAAGACTCCGCAAACTGCAAAGAAATATGGTAGAGAAGTAAAGTTAAGAGAAGATTGGAAAGAAAAAGTAGATGGATTTTTTGAAAGAAGATTTCATTGTATGGTAGATACATTGGTAGATAAGATAAATACAAATACATTAGAATGGGATATTGTTAAACAAGAGGTAGGACTGAGACCATTATACGAATATACAGATAAAGATTTATTATGGGGTAGTGGTAAAGATTATAGTGGAGAAAATTGGTTAGGAAGAGCATGGAAGATAGCATATATAAAAAGTATGTTTTAAAGTTAAGTAAAAAATTTTTTAATTTATAAGTAAATTAAAGAATTAATAATAAATATATAAAAATGGAATATTCACCAACTGATTATACAAATTTATGTGCAATTACAACTTATTATAAAAGTAATAAAGGTAAAGATGTAAATAATTATTCTCCTTTATATAATAATATTTTAGAAGCATATAGACAGCATGAAATCAGAATATTAGAATTTGATACTTCTGTAGAAACTGAAAATGTTAAACCAGGAGGTTCTTTACAATCTTGGTCTTTATTTTTAGAAAAGGCAACTATTTTAGGGTTGTATCAAGATGAAAGAGCAAAGTTTGAAAATGAAAAGGTAAGGTCATTTGTATGTGAAAATATTACTGAAGCAGATATTATGAAGTTATGGGAAATTCCTGAATTAGAGGCAGATTTTGATATTATTGTAGATAATGGTATTGAAAATTTTAGAGATAAGGCAATCTTTTTTAAGAGAGCTTTACCAAAGCTTAACGTCCAAGGATTTTATTTTATGGAAAATTTAAAGTTAGATGATATGAATGCAATTGAGTTACAAATCTCAGATTGGAAAGAATATTTTCCAGGTTGTGAATACTTTTTAGAGGTTGTAGAAAACCCATTAAATGGTAATAAAAGTCCAGTATTGATAGTTCAGAAATTATCTGAATAAAGAATGAGAAGAGTTTTCAAAAATGATAAAAAAGTGTGAAAAAGTGTCATATTTAGAAACGATTATGACATTTTTTGATTTAAAAATACGTTAAAATTAGAAAAACGACCACTTTATTGAAGGTCAGATTTCATTCCAAAATAAGATGACAATCTATATCTGATGTCAAGGCTAAAGTATAAAGATATTTTTTATGACAAAACTAGTGTATTAATTATTATAATAATATAGTTTATATCTAAATATTTTTTTATAATTACTATAAAAAATAGTAATTATATATTTTATTCTAATTTATATATTTCTTTTATAATGTTTATATGTTCTTCTGTAACGTTAAAATTATTTGTATATAATTCTTTTAACAAATTATAAGCTTTTAAATTTCTTTGAGTTATATCTGTTACGCGTTTTTTTAAAACTTCTCTATTATTTTTATATTGTTCTTTCATATAAAGTCTATTATATTCTTTTTTTCGTTCTTTTTGTACTTCTTTTTGTAGTTCTTTTAATTGTTTAACTTTTTCTGTTAATTCTTTATATTTATCATGGGTAAACACTGTTACATCTTCTTCTTTAATTTTTTCTTCTGTTGTTTTTAATTTATTTAGTTCATTTTTGTTTATTAAAACTAAATCTTCACTCATAGTTATTTATATAGTTTAAAATATTTAAATTAAAAATATAAAGCAAAAAAATATTTATAATAATATTATTATAAATATTAATGACTGAATTATTACAACG